AAAATGTAGAGTTTGTAGTTGCTCACGAAATTCTCCATAATGTATTTGATCATATGGGTCGTAATGAAGGACGTAATCGTAAGGTCTTTAATATTGCCGCAGACTATTGCGTAAATGGTCAGTTGATACGTGACCGTATTGGCGAACAACCTCCTAAGATTCCTATTTTCCACGATGCTGGTCATTATGGTAAAAGCGCCGAGCAGATCTATGATGAACTAATGGAAAAATATGATGAGGAGGAACTGGAAGCATTAGGTAAACTACTCGACGAACACATTGATTGGAATAAGGATAGTGATGGTAAAGGTAGTAGTCGTCCTAAGTATTCTAAGGAAGAATTGAAACAAATCCGTGACGAGGTGCGTGAAGCTGCTATTCAGGCGGCAAATGCGGCGGGTGCGGGTAATACTCCGGCTAGCGTGGCTCGTTTAATCAAAGACTTAACTGAGCCCAAGATCAACTGGCGTCAAATGCTACGTCAGCAGATCCAAAGTTTGATTAAGAATGACTACAGTTTTCAGCGTCCTAATCGTAAGGGTTGGCATATGGGTGCTGTACTTCCTGGTCTTAAGAACGATGAGACTATTGATGTTGCCATCTGTATTGACACTAGCGGTAGTATTACTGACAGTATGGTCAAGGACTTCCTCAGCGAGGTCAAGGGTATTATGGAAGAATACAAAGACTTCAAGATCAAAGTATGGAGTTTTGATACCCAAGTATACAATGAGCAGGACTATGACGGATACAATGACGACATTATGAGTTATGAACCCAAAGGTGGCGGTGGTACTGACTTTGAAGCCAACTGGAGTTATATGAAAGAGAACGATATTAATCCTAAGAAATTGATCATGTTCACTGACGGATATCCTTTTGGTAGTTGGGGTGACGAGTTATACTGTGACACCTTGTTTATTATACACGGTAGTACCAGTATTGTTCCTCCGTTTGGTAGTCATGCTTACTATGAGGAAGAGGCTGCATCATAATGGCTCTAAAGCATGGTAAGCCGAACGCATTAAATTTGTTGGATCTTAGGCGGGTGCGATTTTCGGCCCGCCACTTTCATTATACCATATTAACACGTTTCAATCCTAATAAAAATATCAGCGTTGATTATTGGATTTACCATAATTTAAATGGCAGGTATTATATCGGCCAAAGTATTATATTAGATAATACAAACACACTGTCTTATGTTACCAAAATTGGTTTTGAAGAGGAAAAAGAATTAAGTTTTTTCTTACTTGCGTGTCCAGAATTGTAGTAATTTATCTAAATGAAAGATATATATGTATGTTAAGTTTAAGGAGAAATTATGATTCAAACTAAATCAATTCCAGAAAAAAATCCTACACCTGTTCAACAAGAACAAACTTCCCAAGAAGATTTAAATATTAATGATCTTAATGCTCTACGTCAAATTATAGAAATAACCAATAGTAGAGGTTCCTTCAAAGCAATGGAAATGGAGGCAGTAGGTCGTGTATATAATAAATTGGCTAAATTTCTAGACCAAGCATCATCAAATAAGGGTCAAGAAAATGACTGATCTTAAACATGTAGGAAGATTCGTAGCTAATGGACGTAAATGTCTCGTAGCATATAGAACTCTTCCAGGAGACTCAAGCCATTGCTTAGTTATTCCAACCGAAGTATTAGAAGATAGTTACCATGATGCTTTAATCAATCTAGTAGAATCCAATGCTGCTCAAAATTCAAACGAATTCGCAGAAATATTAGCTAGGAGCAGTTTCCCAGATGGTAGTATTATGTTAGCAAGTTTACATACTCAAGGAAAACTAAGGAAAGTTCCAACCGATGAAATTGAAATGATTCCAAATTTTCAAACTAGAATCAAATTAGACGAACTAAATTATATGATAGCACAGCAATTAGGTGTCTCAGTAAATGATTTGGCACTGACTGATCCTAAAAAAATTCGTAGTGAGCAAGAAATCAATGATATCAGAGAAATTGCTACAGTAAATGAAGTTCCACCTACTAAAGCAGAATTTGATGACAATCTTCCAAAAGAAGAAAGGGCAACTAAATTAAGAGGTCAAGCAGATAAACTTAGTAAAGAGGCAGCAAGATTACGTAGACTAGCAGAAGAGCTTGTTCCAATTAAAAAAAGTAAATGACTCTAAAAAAAAAATTAAACAAATCGGCCATTGATAGTTGGCCAGAAGTTTTTAAAGAAGTTGAATTGAATGTTGTACCTATCCAATATCTTTCTAATGTAAATGTTCTATTTAAAGACAATAAAATTTGGAATATAAAAATAGGTAATCAATTAAAAGATGAAAATTGGCAAACTATAGAAAAAAATATAAATGAATTAATTTCAAATTATGAATCCTCTATAAAAAGCATAGATTTTCAACTTGATACTGATAAAATAAAAATTGATGTAATTAAACATACGAATAACTTTTTAAAAAGAAAGCTCAAATGAATGTTAGACTTGTATCCTACAGCCAACCCACTGAGGAATTTAGACACAGCGGTATCGAGGATGCGCAGGACCTCATTGCTTTCTGCGCCCGCGTCAGCAATCCCAGCAATCAGTTCAATACAGAAACAAGCGAAAAACTTATACGATACTTGGTACGAAACAAACACTGGAGTCCCCTCGAAATGGTCAGTGCCTGTCTCGAAATCACAACCACAAGAGACATTGCCAGACAAATCCTCAGACACAGAAGTTTTAGTTTCCAAGAGTTCTCCCAGCGATACGCTGACCCTACTAAGGATCTCTCGTTCGTACTTAGAGAGGCCCGCTTGCAAGACACCACTAACAGACAAAACAGCATTGAACTTGGAGAAAGTATTGAGGACTCAGTGCTTAGAGAAGAGTGGATTCGACAACAGGAAGAAGTCTTACAAGCAGCAAGAAGAGCCTACACTTGGGCTATCAATAAGGGCATAGCAAAAGAACAGGCCCGTGCTGTATTACCAGAAGGTTTGATGGAAAGTCGTTTATATATGAACGGTTCTTTAAGATCATGGATACACTATTGTGAATTAAGATCTGCACACGGAACACAAAAAGAACACATAGAAATAGCCAAAGCAATTGCTAAAGTTATCTCAGTGGGTTTCCCAATGATGAATGAGTTTTGTAATGATTAGATATATTATTAATGGCAACCTCATTATGGCAGATTACACAACAGCATTTTAAATAAATTCGATTTTGTGATTTTAATCTAATTTTTTCTTTAGTTTAGCAGGTGCCAAAGTTATAACCAATATATCCTTTGGCTAACACGATTACTCAATGACTTTACGTTCGATATCATCTTCAATACAGTTTCTACCGTATTGAATTTCTACTAATTTAATTGGTAAATCGCTATTGTTTACTAATTGATGCCATTCTTCGTAGTCTATAAAAGCATGATCCCCTTTAGAGTAATTACCCTTAATAACTAAATTATTATCTTTATCTAGAGTATTGATATACCCTTCACCTTCCATAAAATACCAAAACTCTTTTCTATGAAAATGACGTTGTAAACTTAGTTTACTATGTGGATTACATACTAATTCTTTTACTTTGGTTTCAGATCCATTTTCATAAACAACCTTATAGTGTCCCCAAGTCTTATCTGTTTTTGGGGCAGCCCAATTATCTAAAATCCAACTACTAGAATTTCTTTTATTTTCTCCTCCTACCCCAAAAACAAATGATAAATCTGGATAATTCAAACGCATTTCAGGTATATTTTCTTTAGTCCTGTCTCCGCCATTAGCAAATACTATTTCATATCCTGGCAACATTTGTCTTACCTGAGTTATGGCATCACAACTACTGTTATCATCATCATTATATTCGACAACATAGTATACATCTTTAATATTACGAACAATTTCAGCTCTTTCACTATAGGGCATAAAAGGTCTGCCCTTTTTACGTATCAACCAAGCATCGCTATTAACTCCCACTACAAGCCTATCACCTAACTTTGCTGCTTCTTTAAAATAAGCAATATGACCTGAATGTAGTGGATCAAACCCACCTGTTATTAATACTATTTTATTCATAATGAAGCATCCTCCATGCCTGCTATTCTAAGTTTGATTATATTGGTTATTTGCCATTGTTTAATATCTAAAGCTTTTACAATACCTAACCATTTATTACGTAATAATGCGAATTCATTTATTAAATTTTCTAATTCTACAACATCTGTTTCACCCTCAACATATCTTTCACAATCTCTACTACTAAGAGCACGTTGATAGTTTTCTAAATATTTCTTAAAATAAAAACTTTTTGTTCTTCTCAACTCGATATGTAAGTGCTCTAATATAGCTTCTATTTCTTGAAGCTGATTAAATCTATGCTCGACTATTCCAGGCATATTGGCACTAGCTTTTTCAATATTGCCAGCAATTTTTGTATCTTGTTTTGCTAGATTTAACTCATTAGTATAGTAATCTATAGCATCAGGTAATAATGTTATGTCTTTAGATAATTTCGAATACCACATGATTAATATTCATCGTCTTCATAATCACCCTCATCATATTCTTCTTCTACATCGTTTTCTAAATAGTATTCAATAGCAGTATCCAAATCTGGATCTACTCCTAAAGCACCTTGTAGTACTTTGTCCTTAATTCCAAAATCAGCTAACAGGTCAACAAACTGTTCTGCTGCTGTGGAAATATCTTCTTTACTCAAAAAATCTTTAAATAAGGTCCAAACTTCGCTTATTTGTGTGTCATTCATTTTCTACAGTTTCCTCTAAAATGGTTTCCTCTTTAGGTTTGATATTTGGAAAATCTTCGATTATCATATCTAATTTATCATTTTTCCATTCTTCCATTCTTTTCTGTAAAATAAGTGTTCTTTACCCTGACTGTCAACAAATTTAAGTCTATTACCCTGTTGTGTTAACAATCCTTTGCCCTCAAACAAATCCACTAATCTACTATAAGGATCCATGCCTGTTTCATAATAAGCAATAAAGGCCGAAATATTTCCTAGATCTTGTACAACTTGATTGTACCGCATTATTTAGCATAAGTTTTAAGTTCTAATATAAAGTGCATCACCCCAGATGCCTCCCGGCCAAACAGTTTCAACTCTTTTCATATTATATTCGGTTAGAAAATTATCTAAATCTTCTACAAAAGCGTTACCTTCGTAGACTTCAGCACGATTGACTTCTGCATAAACATAGTCAACATACTCTAAAGTTTTTCTAGCTCCTTTAAGGACTTCTAGTTCATACCCTTGGACATCCATAGCTAGAAAATTATACCCGGTATAATTAAAATTGTCAAGTAGGTCAACCTTGACTTCCTCTAATCCCAAGAATTGAACATCAGAATGACAAACTAAATGATCTTTAGGTTTTAACAATGAACTACTTTGTTTTTGATTACTGCTAACATACATATTAGCGATATTTTCTGCTGAACCTAGTGCTAGTTGATGCGTAATAATATTAGCGTTAATATGTTCAACATTACGACAAAGAATTTCATATGACTCGCGCAATGGCTCAAATAACACTAACTCTATTATCCCATGGCTAACATATTCGTTAACTTCTTGTCCGTAATGAGCACCTACATGAATAATTCCTGTAATATTCATTGTGTACTTTTCTAGCATTTCTTTAAAACTAATTAACATTTAAATACCCCTTATTCGTTATAGTCTTCGTCGTACTTATCTTCGGCATCGCCGGCATGGCTTATTATTTTATGTTGGCCTATATAGTACCTACCATCAGGTAGTATAGTTTTATATATAAAACCATATGGTCGAGCGATATTAGACATCGGACTCCTCAATGATTGGTTCTTCAACAACTGGAACTTTTTTATGAAACTCAGACATTACTAAATCCATTATCCCATTGATATTTTTGTTCCATTCTTTTCGAAAATATTTATGTGTGTTATTACTCAAATCAACATAAACATATCTATTACCCTGTTGTGTTAACAATCCTTTGCCCTCAAACAAATCCACTAATCCACTATAAGGATCCATGCCTGTTTCATAAGGAATCTTGATTTGAATATTTTCAAAGGGCTTAGCATACCTAGTCTTCATAATCTTACAGGCACTACGAATACCCTTGACTTCACTTACCTTATTGCCATCTTCATCTTCTTTGAGTTTAAGTTTCTTCATAGCAACTACAATACTTGACGCATAGATAAAACCTTGACCACCACTGATCTTGTCATCTGGATCAAACATATCCTGACTGGCATAGGTATGATTAGTAGCAACTAATCCTACGTTATGACTACCAAACATATTAACACAGTTACGAACCAAACTGGTCAATGCCTTGGGTTTACGACCCATATCACCCTTCATATTACCTGCTTCAAACTGATCTACATCAGTGGGAGTAAGTAACATACCCAAACTATCAATAACAAATAATACTTTAGGCTTATTATCTTCTGGCATAGCCTTATATTCTTTCATAAACTCACTGATAGTTTTAGCAACATCATCAATCATTGCCATATTCAGTTTGAGTAATTTACTTTCGTCTGTGTCTACACCTAATGCTTCAAGCCATGCTTTATCTAGAGCATTTTCACTGTCAACTAGTACAACAAAAATACCTTGCTCTTGAGCATTCTTAATCAAGTTACCACTACAAATATAACTTTTACCAGCACCACTTTCACCAGCAAATACAGTAACTTTGCCTAATGGTACGCCTTTCTTAAAATCACTGCTAATCAAATAGTTTAGAGCATAGTTACCAGTGCTGATCCAATCTGTAGGATCATTAAACCCTACTCCAAGACCATCAATACTTTTTGTCAAAGTTTTTCGAAACTTACTTAAATCAAATGCCTTTGTAGCCATATTATTATCCTATAATGAAAAGAGCACGAACTAAGAACTTTGTTCTCAGTTCGAGCCATATTATTAATTATTATTGTTTATTGCGACTACGAATCATAGCTAAGATATCACTAGCTCTGCTGTCAGTACTTTTTGAATCATCTGTAGCTTTTGGTGTAGACTTAGGACTAGCCTTAGGAGTTGATTTAACTTCAACTTCCATGTCTGGATCCTCTATAGGTAGATCGCTAGCAGGATTATTTGCTACTGGATCACCAGTTTTAGAACTAGCACCACTTGGCTTATAGTATTGCCCCCAACGACCCATATCAAATGCTTCACCATCTATACTGGCTTCGAACATTTCTTTAATAACTTTCAATTCAACCTCAGTAGGTTTCTTTGGAAGGAAATCTTTAAGATTAAACAATCCATGTTCTTTCAAAGCATCCTGTTCTTTTTCGCTAAGTGGACGACTACGACGACTCCATTTACTAGTCCCATAATCAGCATAACCACCTTTGCTTGATTTGATCAGTTTAAAATCTACTCCATTAACTACGTCAGTGGGTAGATCATCCATTTCTGGGTCCATCAAAGCCCCTTTGATAAGGGTAAAGATTTGAGGACCAATAATAAACCTACGAATAGGATTTTCTGGTATTTGATCTTCTTTAAGACCATCTTCTACTACAAAGCCTTGAAAAAGATAACTACGCTTTTTCCAATACTTACGACCCATTGCTTCAAGGTTAGGATCCTTAAACCAAGGACGCACTTCATTAAGGATTGGACAAGATTCACCGTACATTTCCATACAAGGAACCTGTACTGCTACTTTTTTATTGTCAGTTTCACCTTTAATACCAGCGAACTCAAGTTTAATAACACTGCGCTCTACCCAAAAGAAGGTATTGCTTTCGTCGCCGTCTGGAAGGAATCTTACTGTGCTTTCGCCGCCTTCTTTTAAATTCCAGAAGGGGTAAATGGTGAGGTCTCCGCCTCCTGTTGAACCACCTTTAAGTTCTTGCTCTTTAAGTTTTGCCCTAATTTCTGCCAAAGTTGCCATAGTTTTTCTCCTGTATTTGCCTATGTTTAAAATATTTGCCTATATGTCTGACACCTGTCAAACAAAACGCATACATGTTATTGTATGCGTTTGTATTTATAAAATCAAGTAAAAAGGTTAATTAAATCTATCGTAATCCTGCTATTTTTAAAATAGCACCCAATTCACCACTTTCTCTAGTGACTGGCTTGCCTTTTGGTGGGGGCGCTGTGGCACCATCTGGAGGACTTGGTATATTATTGATTACTCCTTTGTAATTAGGATTGGTTGGCTTTGGTGCTGCTGCTGATGGTTTATTATAAGCCTGTGATCCTCCACCTGCTCGTGCGTTTCCATAGTTTGGACTCATTTGTCCACTTACAATGCCTTCTTCTGCACCTTGATCAAAACTTGGTGATTTAATACCTGATAGTTCCAACATACGAGCCTGTTCATAACGTGCGTGATGACGCTCTTTAAGTTTTTCCATTATTCGACCACAGGCACCTTCTACCATACGATCAAACATTTCTGCTTTAGGATGTTTTGGATCAATACGATATTTTTCCTTTAACTCCTTACACATCTTTGTGACAAAGCCTTCTTCACCAATAGTAAATGTACCATTGTTCTCATTGAAGAACCCACTAACACGACTAAAGATTTCATCTACTATACGGTGCATCATCTTTCCTTCCATCATAGGAGCGGCAGGGTTTGGTACCATTGGTCCTGGTGCTGCTCCACCGGCTGCTGCCATAGGATCCATTGGTGGTGCTGCTGGTGCTGCCATATCAGGAGCAGGCGGGGCTACAGCTTCGGGAGGTGGGGCTACAGCTTCGGGAGGTGGGGCTACAGCTTCGGGAGGCGGGGCTGCTGGTGCGGCCGCTGGTGGTGGGACAGTTGGGACTGGGTCTGCTCCATCAAATCCTAAACGATCACTCAAGTCTGTTCCATTCTCTGCATCATAACTTCTTAAAAACTCATTTATGATTGGTCTAGCATCCATTTCATCTAAACCAAGATCAGCTAATAGTTCAAAAGCTTTAGTTAACTTTCTTTCATCTATAATGCCACTAATACTATCCGCAGCATTTGCCCCATTTGTACCTAATGGAAGTTCATTATTAAACAATTGCTTAAGCTGTTCTAATGCTTGATTTTGTACTTCTTCGTCACTATTAAACAAATCATCATTTTCACTAACAATTTGATTTAAGTATTTTTCAAACATGCTAAATTCTTTAACATTTTTCAGACCTTGTTGAGCAAGATGTTTGGCACGACTATGTCCACCGTGTTTAGCTTTGTCTCCAGCTTCCTTACCCTTTTTAGGAGGATCTGGTTCAAATGGTGGATGATTGGGATTCTTAGGATCCCAAGGTTCTTTATCACCTTCTAGAATATCATCTGCTGATAACTCTTTAATAGGTATTTGTGTTTCATCCACTAATCTATAAATATAAGGAAAGGCATCCTTAAGTTCTTCGTTAAAACTACGTACAGTTAACCTATCAATCCAATCATTTAATATATCTTCCGGAACATCGTTTTGAGTTCCAACACTAAAATTCTCTTTAAACTGAACATAATGTTTTTGTATTTGTAGAGCATGTATCTCTTCTTTGATATTTGTAATACGATCAATAACTTTATTTTGTATATTGCCCATATTCTCGCTAACCACAGGGCTGCGATCTACGTAAGTTTTAAATATTCTTAATTTACCTAATTCTTCACTAAGTCCAATAATATAATTACCAATATCATCAAAAAAACTTCCGCCTTCTGCGATATGACGAGCCATTGCTCTAGCACCATTTAAGTGTTTTATTGGATAACGAAATCTCTCACCAATTTGATTTTCTACATAGATATTTTCAATATGTTGAGTACGTCCGTTTGGAGCATTAAAATTAATAGGCTGAGTATGCCTTACTATAATCTTTGCTTCACCCATTTCTTGATAGCTAGTCTTGCTAGTACCAAATAATTTTGATTCATTCATATTATGTTCCTCAAGAGGATCTCTTTTAACTAAATTACTTTGGCTAGGATTTTGAGCATTAAAATTAAGTCCGTGTGTTTGAGCAAACTTGGGCAATATGGTTCTAATAAATTTGTCCCATGAACTGTTATTAATCTTATCAGTCCATTGAACATCTAAACCAGCACCTCCGTCATCGTCTTCTTGATTCAAACTTATTGTAACATTAACTAATTTCCTACCATTTTCATCAATAAAATTAAAATTAAATTTACGTGCATCTTTATCTTTCAAATTTACACCGTCAATTGGTTTATCATCCGCCGTACTTCTACGTAATGATGGAAATCTAGTTTGTAGCTGACGACCCAAATCTATAGCGATACGTTCAAAATTAGCACTCATAGTGTTATTTATTAGAAACCTTGTGAAACGAATATTGGTAGTGGAGGTGAGAAATCCTCCGCAGTATGTAGACCACTTAGACTTTCAAACACTCTCGGATCCCAATCTGCTACTAGATTACTCATTCTACACAGTAATAGCAAAGCACTAACAAGGTCATCATGATCTCCTTCTTTAGCCTTAAAAGTAAATCCATGAGCTATAAATGCTTTAAGTTCACTGATCATAGGACGACTATATATTTCCATTTGTCCTGTTTCTATTAGTGCTTTTAACCTAGCACAAGCAGCGATTTTAGCACTATGTGTAGTGTTAAATCCTTTGCGGAATTTACGTACATGCCCTTTGCGTATAGGTTCACTAACCATAAGTCCAGGAAATTTCTCTTCCCCTTGATCACGTATCACTACTAGACCTGCTTCCCCTACAGTATTATTTTCTATACTCCAATAAATGTTATTAATATTTCCTTCCATTTGACTAGAAATATAATCTAGTATATCTTTCAATACCTTAATTTGTCCTTGAATAGGTGTTATATTATGATACCATTCTGCTACTTGCTTAAAACTAGGCAATTCAAATACTACAATAGCACTGTAATTTCCGCCTGTACCTAAACTAGGGTCCAAAGCAACAAGATATAACATTTCTGGATCAATCTTTCTATACCAACGTGTTTGCCCCATTCTAAAAATAGGATCCCGTCCAACTAATTCACTTAATCTAATACTGTTGATAAGTGTTTCATCATAGATCAAAAACTCACAGCCGTATTCACGACGAAAACGTTCTTCACCAATACGACCTTGTTCTTCCCTTGCCCACTGCTCATCACGATCTGGGTGCTCATTCCAACTACAGGTAAATGGAAAGAATCCATTCAATCCTAGTTCTGCCTCATTGCCAAACTCATCAAACTTGTTATTAGCTTCTTTCCATATGTTAGCAAAAGTATCCTCATCACTATTTGGTGTGCTAGTAATAATAGCACGACCACCAGTTGCCAATGTTGGGCTTATTGAAGTCCAAAACTCGTCAGCAATGTTAGGTGGAACAAAAGCGAACTCATCACAATATAGTAGGGATATGGACATACCACGACCAGTATTACCAGTAGTTGTAGCACTGACAATACGACTACCGTTGTCAAATTCTATACTACCTTTGTTATAGTTAATAACACCACATCGAATAAAATCAGGACACAATTCATAAGCATAACGTAGACGCTGCATAATTTCATAAGCACCAGTGTATTTGTGAGCTGCTATAAGAATTGTTTGATCTGGGTTAAACATAGCATACCATAACAAATAACACACAGCACAGGTAGTTTTACCCATCTGACGTGGTAGCATATTTACTGTAAATCTATGATTATGATAGGCATACATAAGCCTTTCTTGAAAATCAAAAGGTTCAAATAACAACTTTCCCCTTACAGGATGTTGAATATAGTAGAAGTTTTTGCTGAAGTGTAGATATCCAGTATCAGGATCGCTACATAGTAGCAAATCCTGTATCTGTTGTTCTGTAAATTTTTCTTTCTTGTGTGCTTTTTTAGTTAGTACACCATCTAACGACTTAGCCATTATCTAGTTTTTACTTCTTTATACAAATTAACTAACTTGCCCTTAAGAGTTTCTGCTAAAGGATTACCGCCACCATTTACTTTAGGTGCTTCACGGCCTTTACTGTTCATATCATCACCTGTAGATAATACAGCATCCATGCCACTCATTTCTGGTTGAGGCGTATTGGCATATTCTTCATCCATATCTGGCTCTTTTCCAAACATTGGTTTTTTATCGGGCATTCCGTGATCCATATCGCTATCTGGACCCATATCATCACCATGTTCTTGTCCATCTACGCCCACTAATACACCTGCTAGGCTTGCATCTGGACTATTATCGCCGCCTGGCATATCATCTCCCCTACCTTGAAGTATATTAAGTAATTCACGAATGCCTTCAGCGCCACTAGCGTTCATATTAACACTCATGGTAGTTGGGCGTTCATCCATACCTCCTAATGGGCTCATACCCATCATACCACATTCTTCAACAGGCTGTTCACTTTCATTAAGTACTTGACGACCTTGATCCAGTGCTGCTATTTTTTTATAAAGTTTATTAAAATCCATATTAGCGTCCTTTACTTTGACTTAGGTGCTGATGCAGTAGGAGCGCTTTTGGCTAATAATTGATCATTTACACCTTTATATTCTGTTCCATTATGATTACTTTTACTCAATTCTTTTAAAAAGCTCATCATTTTTTTCTCACCTACTAAATCTTGACCATTAACATCTTCTAAATTTGCGTTATTTAAAAGTGCAGGAGCTTTAGTACCTATTCTATTTTTTCCTGCTATTGAATAATCTTGATCTAATTGTTCAAGCTCTGTTCTTACTATGATATTACCACTACTCATTCTTAGTGTTTCTGCTAGTCTAGCTGCAATTTCTTGTGTAGTACTAGGATAATTACAGGTAATATCAAATATGTTCACATGAGTAAACTTAAGATTTGGAAAATCTAACGGACTTTCAGTGATTGGGGTTCTTTTTGGTGCGCTTACATTTACACAATCAAATTTACTCAATGAAATTTTGATAGCTTCCCTAATTTTTTTGTCTACATCTCCGGCAATTTTCACCTTAAATGTATAGACTTTTTTACTTTCTATAAGATATTGTTTAAAAGTACTCATGTTTATTCCATTATACTATATTTATTTAATATTCTTTAATTTTTCAAGTAGGCTATTGCGATCAGTAACTATATATCCATCCCCTGGAATATTAACACCTTTAATAGCCTCTGCTTCTGCATCTTGATCTAGTTTAGCTTTCTTAATCTGTAGTTCAATCATCTTGAGTTTTTTGTCCATCTTTGCTGCTTTAGCTTCAATAGCATTCTTAAGCATGGTTCCTGCTACTTCAAAAATACGACCACTATATCTAGCCTCTACATTCATACCTAAGTCCATTAGATCATCATAAGCATTAGTGGCACGTTGGGCTAAATCATCAAATTCTGTATCACTTAGATCACCTAAACCCTTAACCTGTGGTAGAGCGGCACTGATTTTATCAAATTCGGCTATGTCACGCATAAAAGATTCAGGCTTTTCATGCTGTTTCCTTTCTTCTTTTATGATTTTCTTGTTCTCTGGCAGATTTAAAATTTCTTCGAGTTTTTTAGTCATAAACTATTTATCTTGATTTGCCCTGATGAAAAATATCTGTTTCATTTAGGACTCTAAACCGTATACCATTGTTTCTACACCACTGTGTGGCAGCTGCCCATTTAGCTTGATTAACTATATATGCTGTGGCTCTGGCTGCATTTTTACCTACTTTTTCCATTATTTGTTGATTTTGAGGTTTAATTTCAATAAGCTCACTAATCATTTTGCCAGATTTGTCTGTATATTGTATAAAAAAATCTGGCACATATACTGTTTGTCTATTTGTAACAGGGTTCCTATATGGTATTTTAATAGCTTCACTGGCCCATCTTTGTATGTTATTATTATTATCGCAAAAATTCATAAATGCCCATTCCCAACTACTTCTATACAAGGGAGAGGAATTACCTACATATTTTTGAGGATTCTTAGGAGTGAATTTGCCTTTAGCAAATTTACTCATACAAGTATATTTCTACTTTCAAAAGTTTCATCTGTCCTCACTACTTTAAATCCTAGGACACTTGTTTGTGTTCTATTAGCATTTAAAATTTGTGTTATAATTACACCTAATTGAGCATCTGAAAGATTATTAAGTTTTTCTAATAATTCAAACACATTTACATTATCTATTCTAGATTGATTTAGTAAAACTATACTAGTACTTCTAGCAGCGAGATCATCAAATCCTCTTTTAACAAAAAAAGAATAGACTGCATCTATTAAATTACTTGGAAAACTGATTTCTTTATCGAAATAGTTATTAAAAAACTGCCTAATTTCCTGTTTACCTTCATCCTTTTCAGTTGGTAAATTAGAGTTCATACTCCCCCTCCTGCAGGTTGATTTAAATTAACATTACTTAGGGTTGCATCTGTTTTAGTTTCTTTATTTGGAAGAGGAACTTTAATGCTTCCAAGCCCACCACTTAAAATAGCACCAGCACCACCAATAGCAGCAGCAACAGCAATCCCAGTTAATTCCTGTTTAGCGCCTTGTTTATTAATATTCTTAGCATTTTGATATGTATTAATTGCGCCAATAGCTGCGCCTAAATAATCACCTTTAGCAGCTTGATCCAATACAGTACCTACCCCATCAAAAACACCTCCAACACCAAAAATATTTCTTGAACCACCGCCTAACGGACTTAATGGACTTGGTGATCTATCATAGTGGTCTTGTCCAAATCCTTTAACTTGTCCACTTTCTACTGTACCTGTATTGTACTTCACTGCTTCAAAATTAATTGTCATTTGACATTCTGCTGGTACACCGCCCTGATCGCTACTTGATACTTGATCATGAGTAAAACTTTGAATAAGAGGATTTATTAAGGTGTAACTTACAAACTCACGCTTATTAATTTGATATAAGGTTATCTCATTAAAAAAAGGTATAGTACTATTGTTATCAAAACCATGAGGACCACGAATATAATTGTATCCTTTATATGCTGATCTCTCATAGGCACCAGTTACTTCTGCTGTAACTGAATCTGCGTAATAATACTTGTAGTATGATTGCCACATCATATTAACAATATGTGCTCTATCATCTATAAATCTAAAAGTCATAGGACCAAAATCATGAGTTAATTGTACAACTTTTTTCCTATTATATTGATTTACAGTTTGAGTCCTTACATTAAACCTAGGAAGATCTACACTCTTAACTAATAAACCCAATTCTACTCTATGACGTTGTGTTAACTGAGGCATTAACACTGCGCTACTGTTTATGTCAAAATAAACATGATAAAGAAATTTAGCCTTAGGTGCTAACCTAAAATAATCATCTACAAATGTACGAGCAGCATGTTGCCAATCACCCATTTGGCCTTTAGGACGTAAAAATGCGTGTCCTATTTGATTTAAATATGCATTCAACTTTGGCATACTAATATTTAGTAATAGTAATTAAAGTACACTATAATCAAAATAGTCAATAAAAAAGGGCTCGAAAGCCCTTTGTTTATTTGTATAAAAATTATACACCAGTACCAGTAGCAATACCACCGTTTCCTGGTAGTCTTGATCTGATTTCCTGAGTTGGGACAACAATACCAACACCAGTTCCTTTTGGAATCTGTATACAGTTATCTGGTTGTATTGTTAAATCAATAGTTTGTGGAGCAGCCTCAGCATAGCTCAAACTCTGCCAATTACATTGTGTTACATAGCATCCATAGCACTCCCAAGTTTCTAAAACATTAGGATTAAACGCACCGTTACCACCTTCTGTTATTTCAATTCTCATTAGGAATTTATAATCAGCAGCGGCAGCAGCACTAGCTTGCTCGAAGAAATCAAACTGTTTCTGCATTTGTTCACCGACCAGTCTGCTAACATTACCACTTTGATCGTCTCTAAGTACAACTTGGATAGTCTGCCATGTAACTTTACCCGCATAATTAATCTTACTATTGTAAGTTTCAATTACTTGATTTTGAAACTGGGCATTTGGTTTGGCCGCAGTTTGTACTTGCTTGGTAAGTTCTGTAGTTGGTGTACTAGTTCCAAAGTTCTCAAACATAATTCTAAAACGATATTTGAGTTTAGGCATTAACATGCCTTGTGTTGTTGCGCTAGAATCACTAGCTAGTGGTACTGTAAATTTGTTTAATGTTGCGATTGCCATAGTTTCAAGCTCCGTTATTATTATTTATGTCTTATAGACCAGCAATTTCACCAGTATTCTTCAATCTCAGAGGAATATATATAAATTCCACTGCTTTAACTGGTTCAATGGCAACATCTACCCAAAGTTCACCCTTATCAATTCTACTTGGCGTATTATTTGAATCATCACAGACCACGATATAATCATATAATGCTCTTTGACCGACTAATTCAAGCATGAGACTTTCAATAGCACCTCTTATTTCGTCTCTTGTGATTTTATCATTAGGTTCAAAAATGTAAGGTTTAGCTAAAATATCAAGTTGTCTACGTAGGTATAATACAAGTCTTGACACATTAATTCTATCCATAGCACTTGAGATCTTAGCTCTTGTCTTTTGACCGAAATTAACTAATCCTGCACCTGTAAAGAATGTTATAGGATTAATTTTAACTTCATATAATGTATCACGTTGTCCTGTATTTAGGGCAACTGTTACAAATTCACCTTCTTTACCTACATATCCTACACTTGTAGCATTTGTAATTCCACCCCTACGTGTACCTGCTGGGGCGAACCAAGGAAAACTTACAGCATCACTTACGGCTATAGTTCTTAAAATCATATGACTTGGTGGAACAACAATATTACGACCAAAATTATCACTAGTGAATCCCCATGGATAGAACATACCTAAATATTCATCATAGCTAGCACCACCTAAATCATTATCTTCTACTGATAACTTAAGATTGTCGCCCCAAGCTTTCAAACTTGTAGCATCTGGAGTTAATCTTGATGGAGTATCACCTACTATAAATGCTGTTAATCCTCTGTCAAAATTCAAGCTAATTAATTCACCAATTAGTTCTGGATATCCTGGACAAGCACTTAAATTGAATATTCTAGCCTCTTCCCTGATATCTTTTGATGTGTTTACTACTTTTTGTAATGAATCAATTACTACTCTACGCTGAGCTAATCTACCGAAATTACCAGAACCATCTTGTTTATTTCCACTTATAGTTACCCAACGATGTGGATAATAGTTGCTCATAATTGGATTATAGGCATCCCCGTTACCGTCAATTAACTTAATTCTTACATTTCTTGTATTTGTATCAATATAGTTGTGTACGAACTTTTTAACATTAAAACCACTACGTCTCATATTCCAAAGTAACATACCTTTTGGATACAGTGCAGGATCTGGACAATCTGGATCTACATGATCTGATAATAATAAATCTGCTATTCTACCAGCTTCCTTGCCTTGACCTGTAGTATTCCATCTTGCATCAAAAAAGATTATACCCTCTTCACTTGTTTGATCTGATGTATTAACTAATACCCATCTAGTTACAATTGGTCCTGGTTTACTATTATCAAATCTAAATAATCTAGGATATGCGTCAATGTCACTAATATCAACCCATAAATCATAGTCAACGAGTGGGCTTACTCCATCACTTTGTTTAGAAGGTGCGCCTGAACTTACAATTGGGCCAGCAGCATTGGTGTTAGGATATAATTCTCTATACCCTACCCATTTTTGTCCATTGTGAACCATAATATCTACATCTTCTGTAATACTATTATACCATAAAGTCTGATCAACTGTTAAGCTTGTTACAGGTTCAAAAGATGCTGTATACTTTAATGGCTCCCATAATGATGCTGTAAATCTATAATCACCACCATAAGCGTCAAAATCATAAAGATTAGGATTTGTTTCTCCGGCAAACATGACTTCGATCATATCAGTACCAGATACTCCTGTTTCATCTTGAATTCTAAAATCGTTGCCCAATCTATGACGAATAACAACTTTGTTTTCTGAATTGACTTCAGCAATTAAATTATCAAAACCAATATTATTAATCGCACCAGCAATGCCATCTGCATCATCTGCTGTATTTGTTAACATATAAGATACTAACTTAGAAGTTGATAACTGATCTGTGCCAGCTAATCCTTCTGCCATTCTAAATTCAATATAATCACCTGCACTTAATCCAGGAAAAATATTTTCTTCAATTCTTATGCTAGTTACAATTGTAGCACCAGATGCTCTTTTTCTAAAAATTCTATAGTCTGCTATAGCCTTCTTATCTGGGAAAGGTATTTGAATCCATTGACTACTTGGTGGTTCATTGGTTCCTAAACTACTTGTGTGACTAGTAACACATCTATAGGATAAACCAGCATAAAATACTTTATCACCTACGTCGTAATTTTCATTATCAGCCCAATTATCGATATTACCAGAATGTAAACTTGTTTCACCTTCTTCTACATTATATTTTGCGTATAAAGAACCTACACTTAATCTAGAGCCACCTGATTTGTCTAATTCATAAATGGCGCTATGGCCGTTAGCAGCAAATACTACAGGCATTCTTACCCATGTTTTACTTTCTGTACTGTATCTTTTAACATTTAAACTTATACCATTACTTGGTTCTGTGCTTTTTATCCAAACACTACCACTAGGTCTTGGAGTTGAATCTGTTAGTTTAAATTGAGGAACTTGTGTGTGTTTACTAGTCACAAGGACTGGAGAATTCAATGTGCCTACCGTCAATCCTAGATCAGGAATAGCATTACCGGATATACTAGCATTTTGAACAAATCTACTTAAGTATAAAGCCAATCTTCCATTCTTTGTTACACCAGCTTTTAAATAGTCACTGAAGGAATTAATTTCATTGGCTATATCTTCAGCGGTACCTTTTGTGATGGATAAATTTTCTAAGGCTGATGATCCATAGGCATTAAATGTAAGTATTCTTGGATTACCATTCGTAAAGGCAGTCAACAGAGGAGATAAATCAGCTTTTGAAGATACAGCTACTGGCCAACTTTCTGCCCAATCTTCACTACCAACCTTTACCCATGTTCCGGACTGTAGTCCAAACATATTACCTGGACTCTTAAACCATAATACATCTTGATCAGCATACTCAGTGTCCAAATTATGTAAACTAACAACTGCGTAATCACCAATTGATCCTACACTAGCCTTAGGTGTATAATCTTGACCATTATAGTCAACTACTTTTTTGGTATCATTTATGATTAAAGGAGTTCTTTTAATAAAAGTTTGACCTAACCCTGTTCCTTTAGGATCACCATTCCACTCAAATACGCCCCAATTACTAACCCTCAAATCTAACCAGTGCGTTCCATTGTTGGCTTCTGATTCTGGTGTTACTGCTCTAGCATTAATGGCAGCTAAATCAATATCAGCTCTTACAACATAGACCCTATTGCTTACACCTAAATAACTATATGCTGCCGCTAACCCATATTCATTTTGCTCACCAGCATGAATTGGATTGTTGTTTATATCTGTTTTGAATTGGGCTATACCAAACGTCTCTGATAGATCTCTCTGGCTAGTGATCAGATAGACCAAGCCCGCATTGGCTTTTAATGTGCCAGGAGCAGTGCCTGTATTAGCTCCATTTGGTTTATTTTCTGCTGTTGCTATAACAATTAAAGGTACAGTGCTAGGGGCTGCTGGAGTATAAAAACTCTCGTCTGTTACAGTTACTATAGCACCAGGTGATATAAGTTTTGCCATTGCTAGATTTCTCCTAAATCTTACTCAAGTATTTAGCACAATTGAGTAAAAATGCTTGATTGATTAAGGAGAACTAGTACTTATGCCGTAGTTGAATATAAAAAAGTGACTGTGTTATCAGTTTTAAAACTAAGTTTATTTAATATAATACTTTCAATTTGATCATATAGGTTGTTTAAACTGCTATTATTATCAATGACAATGTCAAATTCTGTACCTATCCATTTCCATTCACTAGGGTGTACACCTAGATCTTCCATATATTTTATAGATTTTTTATTACCATTATTTGCTTCTAAAGCAACATCGTACCAAGAAGGTATATCACCTCTTTGAACACAAATAATTAATCCTTCGTTATTCTTTATTGCTTTTATCTCGTTAGGAAATCTACAATCACTTATGACCACATTATCTTTGCTAGTGCGTAATTTATTTTCTAAACTGGCTATCCATATATCGTCATGAAATCCTTGGCGGCAAACTTCTGTACCCCAATTCTGTAATACCCACCTTGGTGTGATTTTCATACCTAGACGATTACTCCACCAAAAATCTACTTGCTCACGCCATTCTCTACTCTGCTTGGTACGCCCTTCCAACATATCTCTATCCCATCCAAACACAGCAGCTACAGCATCTTTCAAACTACGAGCAAAGCTCTCTCTTCTAAATTCATGAAAATTCACCAAGTAATCAGCTACAGTATCTTTACCACTTCCAATAAGACCGCATATCCCAATGATCATATTAATCCTTTATCAAATAAAAATCTTTTACTGTAGGATCTTCAGCTGATATAGTCCATTTTTCTAATGGACACTCACTTGTGCTCCAAACAACCTTAGCTGGCACAAAACATAAGCACTCATTACAAAATTTAAAAGAATTAAATCTATCACAAGTCTTACAAATACTGTATCTTTCTTCAGCAATTTTTTTATTAACAAGCACCTCAGATCCTTATTATATTATGTATTTTTAAAGACTATTTGTCAAGATTAGTTTTAACCGATAATAAATGTATAACCTGTGCCACCAGCAACATATGTATCTATTTCTTTTTCCAATTTTTCAATTTCCTCTTTGGCTGCTGATTTTAAATCTGATCCATTTAGTCCGCCTGCCCCCCCAGGACCCGCGATTTGACTAAATTTACTTCTAGCTTCGCCCAACATCATCTTACAGTTGGCCAATGTATAATCCTTAAACCAAGGACTGGCATAAGGATCTTGTAATAAAATATAATCTGGTCTATGATTATATCCTCTAATTAATACCTGCTCGCCCTCAGCATAAGGTCTTTGAAGTATTCTTAAAGTATGTGTTGTTGGTATCCACTGGAATTCAATAAAAGCACCAAACATACGCCCTACTAATTCCTGATATTGAGCAAACATATCATAAGTAGCAATACCTCCTAACATAGTACTATTCAACAAATATGTATTTGTATAAGCTAGGTTAAAAGGTTCAAATTGAGTACCGCCACTGCCGCCTGCTGTGCGACTACCTATAGTACGACGGAATATGCTACGTACTTCTATAATTTCTTTAGGCAATCTATAATCATTAGTGTCTTCTTTTAGCTCTAAAAAATAGTATGCTTCTTCTACAGCATTCGGACTTTTTTGACGATACTTAGCTAGAGCACGATCTAAAGCAATTTCATAATGTTCAGGATCCAATTCTACATCAACCATACCATCGCCTAGCATGGTCCTTACATACTTGTAAACATTTTCACGTTCTTCTATAACAGGGTTCTTAGACATATTTCGATCTCCTAACATATTTAGCTATGATAAATACCATATGCCTCGCTTGAGCCTATATCGTCCAGAACGTGGAAACGACTTTAAATTCATTGATCGCCAGATCAGTGAAATGTTCAGCATTGGCGGCACAGATTTTTATCTACATAAATATCTTGGTTCTAACACGAGTCCAGAAAATGCCACAGCAGATCAACCTCATTATGCTGAACTAAAAGAAACTAATATACAAGATTTATTACTACTGGAAAACCGTGACCGTAAATATGACCCTAGCATTTATAAAATAAGGGGTCATTACCAAGTTCAAAATTTAGATTTTAATCTAAGCCAATTTGGGCTTTTTATAGACAATGATACTATATTTGCCACTGTTCATATAAATGATTGGATACGTACTGTAGGGCGTAAACCTCTTAGCGGTGATGTATTTGAATTACCTCATCTTGTAGATGAATTTGCTTTAAATGATTATAACATTGCCCTACCTAGATATTTTGTTATTGAAGATGTTAGTCGTGCTAGTGAAGGGTTCAGTCAAACTTGGTGGCCTCATTTATATAGATTAAAACTAAAGAAAATAACAGATAGTCAAGCATTCGCTGATATACTAGATAAGCCTGCCGGTGAAAATACTGATCAAACTCTACGTGAAATTTTAAGTACTAAATTACAAGAACTTGAAATAAACGAAGCTATTCTTACACAAGCAGAAGCAGATGCTCCACAAAGTGGGTATGAGACACGACACTTGTTTACCTTAGGGGTAGATGAGCAAGGTAATCCAGTTTTAGAAACTGTTGATCAAAGTGATATAGACGCAAGTGATAGTCAATATGATGCTAGTAGAATATTTGGTAGGGCTCAGAGACCAGGATACGTAGGGCATTTAGTAGGCGATGGGTTTCCTCCTAATGGATATGAATTTGGTCATGGTATAAACTTTCCTACTGGTGCTGCTAAAGATGACTATTTTTTAAGAACAGATTTTTTACCTAATAGATTATTTAGATATGATGGAAAAAGATGGATCAAAACTGAGGATGCTGTAAGACATACATTGACAAATAATAATAACAGAAAAACTCATAGATTAGGATTCATCAATAACGATAAAGTAAGCACCATTAATGGTGAACAAGTAGTAGAAAGACAAGCTCTAAGTAAAGTTTTGAAACCAAAGGCTGATCTATAATGTATATCTATTTTAATAAATTGGAGGCTTCGGTTTGACGCCGTTGAATTATTATTCAGTTTTTCTATGACGGTCAAATAAGAAGATATCTAGTACAAACCATAAGACTACTCAGCAACTTTGTGGTAAAATATGGAGATGGGCGTTTGGCACCTGTACCTGTAATGTACGGCGACATAGATAGGCAGGTAGCAAATATACTAAAAGACAATAGCGAAAATAAAGTAAACGGACCTCCTAGAATCGCAATTTATGTATCTGATTTAGAAATGGAAAAAGATAGACTGGCAGACCCTACATTTGTTGGTAAAATTCATCTACGTGAAAGATCTATAGAAAATGGTGAGTATACTAGTAGTCAAGGTGGTAATTTTACTGTAGAAAGACTAATGCCTACACCATATAAATTAGGAGTAAAGGCGGATATCTGGGCAGGTTCAACAGAACAAAAATTACAAATTTTAGAACAAATATTAATGTTATTCAATCCTAGTTTAGACATTCAAACTACAGATAATTATATTGACTGGACTAGTTTAAGCGTAGTTTATTTGGACGATGTACAATTTAGTAGTAAAACTATTCCAATAGGACAAGATTCGCCTATAGATATTGCTACACTTACATTCAGCATGCCTATTTGGATTAGTCCGCCTAGTAAAGTTAAGAAACTTGGTGTTGTAAACAAAATTGTTATGAGTATGTTTACAAATATAGGAACACCGGCACCTGGCTATATTGACGGACTTGGGTTAGATCCAGGTCAGGGCAGCGTTGATTTATATGATGAAATACCATCACCAATACGAATTGAGCTTATCGATTATAATATAATTGTATACGGTGGTAAAGCCAAGGTGTTTTCACCTACAGAAGCAGGTCATTCAAATGATGATATTACTAAAACTGAAGTAGTCAGTTTATTTCCTGTTGATTGGTTTAAAATATTCAGCAAGCTTCCAAATACTTATAGCCCTGGTGAAAGCAAAATTTTCTTAAAACAACCTAGTGGCTTAGAAGTTGTAGGGACCATAGTTATAGATCCAATTGATAGTACTTTACTTAATATAAATTGGGATCAAGATACTTATCCTAGTAATACTAATATAGATTCACCAAATAGATCAAATAGTCCTGGTACCTTTGATGCGATCATAGATCCACAGACTAAAGGACCAAATTCAGGACTACCTACTCCAAATATTGGTACAAGGTATCTGATTATTAATAATATTGGAGGTGGCATAAGAGAAACTCTTATAGCAGATAATACCAGTAATAGAATAGATACCAATATAGACTTTGTTCAAGTTAGAGATGTTGAAGTTTATGTAAATGATGTACCTGTTAGCTTTATCACTCATAATCTCGATGACAAATTTGTTATACAACTAACAAACGATGCTGTTGTAGATGACATAATTACCTACATACTTTATACGGACGAAGACGGCCCAGATGCTTGGAAAAATACCGTTGGGGGGGACTTTTTAGCCAACGCTAATGATATTATAGAATGGGACGGATCTAGTTGGAATGTTATTTTTGATAGTATGAAAGAAAAAGATTCTATATTTTACCTAACTGACATACATAATGGTGTACAGTTTAAGTGGGACGGCATAAGTTGGAGTAAAAGTTTTGAAGGTGAATATCGTAAAGGATCATGGAGATTAATACTGTAAAAGATAAGATTGTATGTAGTGGTGCTCTATTTTATTCTAAAAATACAAAACGAGTTTTCCTACTTCAAAAAGCAAATGGTAAGCATCGTGGAACTTGGAGTTTGGTGGGCGGTACTGTTGAATCTAACGAAAATGCCTGGCAAAGTCTAACTAGAGAAATTAATGAAGAAATAGGTACGATGCCAGATATAATTAAATCAATACCTCTTGAAACATTTGTAAGTAATGATACCATATTTAATTTCCATACTTATTTGTGCGTAGTTCATAATGAATTCACTCCCATTTTGAGTAATGAACATTCAGGATATAGTTGGACAAATATTGATCAATGTCCAAAACCTTTACATCAAGGTCTACGTAGTAGTCTAAGTAATAAAAATATCCGAGGTAAGATTCAAGTCATTATGAATTTAATGGATATGATTTAGAAACCAACATATTTCTTCCTTAAAAATTCTAAATCAAATCTTTGTTCATTAAGCACATGAGGTTGACCTATCCAAGGTTCAGTAGTTGGCCAACATGTTCTCCAATGTTTATCCCATTTAGTGGTAAGATATTCGATATTCATATCTCTTGCTTCATCTAATTTTTTCATTACTTCTGGGTCATGTCTACGAGTATTCCCACCATAAAAATGATACTCAGTCTTATCACCTGCTCCATGATAATACATACTGTTTAACCCTAAAACTTTTTTAACACCAGCATGCATCATACGCATGATATAGTCATCATCTTCACAATAAGCAGGATACATATTCTCATCAAATAATCCAAACTTAGCTACAAGATGATCTCTTAAAACAAAAAGATCCCAACTACCCACATTGAAATCACCTTGATTAGCATGTATGATTCCTACTTCTGGATCTTCTTGAATTTTATCATATATTTCCTTTAAAATACCTGGTCCAAAAGAAACATCATCATTAACTATAAGCCAATATGGAGACATCAAATAACTTTTAATAATTAAATTCCAACTAGCGGGAACGCCTAAATTACAGGGCATGTGAACTACATGTACTTTATTAATAAATCTACGTTTAATTTTGGCTAAAGCATCTAAGTTTTCTGTAATCTCCCCTTTACCATTATTATTAATAATTAAGAAATTATCAACTGGAAAATCAACACTGGCTAATAATCTTTCAACCCAATATGTTGTAAAAACTACACAAGTACCTATCACTGGAATCATAATTTTTTATCCTACTAGAATATAATGTTGACCTTTTTTGGTCTTACTGTCTAAATTTGTCATCATGTTTAATATATTTTTATCTACGTAATCTGCGTGGACATACCAATCCTCATAATTCCGCCATTCATCTGGAGCTATATCATTTACAACTAATGTATACCCTTTTGATTTTAGATAATTTCTAGATTCTTCTCTTAATTCTTTTTTATCGGTATTATAATAATCATGTTCATATGTAATAACTCTAAACTTAAATTCATCAAAAGGGATCTTCTTTAAAATTTCAAAAGTCACCTCAGGTGGATCACAATCTAATTGTAAATAATCAACTACAGGACCTAAATTCAACTCTTTAATTAACTTTACATAATTAATTTCCAGAGCATTTTTAATTAAGAAAGGCGTAGATCTCTTGTTAGAAACCTGCCTCTCATCTAAATCAATACTTATACCTCGCCAATTAAACCCTTTCTCCAATAGAGCTGTATTATTTCCATAAAATGGTCTACCTGCACCTACTTCTATAAATGTGCCATTCTTCTTACCATTGAGCATAGTAAGCACAAACATATCTTGATAAGCTTCGCTATAATTAGTTTCAATAGTTTCTGATCCTGGAAACTTGATCTTCAATTTATCATACATCGTATGATCATAACTATCAAATGGTATTTCAATATAATTGCTCATAAACTTTAAATTATTATAAACAATTCTTTTATACTGTTCAGGTAGTTGATTACTCCTCATAAGATTTTTAAAAATTGTTCTACTTTCATCACATAAGCCACAATGCCAACCACTAAGAGCTTTTTGAAATAATAAATTATCTAAACCTAAATATCCTACATCTGTACGTAATCCTGTACTAATAGTCCCTGCAACTTTTTCACCTATAGTAGAAATCATATAAGTGTCATTCCAATGTCCATCATCTTGTTTATGTTCATAAAATCTACTTAAATGAAAATATGCTTCTGGACGATTTGGTAAAATTGAAATAGCATGTTGTAATAGTCCTTTTACTGTAAAATTTCTGCTACCTTGCTTTTCAAAACACATACTTGCCCTAATGAGGCATTCGTATTTAAATATGTCATCATTAGTTCTCTCGGCAGTTCTTAGATAATAACTTACAGCACTGGCTAATTGACCCATATTATCATATTCCAAAGCCATTTGAAAATTTGACTCTGGATTTGATGGGTCATTTATATAATTCAATAAATGTGGTTGTATTTTAATGGCTTCAAGCATAGTGGTCTATATCCAAAATATTTTTATGTACAATATCAACATTACCTAAAAAATAGTAATTGTTTGATAAAATTAAATGTAAAATTCTTTCTCCAAAAAAATCATAAAATCTAACCTGTTGGTTTCTTTTATAAATTTCTGGAATTATTGAAGAATAATTACTATGAAATTCAAATAAAACTTGAAATAATATTTCACAAATTCTATTAAAAAGTGTTTGTTCTGCTGTGAACATATGAAACGGAATCAAATACTTATACGTTCTAAGTTGATCTATCATATTTACAGTGATAGGTATACGGCGATCCCCTGCCAATCCATAAAGTAATTGCCAACCTAATTGATTATGACAATGAGTAAAATGGTCATAAACATTATCAACATGAGGAGCGAACCCTTTTATAGCAGTTACAATATCTTTGGCTTCAGGCACATATACCCTATTAGGTTTAAGATCAAATTTTTCTTCATCCCAAAATATACGGTATGTGTTAGTACCTTTGTATTCATGATCTGTGTTTTTCCAAACCCAATATAAACCTGTTAAACTACCAAAATCATTATTCATATGACTTATATGATCTTTGGTATGATCTATTAAAAATCCACGTTCTTGCATGGCAACTACATCCATATGATTATAATTAATAGATCCACACATCAAATTGATTTGATCAAATTGACGTCTTTTTGGTTCGCGGCCTACATAACATAGGCAATACATAGCTAGTTGCTGCATAAATATAATTATCTATACAGTTATTATATAGGATTTTTTTTATTTGTCAATACTAAGCTAGTCGAACTATTGACAATCTTGAAGCTGTTGTAGTTCCGTTGAATACCAAACCTTGGTTTACAAATAATATTAAAGTATCATTTGTATTAAAACTTATAACTTCTGACACACTACCTCTTCTCAAAGCATTGGTCAATACTTGACAATATTTCGTTGTATTTTGGTTATTTTTCTTAACCCAAAAATCTACAATTGGGTAAGTTTGCCCTGCTGGGACATTTGGTAGTACGCTTACACTGAAATTAATAATTATCTGATAAGTCCCTGTAGTACCAAATGTAAAAATTCCCCCTGAACTCATAGTGCCAAATCCGTTAACACTTCCAACAATTAAACTAGGAGTTTCTGACCAACTTATATCACCAGATGGATTGACGGTTTGATCACTGGCTTTAATATATGTCATTATTTCACTATTAGAAGGATTAGTCCAAGCAACTCCAGAGCCAGTGCTGCTCAATAATTGACCTTGTATACCAGTTGATCCATTTGCTGTGACTGATCCAGTTAATATTGAACTATTCAATACAGGAGCGTTCAATGTTTTATTTAATAATGTTTGTGTAGCCTTAAGACTTACAACTTGGCTAGATGCTGTTAATCCAGTTTGTCCATAAACAAAAATATCATTAGCATGTATATCAAGTTCTACTCCCATGCCACCCGCAACTTGTAAAGCTCCTGTGGTTAAACTGGTTGACAATGTAGTGGCTGGAATTTTAACTGAACCTGATGTAGCAATTAAAGTTATTGAAGATGCTTCTTTGACGTTTTCAATAGTAAAATTATCACTGGTTGTAGTGATTATGGGATTATCTTGCTGGGTGATAATATCAATATAATCTTTATCACCTGCTGTATAATTAGGACCTACTCTTAATTTTGCCTGATTATTTTGAAGAACTAGACTGTAACCTGTTAGTTTAGTTTCCGTTGGATTACCACCGACAAGTGTAGTATCCAAGGTATTTAACCACATTGGCCCAGTGGCATTTATAGCCTTACCTATACCTAGTCCGCCACTTACTACTAAAGCTCCCGTAGTTATACTATTGCTTTCAGTAGTATCAACTACTTCAGATAATTGAGTAGCACTTAAAGTAGTAAACTTTCCAGATGATCTAAATGTGTTACCAATTGGGCTACTCTCAATAAAACCAGCAGTCAAAGTTCCTACGATATCAACATCGCCCCCAATATTGGTATTTTCACTTATACCTACTCCACCGGTAATAACCAATGTTCCAGTGGCTGTAGTAGTACTAGAAATATTAGCTGGCATTGATACTTTTCCATCACCACTAATCACTAGATAATTAGATACTACATTTGTGCCAATAGAAGCATATGCTAGTACAACTTTATTATCAACATCTATTAAAGATTCAGAAATTTTATTTAATTGCCATGCCCCACGATTATTATCATCTTTTAACCAACTAGTTCCATCATAGTATAAGTTAGTAGTCCAACTATATTGGTTAGACAAACTTGTATTAATTCTACTTTTGAAAGCCGAAGATACACCGCTTGAAATTTCTATGTTGGCATTATTTGCTGTTAAATTTATATTAGGATCGCTAATATTAGGAGCTGTTAAAGTTTTATTGGTTAAGGTTTGAGTTGTATCATTACCTACTAGTGTAGTAGATGCGTCTGGCAGATAAATGGTTCTATCATTCGTAGGATCAATAGCCACGAGAGTAGTTTCAAAATTATCATTTGAAGAGCCTTCAAAGACAATACTAGAATCACTAAGATACAATCCGCTGATAATAGGATTAACTATAGTCTTATTTGTTACTGTTTGAGTTCCAGTTAATAGTACATATGGAGATAAATCCTGTGTCAAAGCTTCAGGACCAGCAGGTGTAAATGTAATGCTTACAGGATCATTATTACCAAAATTCTCTTCACTTACATTAAATCTAACATTAGTTATATCAATTTTGAAATAACCTACAGGATAAAAAGTTACCGTGCTAAAAGAAAATATTTGAAAGAAATTAGGATTATTTTCTTTTTCTACTTTAATGTACCCTCTTCTTGTACTATTGCCATAGGTAGTAAGACTATCAATAAATCCTGATATATTATTTCCTGCTTTATCAGAACCACTTATTAAAATATATGGAGATTGATTCATACCATTTCCATAATCTCTTACAAAAAGAATTTTACCTATACCAGGATTTCCATTATCTACATTATTACTATCTATCACATAATGAAACTTAGTAGCATCTATGCTACTAGGTGGAATCCAACTTATTGTGCCATTTCCATCTGTACGTAATATGTAATTTGCTGCTCCACCTAAGGGAAATACACTTATGCCTGCAGAACCTGTATCTAACCAAAGTAATTTCTGATTGACATTACCGAAAAAATCTGTAGGGAATTTATTACTTATATGGATACTCTTTGAGATAACTGGACTGCCATTAAGGATAAGACCATCCTCATCGGTGCTTAATAAATGCGCTGGGCCCGTCTGATCTAAATTAATTGGCATTGCTAGTCATCTCCTTATGATAATGCTGCTACTCTAACTTGGAAGTCTGCGAAATCTGCGCTGGCTGCTACCACGCTCTTAAATGTGGCCAGTGACAGTGTTCCAATAGTTCCGTCTGTACCTTGTGCTCCAGTTGAACCTTGTGCTCCAGTTGAACCTTGAGTACCATCTGTACCTTGTGTACCATCTGTTCCTTTTGTACCTGTAGCACCTTGTGGTCCTGGTAATCCCTGTAAACCTGTATTACCCGTAGTACCTGTTGAACCTTGTGTACCAGTATCACCTTGTAAACCTTTTTCCCCTTGTAAGCCTTGACGACCCTGTATTCCCTGTGCTCCAGTAAATCCTTGGAATCCTTGTATTCCCTGTGCTCCAGTAAATCCTTGGAATCCTTGGAATCCTTGGAATCCTTGGAATCCTTGGACGCCTTGGATACCCTGTGCTCCAGTAAATCCTTGGAATCCTTGTATTCCCTGTGCTCCAGTAAATCCTTGGAATCCTTGGAATCCTTGTAATCCTTGGATACCCTGTACACCCTGACCACCTTGAACACCCTGTACACCTTGTACGCCCTGTATACCCTGTACACCTTGTACACCTTGACCACCTTGTACACCCTGTACACCTTGTACACCCTGTCTGCCTTGTACACCTTGTACACCTTGTACACCTTGACCACCTTGTACACCTTGTACACCCTGTCCGCCTTGTACACCTTGTACACCTTGTACACCCTGTCCGCCTTGGACACCTTGTACACCCTGTCCGCCTTGTACACCTTGTACACCTTGTACACCCTGTCCGCCTTGGACACCCTGTACACCCTGTACACCTTGACCACCCTGTACACCCTGTACGCCTTGTACACCCTGTACACCCTGTACACCTTGTACACCTTGTACACCTTGTACACCTTGAATACCTTGAATACCCTGACTACTAATTTGATTCCAATTAGCATTTGGTGGGGGAGTTGCTACATTACTTGTATGAGCTGTTATACAAATATAACTTGTTCCTTGATAGAACACCATATCATTTACAGCATAAGGTGTACTACCAGTCCATACACCTTTCCAAACTACACCAAGTCCTTGTACACCTTGTACACCTTGTACACCTTGTACACCTTGTACACCTTGGCCACCTTGTACACCTTGTACTCCCTGTACACCCTGACCACCTTGTACACCTTGTACACCTTGTACACCTTGTACACCTTGGCCACCTTGTACACCTTGTACTCCCTGTACACCTTGGCCACCTTGTACACCTTGTACACCTTGAACTCCTTGACCACCTTGTACACCTTGTACACCTTGTACACCCTGACCACCTTGTACACCTTGTACACCTTGTACACCCTGACCACCTTGTACACCTTGTACACCTTGTACACCTTGTCTACCCTGTACACCCTGTACACCCTGTACACCCTGACCACCTTGTACACCTTGTACGCCCTGTATACCCTGACTGGTTAATTGATCCCAATATGTTGAATTAACTATTGGTGGCTGACCAGTAGCTGGTGTTTGCCCGGCAACTGGCGTACCATTTTTATAGATGTAACTGTTACCATCATAAAATACTAAATCGTTTTGATAGTAAGTTGTACCAGCAGCATAGATACCTTTCCATACTAAACTAAAGCCCTGTACACCTTGTACACCTTGTACACCTTGTACACCTTGGCCACCTTGTACACCTTGAACGCCTTGTACACCCTGACCACCTTGTACACCTTGTACACCTTGTACACCCTGACCACCTTGTACACCTTGTACACCTTGTACACCTTGTCTACCCTGTACACCCTGTACACCTTGTACACCTTGACCGCCCTGTACACCTTGAACACCTTGAACACCTTGTACACCCTGACCACCTTGTACACCTTGTACACCTTGTACACCCTGACCACCTTGTACACCTTGTACGCCCTGTATACCTTGACTGGTCATCTGGTTCCAATATGTTGAATTAACTATTGGTGGCTGACCAGTAGCTGGTGTTTGCCCAGCAACTGGCGTACCATTTTTATAAATGTAACTGTTACCATCATAAAATACTAAATCGTTTTGATAGTAGGTTGTGCTAGCAGAATATGTGCCTTTCCATACCAAACTAAATCCTTGTACACCCTGTACGCCCTGTACACCCTGTACACCTTGGCCACCTTGTACACCTTGTACACCTTGAACTCCTTGACCACCTTGTACACCTTGTACACCTTGTACACCCTGACCACCTTGTACACCTTGTACACCTTGTACACCCTGACCACCTTGTACACCTTGTACACCTTGTACACCCTGACCACCTTGTACACCTTGTACACCTTGTACACCTTGTCTACCCTGTACACCCTGTACACCCTGTACACCCTGACCACCTTGTACACCTTGTACGCCCTGTATACCTTGGCTGGTCATTTGCTCCCAATATGTTGAATTAACTATTGGTGGCTGACCAGTAGCTGGTGTTTGCCCAGCAACTGGCGTACCATTTTTATAGATGTAACTATTACCATCATAAAATACTAAATCGTTTTGACTATAAGTTGTACTGGCAGAATATATACCTTTCCATACTAAACTAAAGCCCTGTACACCTTGTACACCTTGTACACCTTGTACACCTTGTACACCTTGTACACCTTGAACACCTTGACCACCTTGTACACCCTGTACACCTTGTACGCCTTGTCTACCCTGTACACCCTGTACACCTTGTACACCTTGACCGCCCTGTACACCTTGTACACCTTGTACACCCTGACCGCCCTGTACACCCTGTACACCCTGTACACCCTGTATACCTTGAACACTCAATAGGTTCCAATTGGCATTTAAAGGTGGACTTCCTATGGAACTAGTATGTGTTACTATACAAATATAGCTTGATCCTTGATAATATACCATATCATTTAATTGATATGGTGTTCCACCAGCCCAAGTTCCTTTCCAAACTACTCCAAGACCTTGTACACCTTGTACACCTTGTACACCCTGTACTCCCTGTACACCTTGAACACCCTGTACACCTTGCCTACCTTGTATACCTTGCCAACCTTGAACTCCTTGAATACCTTGAATACCCTGGGCACCTGTCAATTCCCATCTTTGGAGTGTCGCATCAAGATTAGAACTAGTATGGAATTGTGGTGTATAGCTACCAACAGAGAAAGTTAACCCAGTTGGAGTACCAGTAGAGTTGGAAATTGATCCACCACCCTTGGTCAAACTCAATGTAGCCGTTGTTGATGTACTAGCAGTTACATAATACACTGTACCAAGAGTAGCATTTAGAGTACTGTAATTTTGTAAAGACCCTCCTCCTGTATTAGTTCCCTGAACAATTACTGGTAATCCAACTGATGGAGCAGTAGTTGAATTAAAACTAATACCATTCGAGGTAATTTGAACACCTGTTAAATTATTTGGAATATATTCTGATAAACTTACATATGTGCTACCAGAGAATATGATCATATCACTAACAGCATAGTTATTAAGTGGTGACCATTCACCTCTCCACTTAAATCCTGATCCTTGTATACCCTGCTGACCTTGTACGCCCTGTACTCCCTGTACACCCTGTACACCCTGACCACCTTGTACGCCCTGTACACCCTGTATACCTTGGCTGGTCATTTGCTCCCAGTAGGTGGTATTAACTATTAAACTTGCACCTACACCAGTTGATGGAGCTTGTCCTGCTGTCGGTGTAACATTTTTAAAGACATAACTATTACCGTTGTAGAATACAATGTCATTTGTATAATAAGTTGTACCCGCTAACCAAGTACCTTTCCATACCAAACTGAATCCTTGTACACCTTGTACACCCTGTACACCTTGAACGCCTTGACCACCCTGTACACCTTGGACACCTTGAACTCCTTGACCACCTTGTACACCTTGTACACCTTGTACGCCCTGTATACCTTGTACGCCCTGTACACCTTGTCTACCTTGTACACCTTGTACACCTTGTACACCTTGACCACCTTGTACACCTTGTACACCTTGTACACCCTGTCCGCCTTGTACACCCTGTACTCCCTGTACACCCTGTACTCCCTGTACACCTTGAACACCCTGTATACCTTGACTGGTCATTTGATTCCAGTACGCAGTATTAACGACTAAACTTTGACCTATACCAGTTGATGGTGCGTTACCAGCACTTGGTATAGCATTATTATAGATGTAACTATTACCATTATAGAATACAATATCATTTTGAGTATAAGTTGTACCTGCTAACCAAGTACCTTTCCATACCAAACTGAATCCCTGTACACCTTGTACACCTTGTACACCCTGTACACCTTGACCACCTTGTACACCTTGTACACCTTGTACACCTTGTCCACCTTGTACACCTTGTACACCTTGTACACCTTGTCCACCTTGTACACCCTGTACACCTTGTACACCCTGACCGCCCTGTACACCCTGTACTCCCTGTACACCCTGTACTCCCTGTACACCTTGAACACCCTGTATACCTTGACTGGTCATTTGATTCCAGTACGTAGTATTAACGACTAAACTTTGACCTATACCAGTTGATGGTACGTTACCGGCACTTGGTGTAGCATTAGTATAGATGTAACTATTACCATTATAGAATACAATATCATTTTGAGTATAAGTTGTACCTGCTAACCAAGTACCTTTCCATACCAAACTGAATCCCTGTACACCTTGTACACCTTGTACACCTTGAACGCCTTGACCACCCTGTACACCTTGTACACCTTGAACTCCTTGACCACCTTGTACACCTTGTACACCTTGGACGCCTTGTACACCTTGTACACCTTGAACACCCTGTACACCTTGTACACCCTGACCACCTTGTACACCCTGTACACCTTGAACACCCTGTACACCTTGTACACCTTGAACGCCCTGTATACCTTGACTGGTCATCTGGTTCCAGTACGTAGTATTAACGACTAAACTTTGACCTATACCAGTTGATGGTGCGTTACCAGCACTTGGTGTAGCATTAGTATAGATGTAACTATTACCATTATAGAATACAATATCATTTTGAAAATAAGTTGTACCTACTAACCAAGTACCTTTCCATACCAAACTGAATCCCTGTACACCTTGTACACCTTGTACACCTTGAACGCCTTGACCACCCTGTACACCTTGTACACCTTGTACACCTTGACCACCTTGTACACCTTGTACACCTTGTACGCCCTGTATACCTTGTACGCCCTGTACACCTTGTCTACCTTGTACACCTTGTATACCTTGTACACCTTGACCACCTTGTACACCTTGTACACCTTGTACACCCTGTCCGCCTTGTACACCTTGTACACCTTGTACACCCTGTCCGCCTTGTACACCTTGTACACCTTGTACACCCTGTCCGCCTTGTACACCTTGTACACCTTGTACACCCTGTCCGCCTTGTACACCTTGTACGCCCTGTACACCTTGTCTACCCTGAATACCTTGTACGCCTTGTACGCCTTGACCACCTTGTATGCCTTGTATACCTTGTTGTCCAGCTGGCTGAAAGGCTACATTTAATACTGAACCATCAGCAGGAGCAGTTCCTTGTGTGTCAATAAATGTACAATTTAGGGTAAAGAATGAATTAGGACTATTATAAGTTATACTATTAATAGTAGCAGCATATCTAGTTACAGATCCATCTGGTTGTAATGTTAGAACACCATGATATGATCCAGCAGTTCCAAATGCTGTCATAGCATTAAAGAATGAATATCTGTCTTGTCCTAAAATATCATATCTATCTACATATACAACTATTCCACCAGCAGTAGTACTAGTCCAATCTCGATTAATTCGTATAGTACCATTTGCAGGATTGCTTGTAGTAGTATTATCCCAAGCATAAGTGGCAGTGTATCCACCAGGAGTACCTACAATTCCTTGGACACCTTGAATACCTTGGACACCTTGTCCACCCTGTACACCTTGAACTCCTTGGACACCTTGTACACCTTGTATACCCTGTACACCTTGTACACCCTGTCCGCCTTGTACACCTTGTACGCCTTGTACACCTTGACCACCTTGTATGCCTTGTACGCCCTGTACACCTTGACCACCTTGTATGCCTTGTACGCCCTGTACACCTTGACCACCTTGTATTCCCTGTATTCCCTGTATACCTTGTACACCTTGTACACCTTGTAAGCCTTGGCTAGCAATTAATGACCATGGATTAGTTTTAAATATTAAACCAGTTAATGATCCAGTCCCTATTCCACCAATACCTGTTACACTAAACTGTGTTCTTCCTAAAATAAATGAGGTTGTAGGCCCATTATCAGCACTGATAATGTAATATACTACATTAGGTACCGTTTGGCCTGCTGTAAAATATGTCGGACTTGACTCAGGACTACCAGGATTTTCTAAACTAATACCAGCTGGCACTGTTCCTGATACAATAACTGCCTCGCCTATGTATAAATTAGTACTTGTACATCCAAATACTCCTGAAGTATTGGTCTTGGTTACATCAGGAATAGTAATAGTTGTACCTGGAGGATTGTTTATATTAAAGTAAGCCCCTGATCCGTATGTTGAATCACCAAATGTACTTGTGTAGCTTGATCCTTGATAGAATATAGTTTCATTTCTTAAGTAACTTGCTCCAGGTTGCCAATCTCCTAAGAATGTAAATCCTTCACCCTTAGTACCCTGGAAGCCTTGTACACCTTGTTGACCTTGAACACCTTGAACACCTTGTACACCTTGACCACCTTGTACACCCTGTATGCCCTGTATACCCTGTACACCCTGTTGACCTTGTACACCCTGTACACCTTGTACACCTTGTACACCTTGTCCACCTTGTACACCCTGTACACCCTGTACACCTTGTCCACCTTGAACACCTTGAACACCTTGTACACCTTGTCCACCCTGTATGCCCTGTATACCCTGTACACCCTGTTGACCTTGTACACCCTGTACACCCTGTACACCCTGTCCACCTTGGACACCCTGTACACCCTGTACACCCTGACCACCCTGTACACCCTGTACACCCTGTAGACCCTGTACACCCTGTACACCCTGTACACCCTGTAGACCCTGTAGACCCTGAATACCCTGAATACCCTGACCACCTTGTACGCCCTGTACGCCTTGTATACCTTGGCTTACTAAAAGATTCCAACTTGCGCCTACTACAGGAACAACTCCTGTGCTATTAGCTATTGCTATCCAAGAACTGCCATTATAAAATACTATATCATTAGTGCTATATGGTGTGGTACTATTCCAAGTTCCTTTCCAAACTAAGCTAAAACCCTGTACACCTTGAATACCCTGTACACCCTGTACACCTTGTCCACCCTGTACTCCCTGTACTCCCTGTACACCTTGGCCACCTTGTACACCTTGAACGCCTTGAACGCCTTGAACGCCTTGAACGCCCTGTACACCTTGTACACCTTGGCCACCTTGTACACCTTGTACACCCTGTACACCTTGAACGCCCTGTAAACCTTGTACACCCTGTAAACCTTGGCTTACAATCATATTCCAATCTGCGGTTGTCCCGGGAACAATTCCAGTATGTACAGTAGTTGATATCCAAGAACTACCGTTATAAAATACTACATCATTAACAATGTAAGGCGTTGATAAATTATATGTACCTCTCCAAATTAATCCAACACCTTGTATACCTTGACCACCTTGTACACCTTGTACACCTTGTACACCTTGACCACCTTGTACACCTTGTACACCTTGTACACCTTGACCACCCTGTATACCCTGTATACCCTGTAGACCCTGACCACCTTGTACACCCTGTACTCCCTGTACACCCTGACCACCTTGGACGCCTTGTACACCTTGTAGACCTTGTACACCTTGTACACCTTGTCCGCCTTGTACACCTTGTACACCTTGTACACCTTGTCCACCTTGTACACCTTGTACACCTTGTACACCCTGTCCGCCTTGAATACCTTGAACGCCTTGTATACCCTGACCGCCTTGGATACCTTGAACGCCTTGGACACCCTGTACACCTTGTACACCCTGTACACCCTGTACACCTTGAACACCTTGAACGCCCTGTACACCTTGGACACCCTGTACACCTTGTACACCTTGTACACCTTGTACACCTTGAACGCCTTGGACACCCTGTACACCTTGTACACCTTGTACACCTTGTACACCTTGAATACCTTGGGATGCAAGCACATCCCAACTAGATGGATTTGTATCAGGCTGATTATTATAATTGCCATTAACTTTACTAATATATGATGAACCTAGATAAGCTACAGAATCATTATTATTATAAATTACGCTAGGATCCCATATTCCTTTCCAAGTTACACCACCACCTTGAATACCCTGTTGGCCTTGTACGCCTTGTACACCTTGAACGCCCTGTACACCTTGTACACCCTGTACACCCTGTACACCCTGTACGCCTTGTACACCTTGTACGCCCTGTACACCTTGTACACCCTGTACGCCCTGTACACCCTGTACACCCTGTACACCTTGTACTCCTTGTACGCCCTGTACACCCTGTACGCCCTGTACACCCTGTACACCCTGTACACCTTGGACGCCTTGGACTCCTTGTACACCTTGGACACCCTGTACACCTTGAACACCCTGTACACCTTGTAAACCTTGGCTTGCTATTCTTTCCCAGAAAGTATCATTATTTTCAGGTCCAGGAACTGCTGTAGAATTAGAATTACCAGTTGGAACTCCTCCTCCTGTATATCTTACTATCCACGCACTACCATTATAAAATACAACTTCATTTTGATAATAAGTTGTATTAAAATCGTACATTCCACGCCAGATTATACCAAAACCTTGTATACCCTGTACACCTTGTACGCCCTGTACGCCTTGTACGCCTTGTACACCTTGTACGCCTTGTACACCTTGTACACCTTGAACGCCTTGAACGCCTTGTACACCTTGTACACCTTGAACGCCTTGAACGCCTTGTACACCCTGTACGCCCTGTACACCCTGTACACCTTGTACACCTTGGACTCCTTGGACGCCTTGTACACCTTGTACCCCTTGTACACCTTGGACACCTTGGGCTCCTTGTAGACCTTGAACGCCTTGTAAACCTTGGACTCCTTGTAGACCTTGAACGCCTTGTAAACCTTGGACTCCTTGTACACCTTGTACACCCTGTACGCCTTGTACACCCTGTACGCCTTGTACACCTTGTACGCCCTGTACACCCTGTACACCCTGTACACCTTGTACACCCTGTACGCCTTGTACACCCTGTACGCCTTGTACGCCCTGTACACCCTGTACACCCTGTACACCCTGTACACCCTGTACACCCTGTACACCTTGAACACCTTGAACACCCTGTACACCCTGTACGCCTTGTACGCCTTGTACACCCTGTACGCCTTGTACACCCTGTACGCCCTGTACGCCTTGTACACCTTGGGCTCCTTGTACACCTTGTACACCTTGAACACCCTGTACACCCTGTACACCTTGAACGCCTTGAACGCCTTGAGCTGCTAAAATTTGCCAATAAGTCGAATTAATTACAGGTGGATTACCATAACTTGGTTCTTCATCACTAAATTGACCATATGGTGGATCAGTAGTAATAGGATATATTACAATATAGCTATTTCCATTGTAATATACTACATCATTTTGTTGATAAGTTGCTGATGAACTGTATGTTCCTCTCCATCTTATACCAAATCCTTGAATACCTTGAACACCTTGAACACCTTGGACTCCTTGAACGCCTTGTACACCTTGGACTCCTTGTACACCTTGGACTCCTTGTACACCTTGGACACCCTGTACACCCTGTACACCTTGGACTCCCTGTACACCTTGGACTCCTTGGACTCCTTGTACACCCTGTACACCTTGTACACCTTGTACACCTTGAACGCCTTGTAGGCCCTGTACACCTTGAACGCCTTGTAGGCCTTGATAGCCTTGGACACCTTGACTTGACAACATGTCCCAATAGGCTGATCCTTCATATGGTTCATTATTAGTATTACTGCCTGCTAATGAAGCCCAAGAAGATCCATTCCATTTAACCGCATCATTTTGATTATAGGTTACATTTGACTGCCATTCTCCTCGCCAAACAAATCCCAATCCTTGGATACCTTGTTGACCTTGAACTCCCTGTACACCCTGTACACCCTGTACACCCTGTACACCCTGTACACCCTGGACGCCCTGTACACCCTGGACGCCCTGTACACCTTGGACACCTTGTACACCTTGTACGCCTTGTACACCTTGTACACCCTGAAGACCTTGAACACCTTGTACACCTTGAACGCCTTGTACACCTTGTACACCTTGTACACCTTGTACACCTTGTACACCTTGTACACCTTGTATACCTTGCCAACCTTGGACACCCTGTACACCCTGTACACCCTGTACACCCTGTACACCTTGAACGCCTTGGACACCTTGGACACCCTGTACACCCTGTACACCTTGGACTCCCTGTACACCTTGGACACCTTGGACACCTTGGACACCTTGGACACCCTGTACACCCTGTACACCTTGGACTCCTTGGACTCCTTGGACACCTTGGACACCCTGTACACCCTGTACACCTTGGACTCCTTGGACTCCTTGGACTCCTTGTACACCCTGTACACCCTGTACACCCTGTACACCCTGTACACCCTGTACACCCTGTACACCCTGTACACCCTGTACACCCTGTACACCCTGTACACCCTGTACACCTTGTACGCCTTGTACACCTTGGACACCCTGTACACCTTGTACACCCTGTACACCTTGGACTCCCTGTACGCCTTGTACACCCTGTACGCCTTGTACACCTTGAACGCCTTGTACACCTTGAACGCCTTGTACACCTTGAACGCCTTGTACACCCTGACTAGCTAATAATTCCCAATATGTGTCATTATACTCTGGTCCTGGAACTGTCAATGGATTCTGTGCACCTGGAGTAACACCTTCAACACCAGTGTATTTTACTATCCAACTTGATCCACTGTAGAAAACAACTTCATTTTGATAATATCTGGTATTGAAATCATACATTCCACGCCAAATAAGACCGAATCCCTGAATACCCTGTACACCCTGTACACCCTGTACACCCTGTACACCTTGTACGCCTTGGACACCCTGTACACCCTGTACACCCTGTACACCTTGGACACCTTGGACTCCTTGGACTCCTTGGACTCCTTGTACACCCTGTACACCCTGTACACCCTGTACACCCTGTACACCCTGTACACCCTGTACACCCTGTACACCTTGTACGCCTTGTACACCTTGGACACCCTGTACACCTTGAACGCCTTGGACACCTTGAACGCCTTGAACACCCTGTACACCTTGTACACCTTGTACACCTTGTATACCTTGCCAACCTTGGACACCCTGTACACCCTGTACACCTTGTACACCCTGTACACCCTGTACACCCTGTACACCCTGTACACCCTGTACACCTTGTACACCTTGTACACCTTGGACTCCTTGGACTCCTTGTACTCCTTGTACACCTTGTATACCTTGCCAACCTTGTACACCCTGTACACCTTGTAGGCCTTGTACACCTTGTACACCTTGTACACCTTGTACACCCTGTACACCTTGTACACCCTGTACACCTTGTACACCCTGTACACCTTGTACACCCTGTACACCTTGTACACCCTGTACACCTTGTACACCTTGTACACCTTGTACACCTTGTACTCCTTGTAGTCCCTGTACACCTTGTACTCCCTGTACACCCTGTACACCTTGTACACCTTGTACACCTTGTACACCTTGTACCCCTTGTACACCTTGAATACCTTGTGCAGCTATTAGATTCCAATATGATTCATTGACAACTATTGGATAACCAGCTTCTGCTTTGCTTAAAACTGGTATTGTTTGTAAGCCACCAAACTTATTATTGGTATCACCTGTAATAGCAATAAACGAACTACCATCAAAATGAACTATATCATCAGTAGCGTAAAGTTCACTAGAGCTCCAATCACCTCTCCATACTGGACCACGACCTTGAATACCTTGTACACCCTGTACGCCTTGGACACCTTGAACGCCTTGAACGCCTTGGACACCCTGTACTCCTTGTACACCTTGGACTCCTTGGATTCCTTGGACTCCTTGTAGACCTTGAACGCCTTGGACGCCCTGTACACCTTGAACACCCTGTACACCCTGTACACCTTGAACACCCTGTACACCCTGTACACCTTGTACACCCTGTACACCCTGTACACCCTGTACACCTTGTACACCCTGTACACCTTGTACGCCCTGTACACCCTGTACACCTTGAACGCCCTGTACGCCCTGTACACCTTGTACACCTTGTACACCTTGGACGCCCTGTACACCCTGTACACCTTGAACGCCTTGGACGCCCTGTACACCTTGAACACCTTGAACACCTTGAACACCTTGAACGCCCTGTACACCCTGTACACCTTGAACGCCTTGAACGCCTTGAACGCCTTGTACTCCTTGGACTCCTTGGACCCCTTGTACACCCTGTACACCTTGGACTCCTTGTACACCTTGGACTCCTTGTACTCCTTGTACACCTTGTACACCTTGTACACCTTGTACACCTTGTACACCTTGTACACCTTGTACACCTTGGACACCTTGTACACCCTGTACGCCCTGTACGCCCTGTACGCCCTGTACGCCCTGTACACCTTGTACGCCCTGTACGCCCTGTACACCTTGTACGCCCTGTACACCTTGGACTCCTTGGACTCCTTGTACACCCTGTACACCTTGTACACCCTGTACACCCTGTACACCCTGTACACCCTGTACACCCTGTACACCCTGTACACCCTGTACACCTTGAACGCCTTGTACACCTTGAACGCCTTGTACACCTTGAACGCCTTGTACACCTTGTACACCCTGTACACCCTGGACGCCCTGTACACCTTGTACGCCTTGTACACCTTGTACACCCTGTACACCCTGTACACCTTGAGTACCTTGACTGGCTAATCTTTCCCAAAATGTATCATTATCTTGTGGACCTGGAATAGTTAATGGATTTTCGGCACCTGGAGTGACACCTTCTACTCCTTTATATTTTACTATCCAACTTGATCCATTGTAGAAAACAACTTGATTCTGATAATATCTAGTATTGAAATCATACATTCCCATCCAGATAATACCAAATCCCTGTATACCTTGTACACCTTGTACACCTTGTACACCTTGAACACCTTGTACGCCTTGTACACCTTGTACACCTTGTAGGCCTTGTACACCTTGTACACCTTGTACGCCTTGTACGCCTTGTACACCTTGTACACCTTGGACACCTTGTACACCTTGTAGGCCTTGTACACCTTGTACGCCTTGTACGCCTTGTACGCCTTGTACGCCTTGTACACCTTGTACACCTTGTACACCTTGTACACCTTGTACGCCTTGTACACCTTGAACGCCTTGTACACCTTGTACACCTTGGACGCCTTGAACACCTTGTATACCTTGCCAACCTTGTACACCTTGAACGCCTTGTACACCTTGTACACCCTGTACACCCTGTACACCTTGAACACCTTGAACGCCTTGTACACCTTGTACACCCTGTACACCTTGGACTCCTTGTAGACCTTGAACGCCTTGTAAGCCCTGTACACCTTGTACGCCTTGTAGGCCTTGTACACCTTGTACGCCTTGTACACCTTGTAGGCCTTGTAGGCCTTGTACACCTTGGACACCTTGGACACCTTGGACGCCTTGTACACCTTGAACGCCTTGTACACCTTGAACGCCTTGTACACCTTGTACACCCTGTACTCCTTGAACGCCTTGTACACCTTGGACACCTTGGACACCTTGTACACCCTGTACACCTTGTACACCCTGTACACCTTGTACACCTTGTACACCTTGTACACCTTGTACACCTTGTACACCCTGTACACCCTGTACGCCTTGTACACCTTGTACACCTTGTACACCCTGTACACCTTGAACGCCTTGTACACCTTGAACACCCTGTACACCTTGTACGCCTTGTACACCCTGTACACCCTGTACACCCTGTACACCTTGTACACCTTGTACACCTTGTACACCTTGTACGCCTTGGACACCCTGTACACCTTGTACGCCCTGTACACCTTGGACTCCTTGTACACCTTGGACTCCTTGGACTCCTTGGACTCCTTGTACACCTTGTACACCCTGTACACCCTGTACACCCTGTACACCCTGTACTCCTTGAACACCCTGTACGCCCTGTACACCTTGTACGCCTTGTACACCCTGAAGACCTTGAATACCTTGAGCAGTCATTCTATTCCAGTAAGTATCATTTACTTGACCTGGAGTGAATTCTGGAACTTGGTTTACAAATTGAGTGCCTTGAACATTATACATGTCAAGAGGATAAACTGCTATAAAACTATCACCATCATAATAAACTACATCATTTTGTTGATATATAGTTCCTGGAGAATACTCGCCTCTCCAATTAATACTAAAACCTTGTATACCCTGTACACCCTGTACACCCTGTACACCTTGTACACCTTGTACACCTTGTACACCTTGTACGCCCTGTACACCCTGTACACCTTGTACTCCTTGTACTCCTTGTACTCCTTGTACGCCCTGTACACCCTGTACGCCCTGTACGCCCTGTACACCTTGGACTCCTTGTAGGCCTTGTACACCTTGGACACCCTGTACGCCTTGGACGCCTTGGACACCCTGTACGCCTTGTAAGCCCTGTACACCCTGTACACCTTGTACACCCTGTACACCTTGTACACCCTGTACACCTTGAACGCCTTGGACACCTTGGACACCTTGTACACCTTGTACGCCTTGAACACCCTGGACGCCCTGTACACCCTGGACGCCCTGTACACCTTGGACACCTTGTACACCTTGTACGCCTTGTACACCTTGTACACCCTGAAGACCTTGAACACCTTGTACACCTTGAACGCCTTGTACACCTTGTACACCTTGTACACCTTGTACACCTTGTACACCTTGTACACCTTGTATACCTTGCCAACCTTGGACACCCTGTACGCCTTGTACACCTTGGACTCCTTGTACGCCCTGTACACCTTGGACTCCTTGTACGCCCTGTACTCCTTGTACGCCCTGTACACCTTGGACTCCTTGGACTCCTTGTACTCCTTGGACTCCTTGGATACCTTGCCAACCTTGTACACCTTGTACACCTTGTACACCTTGTACACCTTGTACACCCTGAGCTCCTTGTACACCCTGTACACCTTGTACACCCTGTACACCTTGTACACCTTGTACACCTTGAACGCCTTGAACACCTTGGACGCCCTGTACACCTTGGACGCCCTGTACACCTTGAACGCCTTGGACACCTTGGACGCCTTGGACACCTTGAACGCCTTGGACACCTTGTACGCCTTGTACGCCTTGTACACCTTGGACGCCCTGTACACCCTGTACACCTTGAACGCCTTGTACACCTTGTACACCTTGTACGCCTTGGACACCCTGTACACCTTGTACACCCTGTACACCCTGTACACCTTGTACACCTTGTACACCTTGGACACCCTGTACGCCTTGGACACCCTGTACGCCTTGGACACCTTGGACACCTTGGACACCTTGGACACCTTGTACACCTTGTAAACCTTGGATACCTTGACTAGCAATCATAGACCAAACATTTAAATTCAAATCTGGTCTGATACCTTTATTATTTTCTATAGCAGTATAGGCACTGCCATTATAAAATACAGCATTATTAATAATATAATCAGTTTCTGGATTCCATAACCCTCTCCAAATAAATCCAACACCCTGAATACCTTGAATACCTTGTACACCCTGTACACCCTGTACACCCTGTACACCCTGTACACCCTGTACACCTTGAACGCCCTGTACACCTTGGACTCCCTGTACACCTTGTACGCCCTGTACACCCTGTACACCCTGTACACCCTGTACACCCTGTACACCCTGTACACCTTGTACACCTTGTACACCTTGTACGCCCTGTACACCTTGTACACCCTGTACACCCTGTACACCCTGTACACCTTGTACACCTTGTACACCTTGTACACCTTGTACGCCCTGTACGCCCTGTACACCTTGTACACCTTGTACACCTTGTACACCTTGTACGCCTTGTACACCTTGTACGCCCTGTACACCCTGTACACCCTGTACGCCCTGTACACCCTGTACACCCTGTACGCCCTGTACACCCTGTACACCTTGTACACCCTGTACACCCTGTACACCTTGGACACCTTGTACGCCCTGTACACCTTGGACACCTTGTACGCCCTGTACACCTTGTACACCCTGTACACCTTGTACTCCTTGTACACCTTGTACACCTTGTAAGCCCTGTACACCCTGTACACCCTGTACACCCTGTACACCCTGTACTCCTTGGATACCTTGCCAACCTTGTACACCTTGTACACCTTGTACACCCTGTACACCTTGTACACCTTGTACACCTTGTACACCCTGTACACCCTGTACACCCTGTACACCCTGTACACCTTGAACGCCTTGAACACCCTGTACACCCTGTACACCCTGAGTACCTTGACTGGCTAATCTCTCCCAAAATGTATCATTATCTTGAGGTCCAGGAACTGTCAATGGATTTTCAGCACCAGGAGTAACTCCCTCTACTCCTTTATATTTTACTATCCAACTTGATCCATTATAAAAAACAACTTCATTTTGATAATATCTAGTATTAAAATCATACATTCCCATCCAGATAATACCAAATCCCTGTATACCCTGAACTCCCTGTACACCTTGGACACCTTGAACGCCTTGAACGCCTTGAACGCCTTGTACACCCTGTACACCCTGTACACCCTGTACACCTTGTACACCCTGTACACCTTGTACGCCCTGTACGCCCTGTACACCTTGTACACCTTGAACGCCCTGTACACCTTGGACGCCTTGTACACCTTGTACACCCTGTACACCTTGTACCCCTTGTACACCCTGTACGCCCTGTACGCCCTGTACACCCTGTACACCTTGTACCCCTTGTACACCTTGTACACCTTGTACACCTTGTACGCCCTGTACACCCTGTACACCCTGTACACCCTGTACTCCTTGTACACCCTGTACACCCTGTACGCCCTGTACACCCTGTACTCCTTGAACACCCTGTACGCCCTGTACACCTTGTACGCCCTGTACGCCTTGTACGCCTTGTACGCCTTGTACACCTTGTACACCTTGTACACCCTGTACGCCCTGTACGCCCTGTACACCCTGTACACCCTGTACACCTTGTACACCTTGTACACCTTGTACACCTTGTACACCTTGTACACCTTGTACACCCTGTAAACCTTGAATACCTTGAGTAGCAACTACATCCCAATATACTCTGTAACCAATTCTTGGAACTGTATTAGGATCTATTATACCTGGAGTTATACCTGCTGGATCTTTATATACTGCAATATAACTAGAACCATTATAAAAAATTGCTTCATTTTGATAATATCTTGTGGTAAAACTATAACTCTCTTTCCAAATAATACCAAAACCCTGAATACCCTGTACGCCTTGTACGCCCTGTACACCCTGTACACCTTGTACACCCTGTACACCTTGAACACCTTGAACGCCCTGTACACCTTGGACCCCTTGTACACCTTGTACACCTTGGACTCCCTGTACGCCTTGGACTCCCTGTACTCCTTGGACACCTTGTACGCCTTGTACGCCTTGTACACCCTGTACACCCTGTACACCTTGAACGCCTTGTGCTGTACTTTGTTCCCAATAAGCACTTCCAAAATACGGACGATTACCACGGTTTATTGGAACTGGACCAACGATACTTACCCAACTTGATCCATTATAGTAGACCATGTCGCCTTTGGAATATTCATCAAATTCGTTCCAATATCCTTTCCAAATAATACCACGACCTTGGATACCTTGAGCACCCTGTACACCTTGAAATCCTAAATCACCTTGGATACCTTGACGACCCTGTACACCTTGAGGTCCTACTGGTCCAAATCTACCTTGAAAACCTTGAATACCTTGTGGACCTTGAGTGGCCATCAAGTCCCAGTATAAACTTCCATCTGCGGGGGGTGGACCACCTTGATTTGGTTTTATAGCGACCCAAATAGATCCATTATAGTAGACTACGTCATTTTCACCATAAGGTTCTGTAAGGCTATAGTCACCTTTCCAAATGAAACCTATACCTTGTATACCTTGATTACCTTGGGGTCCTTGACGACCTTGTACACCCTGAGGTCCTATTGGACCTATTGGGCCAAATGTACCCTGTATACCCTGTGGCCCTTGTAGACCACCGCCACTGATTACACTTATTCTACCAGTTCTAGGGTTACCGTCACCCCAATAAACATTTAAATTCCCAGGATCAATAACCTTAATATATGGGCTTCCTGGTTTACCTAAGTCTACACTTTCATTATTATCATCATAAATCTGTACGGTTACATATTGTACATTAAGATTATGTTGTACTGACCAAACTTCAGCTGCTACAGTTTGGTGATATACAAAATTTCCACCTACAAAACTAGCTCCTTGAGCACCCTGCACACCTTGGCTTCCAGGAGCGCCAATCATTATGGCACGCCAGCCATCTTGGACTCCTTGTACACCTTGGAAATATCGTTTTAAGACGCTCATTGACTTCTATAATACTCAGCTAAAAAATATTTTTGAATATAACTTTTTGGCCAATGTAATATAGAAGAACTTAGTTTTAAGATTTGTTTGTATGTTTTATTACAAATGCTATAAACAACATAAATTACTGGCTGACAGTAAATAATATTCAGAAAAAGTGTTTTTATTAATTTTACATTCAGGTTCAAAGGCGCTTTTTCATAGTCAAAAACTATGTTTTTTGCCAATTTAACAAATATTTTAATCAAAATCATTGCGTCTCTAAGCCTGGAAGATATCCACTATATTTATCGCAGCGAACCATTTAATGATTTTATCGGAGTCACCTATATTAATTTTGTCTGGGCCTTTAACTAATATCCTAATTACTCCATTAGGTGTGCCAGTAGGTGTACCATCAGTAGTACCAACTTCTGCTTTTACAGACCAACTATAATTTAAAATAGTAGCTGCGTCTAAATATTGTTCTGCTATACCAGTACCACTGCCTGGTCCTGTGGCGGTAAACACAGTGCCCACCTCAAAATCCATATTTGGATTAGATGCTATAGATTCCCAAACTGTGTCACCTTTTTGTTTGATTCTATATATCCCCCCAACAGTAAATGATCCTGCATTGGTTGTTAAAATAGTAATAGATGTGGTTGATGAACCTGAAACTTTTTCAGTTAATGTATTTCCAATTATTGATGTAGTCGATGCATTTGCTCCTCTGGTTGCTAAAAATTCTAGATTCCAACTTGCGCTTTCATTTCCGCCTATTAATTTTGAATTTATTTCTACCTTTACTTTATAAGAATGATTATTTTCTAATTCAAACCGATTAGTATCTATTAAGGTATCTGAACCGTCTAAAGTCAGTTCCTTCCAAGTTCCGTTGGTAGTAGTTGCGCTGACTAATAATGTAGTTTTACCAAATCCAGTATTAAATTCTGATAATCCATCATCACTTAAATGTTGTGTAAACCTACTACTTTGTACTCGTGCGTAACCATCTAATTGTGGTTTTAAGATTACATCACCGGTTATAGGATCGCCTTCCTGGTCTTTATTAATAGCTCTTATGGTGTTATTAAGAAGTTGTAAATTACCAAACTTACCATCAGCTTGATCACTAAGACCAACAAACCCTATATATCTATAACCTCTAACATATATTTTATCACCTGCACTTAGATCATCAGGTATAACATTTGAGTTATCGCCATTGTCTAAATAATTGGTAAAATTAAGTACCCCTGACATATAGTCAAAATAGTAAGCACCTTTGTCATTAATACCAGCATCAAATATCTTTTTTGTACCCGCGCTGGCAGGATTACCTATAAAAACTTCAATTAAATATCCAGGTCCAAATTCAGGACTAATCCAATTTTCGTACTTTACTTCACTCCCTGATATTGTTGCTTTAGCTACGTAAGTAGGATATATATTATTTATAGGAGTAGTTGTGGTATCGGGCACTAATTCCATCGTTCTATATTCAACTACACTCTGTACTATATTTGGTGAAGCCGGGGCCTTTATAATACTATTTGCTTGAGTCCAAATTTTGTCGCCGCGCAATAGGCTAGGACTAGGAATAGTTTCGTTACTAGCACCTTTTAAAGTATTGAAATCAGTTTTAGATAGACCAAATAATTTCTTGTACAGTAAATCTACTTTTTGTTTATCAACTACGGCCATTAGTTAGTTGCTCCTGATAAACTTAATGCTCTAACAATATCACTTGTTGTTAATTTTATTCTTATATACACTTCACTAGTGGCAGTATTACTAGTACTCACTGTTCCAAACGTACATATTCTACTTTGATCTACATCTTGACCTAATGTAATTATACCACCTTCACTACATCCATTAGATCTATTTCCGCCTGTTCCTGTACCTGGAACACCGCTACCTCCATACGGTATGCTCATGTCTAACCATCCATTGAGACCATTATCGGTAGCTATACCATTTCCTGGAACTGCTACCCAAAGACCATGAATAATTCCGTCAATATTAATTTTGAACTTACTCACAGAACCTCTAATAAATTTAAAGGTAAAATATTGAGGACCACTCCTTCCGCCAGTATTTAGATTTGGTCCAGGTGGTAAAAAATTTGTATAATCTGTAATATCATGCTTTAAAACTGCTTGATTACCTTGTCCTACAACCACAGCATCATAATCTTGTAGCGGACTTGTTTGTGAATTAAAAGCCACTGCGTTGGCTGAAAAACTTGGGTTATCTCCGCTGCCTGGATTTACTATACGATATCCGTTGGCACTGCCACTACCAAATCCGGCAGCAACTTCTAAATTAGTTTCATCTATAGTATTTGTATTACTTGTTCCAGTTTTGAATAATACACCGCCACTAGGAGTAAAATTCTGTGTGGTTGTACCATAACTATTATCGGCTGTTAATGTGACAGGAGCAGTGCTTCTACCAACACCATTTTTTACAGTAACAGTAGTTGATAAAGATAAACTTGAATTATTTAAATAATTCCTTGGTAACGGTAAATCACTAAATGCAGGATTATTAGCTTTAGCTGACGCATAGGTCAATGTCACTGGTGTATTAAAAGCCCCACCACCTGTACCAGTTATAAACTCATTGTATGTTGGGTACATATTTTTACTTAATTTTGAAATCTTGAAACTTAGTACAAAAGTAGTAGCACTAGAATAATGTGCGATACCACTACTATAACTTAGTGTAGGTGTTGATTCTGGTTCAAACAATACATCAGAAAATACAGGAGGTTCAGAAGTACTATTATCATAATACCAATAGGCTACACTTGTTTCACCTACAGTAGCAGGAACAGTTTCTGGAAAAAGATTATTATGCTTTATTTGAACCTTGTTCCAACCTTCCTGTACATTTCCCTGTCCTCTTGAGTCAAATACTTGCCAAAACAGAGGACTGATAGATGGAACTGCTACCAAAGCATAATCTTTATCATCTGTTATAACTAAGTCTCCAACAGTTTCATTGTCCTTACCTAGTAGGTATACTGGACTTAGGTCGTTTTCACTTTCTTTTAATTCAGGTGTCAATGCTTTACTACCAGCAGCAACACCGTTTTTATAAATTGTAACAGTACCTCTATCTCCTGGGCCACAATCATTTATAGTACTTGTTTGATAGGATGATGTTCTTAACACTTGATTCACTACTGTACCACCAGCAACACTGTTAGTAATAGCATCACCAGTTCTATCACTTTGTATAAAGTTACACATTCTATAACTAGAAACACCTAAAATTGTAAAAGGCTGAACATTACCATTTTTTAGTTTAGGAAAATTTGGTGGTGGTTTTGGTACTAACTTTCCTAAAATAACATTCATTTGTGCTATTCCTCTACTTATTGGTGTGGCAGTAGTCATTGCCACTGCTCTAGTAGCTAATTCACCCTCATCTGGCTGGCCTATTTTCACACCCATGGCAGAATTAAATTTAACCAATCCTGTGGTTGTTAGGTCTCCCACAGTGGTTAGATTAATATCCTCATTTGCAAATCTTGCGTTTAACCCGCTGTCTGTTACTTCTAAACGATCTGTATGAAAGGCATCTGCCTGCATTTGTCCTGTAGTCTGAAAATCTCCATTTTGATCAATCTGTACAGTGTCACTCCAATAGCGTTTGCCATTCTTATCTGTTAATAATATGCGTTTAACATCAGCACTATCCGTAGTTTCAGGAACGCCTAAATCTGGTTCGGCTTCACTCAGTTTTAGAAAATCATACCTTTGCTCGCTGACATTTGCGGGCTTGACCTTTTTAACACGGCCGCTAAAAAGTTCAACTCTTTGTTGTGCTGCCATTTAAGATCTAGCCCCCTTTCCTGTCGCTACATATAAAAACGGGCCTTGTACAGACCCGTTTTTGCTCAAGATAATAGATAATAATTCATTGCGGATCATTCTAACTCTTTGTTCAAAAAGTCTTTACAGACTATTTATAATTTTGGTTAAAACCTACCGCAATCTATTATATTACTAAAATAAGGTCTACCCCCTAAATCGCTCTGTAATAAACTACCATTAGCCAATGCTGGATTGGTTACGCCTACTGGGTCGTCACCGTTACCAAATAATATACCACCTTCTTGTAGTTCTACTCGGCCAGTTCCACCATACCCAACATCAATAACATCAGCACGCCATGTACCTTGTGTAATAGCACTTTCAATAATCACTGTACCACTACCACCTGGAGCTATACGTAAATTAACATCTGTTGGTGTAAAAATATTCTGTGTGCTCAAGTTTGGAACTTCAAAAGCACCCTCACTTGTACCACTATCACCAATGAAGATTTCATTTTCGTTACGACCACTTGGGATAAATGTAAAAGTACGTGTGCTAGCCTTGAATCCAAAGAAACCTAATTTAGCTGCACCTCGTCCTTCATCAGCCAATGGATCCCACCAACGGAATTCAATACCACGATCTGTTTGGCCATTCAGTTCACTAACAAGATCTTCATTATCACCACCAATAGTAATAATTGGATCATCAATTGTGGTTTGTACTGTATTAACTTCTACAGTTGTACCATTGACAAACAAGTTACTATTAATAATCATGTTATCATTAGCGTCAAGAGCAATCTTATTACTCCATGTTCTATTACCCCATTTGTCAGATACTAGCATAGCTCTTAAAGTACTGTCAGCTGGTGCTTGACTAACATCAACACCGTTTACTTTAATAGTTGGATAAAGTACATTTTCGATGCCGACTTGTATAGCTGGGTCTGCATCAGTAGCTATATTTGTTTCAGGGTTGACACTACGCCATGGTACAAATAAGTTTGGTTCTGCTTCACTTAATTTTAAGTAACCATTTTCCTGTTTCTGTCCTGGTGTTCGTACCTCATACCTACTCTTACCAGTACCATAACCTTTGGTCATGATATCGCGAGCTGCGACTTTCTTTACACGACCACTAAATAATTCAACTTTTGGTTGAGCTGCCATTTTTATCTATCCTTATCTTGATATTACTAATACTAATATTAATCGTTAGCTGATTCTAGAATACTTAGTGTAACTTTTAATTGTCCATTTTGACTAGCTTGAACACGTAGACTATCACCAGATTCTAAAACTAACTTTCCTGCAACGAAACTAATAGCATCGCTGTTAGGAATTTCAAAATCATTAACTAATTCACTTGATACAACACCGCGTACATGCCATGCTGTGAAAGCTGCACTGGTTGAATCAGTAATATTTGTGACCTGCGTACCAAGAATAATACCTGTTACACCTGCTGGTGTTGTGTAGATATTTGTTGGGCTTGCTGTTACGCTTGCTGTCACTGTTTTAAACGCATTTAAGGGTACTGTTGCCATGTTTTAATCCTTTTTATTAATATGTTACTTACCTGCCTCCTGACAAGTAAGTAACCCTTCTTACCATTAACTCTGTAACGCTAGAATGTATGGTGTTACAACACCTAACAAGCTCTTGTTAAATGCTCTACCTATAATACTACCTGAGTCACGCTTGATTGTTAAGTCTGGACCAATTCTAAAGTCACCCTTTTCATCTGTACTGGTGAAGTTAATAAATCCGCCCTTGTCACTAACCAATTGATTCTCTGGTTTTGGTACACCGCCATTGTATGGTAGCGCACTATCTACGTCAATACCAGTTCCAACCCACTCTAGAGTGTGGCCAGTTGTAGTAATTGTACTAACTTGGTGGAATGTAGCATATGTGTTATCATCGACACTACCATTAAATGTAGCATCAAGTTGTAGTACACTAATATATCCATTAGTCAAGATATCAGTAAATGCATCCATTAATGTAGTAATATTAGTTACTTCACCATCTGTTGCTTTTGGATTACTCTTATCCTGATCCACATAGTTTTGAGCAGTAACAATTGCATCATTTAATACTACCTTTCTTGCTAGAGCATCTAGGTACACGAAACATGCTACTGTAGCACTCTTACTATCTGCTGGTATCTGGAAACGACCACCACTGTAATACTGTTCAGCAGCAAACTTAGTTCTACTATTACCACCATAGATCAAGTCGTATGCTAGGGCATCAATAGTTAATCCTACATCACGCTTACATGTGTCTTGTAAGTAACCAAATCCAGCGTAAGTTTCGTTGATAAATGTGATTGTATTTTCGGCGATAGTTGGAATACTATCACGTACAATCGCACGTACAATTAAATTGTCTGGCTTGAAGTTATCAACATCAGCGAACACTGGGTCAACTAGTGCTGGAGCTGCTGTTGCACCGCCTCTGATAACATCGAGCGTAATTTGTACTAGATCACTTACACCAGTCAATGAGCTTGGATCTGTTCTTGTCTGTAGTGTACTATTACCTGTAGTTGCTGTTAGTGATGTACCATCTACAATATCATCAATGATATTCTTAAGATGAGTAAATCCACCAACTGTTGGTCCTTTTGTAGCTAGAGGTATCATTAATCCACCTTTGTAAGCATACTCAAGAGCTGCTGTTCTAGACTCTTTGTTACCACCATACAGTGCATCAAATGCTAGAGCCTCAACAATAAACTCAACATCTCTTCCACACTTGGCTTCATTGTACACGAAGAACTGTACTGAACTACCAGTAGCCTGTGTAGCATCACCTAATGTGTTCACGAATGCTCGTTTAATATCAAAACTTACATTAGCCTTCATACTACTTGCACTAGCAGTTACTCCGTTGGCTTGCGATACTGAAGTCTTCAATCCATTAATTGTAGCATTCACCGTTACATTTGAAGCTGTTCTTTGAACATTTGCTACTGTATTAGCACTAGCCAAAGTACTATCTGGGTTGTTAACTACTAATACTAGGCTGTCGACAGCAGCTTCTGCGGCTGAGGCCTTACTAGCAGCACCAGTTGTATGTGTTCCTTTAGAAACAACATCCTGTAATGGTGTGTAAGCACTATTGTTTAGTATGATTCCCACTAGGTCTGCTAGGAATTGATAAGCAGCAATAGTTGCAACTTTCTCATCCTCACCACCAGTGATATCAATATCATCAATATTGTTTGGATGTGAACCAAGTGTTAATTGATTACCTTCCCAATATGATAATGCGGCTTCAATAGTTTCAGCGTTTACACCATAGGCCATATCATAACGCAGTGCGTCAATGATGTACTGAACATCTCTTTCACACTTGATCTTGTTATAATCTAGTTCTGGATAGTTTCTATCTAGATATGCACGTACTTCAGCCTTAATAAAGTTACTATAACTTACTAGTGTATTATCTACAGCTCTTGGATTAGTTGCAGCAGTTGTTGTTATAACAAGTGCTGGTGTTGCTATTACTCCACGATCAACAATATCAATAATTGTATCCATCAACGCACGAGCATCTGTCTTTACTGATCCAGTTGTTGACTGACTTACAAGTCTCTTGATCAAGTACAATGAACCAATTGTTGCTTGCTTTTGCTCAGATGTAACAACCTTACTATAACTTCTTAAGTATGCTTGTGCTGCTTTAATACTCTTATAGTTACTTGCTGCTGGAATATCTGCTGCTAGGGCATCAAGAATTAGATCAACATCACGCTCACACTTGGTTACTGTTGTACCAGTATAATCTAGATATTCTCTACTATTGATATACTCAAAAATCTTAAATTGAGTAGCCTCTTTACTAGCAACTAATGTTGTAAATGCACTAACTAAATTAGTAGCACCACCTGCTGTACTTGGGGCTCCTATTACTAAAGCTTTTGCCTGTGCTGCATTTGTTGCATCAGTATCAGTATCTAGTACACCGGTAATAATAGCAATTAATGTATCAACATAACCATCAGCTGTAGCATCAACATTAACTAGAGCCTTAATATTAGTAGCTAGAGATTCAAAAGCAGCCTTTGTGGGAGCTTTTTCACCACTACCTAAATTAACAGTGGCAGTTCCTTCATAGTATGACTTAGCTGCCACTGTTACGCCCCAGTTACCACCATATAATACATCGTGAGCCAATGCGTCAACTACATAGTTCAAGTCTCTTGTACATTTATTTGTCTGAGCACCTGCTGTTAAGCTTAGTCCGCTTATTACACCAGATACTAGAGTAGACTTGTTAGTTACAATAGCTGCACTAGCATTCTTACGTGATGCAGCACCTGAAGCTGTTGTAGTATCAGTTGGGTATAACAATGTTACATTAGCATCAGTTTCGTCATTGATAATATCAATGACTACGCTTAACTTAGCACGTACGGCACTTATTGCATCGGAATTAGTACTTACTACAGAACTTACAATGCTCTTAGCTTGAGTTAAACCAGCAAGTATAGCCCATTTCTGTGCTGATGCTAGTGCTCCGCTTGCTGAAGCACGTAGATATGAACGACCTGCTTGTACACTTAGGAAGTTACTGCCTGTTACCATATCAGTAAACACCGCATCTAAAATCAATCCAATGTCACGTTCGCACTTTTGTACTTCATAAACAAAGTATGAACGATTGTTTACCCAACGAATTGTCTTGGCCTTAGCATTAGCAACATTGCTAATTAGAATGTTTCTAGCTGCTTCTAATGCATTTCTACTGCCTAATAATTCTGGATACTCTACTGCTGGTACTGTGTATGTAGCACTAAAAACAACTCCAGTTATAATTGCAATTAGAGCAGTTACTCTTGCGTCTAAATCTGCAGGAGCACTACTATTATTAATAATGTAATCTCTTACGCCATTAAATGCTGCAATAGTAGCAGCTTCTTCACCAGCATTGGTTAACTGAATAGTTCCAGTACCATTTCTGTAAGCCTTAGCAGCAATAATACTAGCCCAATTTCCACCGTATGTGATGTCATGAGTTAATGCTTCTAATACATATCCAATATCTCTATTACATTTTGCTGCGTTTCCACCACCACTATTATTACTGGCTGTAATACCAGCTGCTTTAGCATTAGCAATATTGTTAGCATTGAGTAACCATCCATTTAGAGCTACTTGATCTGCTGTTGTAGTTACATTAGCAGTTGGAACAACTACCGCTGGTAAGCCTGTGACGCTTTCTGCATTTATTGTATCAATGATAATATTCATACTGGCCTTAATACTAGCTACAGCATCAGCATTACCTCCTACATAATTAATTAACAAGTTCTTTAAGTACTTGAACGCTAATAAAGTAATATGCTTTTGTTGATCAGTTAATACATTACTTGCATATTGACGTAGATATGAACGAGCAGCAGTTACAGTATGGTAGTTACTACCTGTTACCATATCGTAGGCTACAGCATATGTTAAGAACTCTACATCACGAGCACACAATGCCTCATCATAATTAATCTTAGTATATGTCTTATTAATATAAGCAATAACTTCGTTCTTAATGAAAGTCTTGTTGGCTAGTAAGATTGCGTTTGCTTTCTCACGCTCAGCATTACTTACACCACTATAAGTAATTGTTGGAGTAGCTTGATTTCCAAGACCAGTTTCAATAATTTGAAGTATAATATCCATATTATCGGTAATACGCTCTTTACTAATAGCATTTGACGCTGCAATACCCATCAATACTTGTTTTAAGTATGTAAATGCTGCTATAGTAGCCTGCTTCTGATTTAGACTTGCTAGGGCATCTGCTGCTAGATTTAGATCTACACCTTGAGTAACTGATCTATAATAGCTACGTCCTGCTGTAATACTACGGAAATTGCTGTTGAACAACATATCCCAACGTACTGCATCAATCAATAGTCCAACATCACGAGCACATTTTGTCTTATTATAGACTAGTGCTGGGAAATTAGTATCTACATAATTAGTTACCTGTGTCTTGATTGCATCTGTTTGACTTCTAATTGCTACTGAGACTTCCTGAATAGCTACTTCAGACCAACTTGCATCTGCGTATACCTCTGTATCTAATGAATCATCGTCAATTAGAGCATTAACATTATTAATCAATGCATCAATCATTGGGTCAACCATATACTGATCTACATCACTATAAGTTTTGATTCTAGTACCTAATGCTGTAAATGCTGCTTGAGTCTTATCAACGTGGTCTGCACTTGTACTTCCTGAACCTGCAACTCCCTCAAGTACAACACCATCATAATAACTACGACCTGCAACACATGTTTCCATGTTTCCGCCATAGGTTAAATCATATTTGATAGCATCAATTAAATAACCTAGGTCACGTAAACATGTAGTCTTACTATAATTATTACCAAAGGTATTTGTTACATTAGTATCTAACCAACTACCCATGTATGTTAGTAAATTGGCTCTATTTGCTTCAATGGCATCAACTGCTTTTCTAATTACTGTATTATTGGCATTACGAGTTGTCTCACCAAATTCTAATACATCAATTACAACATTCATTGCACCTTTGACTCTTAGGGCAGCAGTGACATTATTGCCTGTAATTTCAACTAATAGACCTTTTAAGAATCTAAATGCTGCTAGTGTGGCTGCTTTCTGAGTAGTTGTAACTACACCAGCACTGGTCATATTTCTATAATATGCCTTACCAGCTGTCCAACTACGGAAGTTTGTGCCAAACATCATATCATAACGTACTGCTTCTGTAACTAACTTCACATCACGTTGACATGTCTCTGCTGTATATGAGAAACCTGGGAACTGTGCGTTCACATAGTCAGTAACTTGTAGGGCTAAACTATTCTTACGATCAAGCATTGTACTTGCAATTAGTGCTAGATTATTATCCACCCAACTTGTACTTGGACGTACTTCATCTATTTCTGTTAGATAATCTGGCAATGCTGTTCCTCCGCTTGTACCTGAATAAGGAGTTGAATTTTTAACAAATGTTTGACCAACTGCTGGAGAAGCACTTGCGCCCATATCAGTCCAATTTACACTTGTACCTAATTCAATAATTACATATTTTTGACCTGGAACTAAAGCGCTAGCATTCACTAAGGTTAGAGCAGAAACAATTGTTTTGACTAGATCACTTGCTTTTTTAGCTGCATCTGTGCTTCCTGGAGCATTTGCTCTAATTTGTGATGGGCCTGCAAAAGCAGCAGTGCCTGCACTAATAGTAGTATGTGCTGTATTTTTCGCTACATTCTCGACAACTGTTGCTAAACGTGCAAAAGCATTTTTAGTAGCAGTAATATGGGCTGCATTTGGAGGTGAAGCACCTAAAACTGTACCTGAGTAATAAGCCTTAGCAGCTAATACAGTTTCCAAATTACCACCATAAGTTAAGTCATAACGTACTGCGTCTAAAATTAATCCTACATCACGTAAGCACTCATCTGTAGTAAAGCCACCGCCGAAACTTGTAAGATTTACTAATCCTGCACCACCATTCCCACCTGCGCCACCTGTGCTTAGTAGATATGATCTCATATCTTCTAGAATAAAGTGTCTATTCTCCTCGATACGATCACGAGCGTTTAGGAAACCAATATCACTAGCGTTTGGAGTTCCACCATATGGTGTGCTCACGGCTGGTAATGTTGCTAGGGCTGCTGTTTCATTTGCTGCTGATAGTAAATTAATTACAATATCCATCAATGCTGCTACACGATCCTGCGCCACTTTATCAGTTTTAACTAAGTCATCAAGAGCGACCTTAACAACTTCAAATGCTTTCTGTGTAGCTAACTTCTGATTGCCAACTACTGTACTTGCTTGAGCACGATAATAACTGCGAGCAGCCACGATTGTGCGGAAGTTGCTGTTAAACATCATATCCCAGCGAACTGCATCAATAATCAACTTAACATCACGCTGACATTTATCAACATCATATACTAAGCCCGCAAAGTTAGCATTAACATAATCAGTTGTGGCCTTGGCTACTGTGTTAGCAGCAGCCTTGAGCTTGTCACTGAATACATATAACTCACTATCTACCCAACTTGTATCAGCCTCAATGGCCGCTGGCTCTTCAATACGCTGATCAATGAAACTAATAATATCATCTACTAGTTTTAATGCTGCTGTTTCGCCAGCTCCTGCTGCTGTCTGTGCTGCAATCAATGTTTTTAATTGTTTGTAAGCATCAATTGTTGCTAATCTATCATCACCTGGGAGGGCTGTACCATCATAATAAGCCTTACCTGCAACAATAGTTTCTTGATTACCACCAAAAGTTAGATCATATGTTATAGCATCTAATATTAGTTTAATATCCTTACGACATGTTGATTCAGTATAAACTAAACCATTAAAATTACCATTTTGATTAGTACGTTCTGTATTAATAAAAGTAATTAAGTTATCTTCAATAGTTTGTCTATTAGTATTAATATCATTACGAGCAGCGATTCTACTGTTTTGATCAGCCGCAGCAGCATCATATTCTGCTTGTGTATCAAAATCATTAACAGTTATTGAAGGTGGAGTAATTAGATAGTACTTACCTGATCCACCTGGTTTATCTGGGGTCGAATCAGCAGCAGCATTAAATCCTAAATTATTCAACGCTGTGTTATCGCTGGCCAGAATAGCTAAGAATATATCAAATAATCTTTCAGCACGTTGACGGAAACTAATAGTTTGTACACTACCACTACCACCTGTTGCTGTATTTGGTGTACCTGTTGCTACAAAAACTGTTCCTACTGTGTTATTTCTAGCCCCGAAAGTACGATAGTCTGTATAATAGTAAGCTGTACCTGTACCAGTACCTGAACCAGTTGCTGTAAATATAGTACCTGAATTATTGTCTGCTGCACCAAGTTGTGTAAAGTCAGTGGTACTACCAGTACCATAAACGATTTGATATTTGCCACCTACAATAAAGCCGCCTGCTTGGACTAGAGTTTTCCCAGTACTAGTAATCTTATATTCACGACCAACTACTAGTGCTTCGGCTGTTGTTTCAGCATCTAATGTTTCAATATCTGATAGACCTTGTGTGATAACTTCATCTAAAGATTCTAAACTTGGTCTAATCTCAAATGTTAATCCTGCTGTAGAACCTGCTGTACCTAATGTAGTATCAATTGGTGCACCATCAACTTCTTCACTCAATTGGAACGAAGTTGTTGTTGGGTTACCGATAACATAATATGTCTTAGGTTGGGTACCAATATTTGTATAATTTTCTAAAGTACCTGCACCTGTTCCATATACTCCACTTACACGTATTGGCTGATTTTTCTTAATTGGTTGTAAGAGATCAGTTACTGGTGCTGTACAACTAAACTGACCACTAGTACTTGTAATAGTAACTCCTACTAATTTCTTACCTAATACACGTTCCTTTAGTTCTTTGAACGCACTGATATTAGCAGCCGCTTGTGTACCAGTTATAACACTAGCAAATGATCTACGATAACTACGACCTGCAGATATAGTTCTGAAACTTGTATTAAACATTAGATCATAACGAATAGCATCCAATACTAGACCAACGTCTCTACGACACTTGGCTTGATCATAATCAACTACAGGAGAAATACTTGTAAATGTGTTAATGTTATTCACATAATCAATGATTACATCTTGAAGTCTTGGCTTTTCTTGTACAATTGTGGTACTAATTTCTTGAAGTAATGGATTGACCCATACTTGATTTGGTAACACTGTTGTTGCAACAGCGCCAGCGCCAGCTTCTATTAGGTTTCTAACCTGTAGAACAAGATCACGTGCCTCTGTAGCAGCCAATGTATTAGTTGAAGCACCTAGAGCAGTGTTAACCGTAGCAAGAACTTGCTCTGACAAGTATGTATATGCTGCTACAGTAGCAGGAATCTCACCTGCATTTGTAAACACTGTACCGTCATAGTAGGCCTTACCAGCAACCATAGTTTCCATATTGCCGCCATAAATGAGGTCATATGCCACTGCATCTAATAAGAAACCAATGTCCTCTTCACACTTGTCATCATCATAAGTAAATGAACTCCAAATACTACCTACAGCCGCACTACTTACTTGTGTACTAATCCAAGTTGTCACTGCTGTCTGCAATGTACCCTTAGCAGTCAATATAGCATCAGCGGCTACTTTGAATGATGAGTCACGATTAACAATACCTGCTGGTCTTGCCAGTGCGTATACACTACCGCCTGGTAATGGTACACGAGCAGTTGGTACACTGCCACCGCCAATAATACTTGAAATCAATTCAAAACTACGTGTGATACTAGCAATTGCATCTGCATCATCTAATAGTTCAACTACTTTCTGCTTGGCAAAATCAATACCGCCTAGTGTTTCTTGTAATTGATCTGTTATAACCAAACTACTTGTAGCACGACGATATGCTAGACCTGCTTTTACACTGTTATAATTTGTGCCTAATAATAGATCATATAAGGCTGCATCAATAATTAGTCCAACATCACGACTGCAACGACTTTGATCATAAGTCTTGTAGTTAGCAGTAATATAAGCTACCACTTCTTCCTTCAAGAATTCCTTATTAGCAATCAAACTATTAGCAGCATTGACAGCATTAGGATTAAAAGCAGCACCAATTGGCGGAACATTAACCACTGGTGGGGCTACTTCAACACCTTTGTCAATAATATCAAACATTACATCAAATAAGTTTGTAATACGACCAATAGCAGCCTCATTCTTAACTAGTGGAGGCTTCTGACTGATTTCAATTACACGATCACGGATAAACTTAATAGCCTGTAGTTGTGGACCAATCTGTGTGCTGGTTACAACATTAGCAGCCTTCTGTAAGTATACACTACCTGCTGTGATACTTTGGAAGTTACTGTTTAATACCATGTCATACATAGCAGCGTCTAAGATCAAGCCTACATCACGAGCACATTTTTCTGTGTTGTATTGTAGGATAAAGCTATCAATATAATCTGCGATACGAGCTTGTAATTCAGCTTTTTGTTCTTGTACAGCAATACGAACATAGGCCAATGTTTCATCACCTGCTAAAAAGTCTGGATTAACTCTTAGTGGTACTTGTTTTACACCACCTTTAACAACATTGATAACAATATCAACCAATTCACCTAGTCTTTGACTTGTTTCAATGCTACCTGCTGTACCTTTAATCTGTTCTAGAGACTTTTGATAACTCTTTGCTAGCGAACTTCTTGCTACATCAAATATCAAGTTGCCTAGATAGTTATAAGCACGTATTGTAGCTTCAATTTCATCATCTGGTAAACTCTTTTGACTTGTACCTGCATAGTATGCCTGGCCTGCCCAGTTGCTTTCCATGTTACCACCGTAGGTTAAATCATAGAAGATAGCGTCAAGAACTAGATCTAGATCTTCATTACATTGTTTTCTATCAAAACTAAAATCTGTAGAGTATATACCAGCTGGATTATTTTGGAATCCTTCTCTGTTTTGACGTTGTTGTTCATCAATCCAATCAATAACTTCGGCCTTTAAGAAATCTCTATTGGCTTCAATTAAGTCACGTGCTTTACGAATACCCAAATCATTAGCGTTATTATTTCCACCTACTGGCAATGGCAATTGTTTGCTAGGTAAGTTTAATAATCCATTAACTGTAGTTAAGTTTGCTGCTCGTATCACTGATATTAGTAGATCCATCAATTGTGTAATTCTATTGTATGGACGGCCTCCTGAAGTGATTCCTGGAATCTGACCTTCACCTTTCTGATAAGCAACAAAAGTTGGGTATCTTGCTGGTAATCTTTGTAAGATTGTTTTCAAGAATGTGAACAATAAGGCACTTTGTTCTTTTTGTGGATATACACTATTAGTTGTTGTACCTGTGGCCAGTGCGCTAGCACTTTGCTGTCTCCAATAACTACGAGCAACTGTACTTGTTCTGAAACTTGATCCAAACATTAAGTCATAACGTATTGCATCTAATGTTAGTAACACATCACGTTCACACTTTTCAATATCATATGTGAACATTTCATAAACTGTGCCTTCACCAGTAGCAGCGGTTGGAGCACCTGTAGCAATAAATGTTGAATCTACAGTAGCAGCAAATGTACCAGTAGAATATGTAGTCCATGATGTTACAGGAGATCCAGGTGATTTAATCTTATATCTGCGACCTGCAACCATATCACTGGCTTTTAGCACTCTTACTACTTTACCATTACCTGTACCTGGTGTATTATTTGCCACAAACTCATCACCCACTGCTGCTGTGTTACCACTAGCACGATGGTTAGCCCATGTTGTTGTAGTACCAAAATCAGCAATCTTATAGGTCTCGCCCTGTACAATGGATGTTACTGGGATTACTACAAACCAATCTGTCCAAGTTCCGACTGCAACAATATCATTACTGCTTGGAGCAAGTGAACCAAACTCTCTTAGTGGTCCTGATGCTGGATCTGTAATTGCTACTGGACTAGCATTAAATCTAGCTGCATCTAGTTGCAATCTTACCCATTCTGTAATTTGACTTTGAATACTGTTCCTACCACTATAGCCAGTATTTGCGTCATCATTAGTCTTCATAAGTTCGATCATTGTATTGGCATTTTTCAAATCTTCTTCAACCCATGAAATATCTGGTGTTGAAATATTTTCTTTTGACCAATACGCACTGCCTATAAATGGTGTTTGCTCTTTATTAGTTTGTTTTGCGACCCAGAAAGTTCCTTCAAATACAACTAAATCACGAGCAACATATGTTGAACTATTTTTCCATGAGCCTTTCCATGTATAGCCTGTTCTTACAAAATCTCTAATTACAAATGCTAGATTTTTTGCTGTTTGAGCACCTGCTACACTGCCTGCTTCACCTGTTACTTGTGGGAAAATTACTTGAATGTCACTAACATCAATACCTTGAGCAATTAATTCTACATAACCCTTCAACTTTGTGAAAGCACTAATAGTAGCATCAATTTCATCTTGATCTGGTAATGTAGCGTTTTGACCTGGGGCACTTAAATCACCAGCACGAGTTCCTCTATAATATGCACCACCGGCAATAATACTTTCCATATTACCACCATAGGTCATGTCATAATACACTGCATCAAGTATTAGATCTAAGTCTCTCGCACATGTTGACTCTACAAAATCTAAATCTACTAGATTAGGATCTGTTCTTAAGAACTTTAGAACTTGAGATTTGATAAAGTCTCTATTAGATTCAATTAAGTTTCTAGCAAAACCATACTTAACTGTACCACTTCTTGTTGTATTATAGCCTGTTGGGCTTGGTAATACATAAGCAGGAATAGCCTTCTCACCCTTGTCAACAATGTTGATCAATAGATCCATTCTATCTTTAACACGCTCTAAGGCTGTAGCATTTGTACTAACAATAGAACTTAATTTTTCCTTGGCAAACTTAAATGCTTCGATAGTAGCAAACTTCTGTTCACCTACTACTTTACTGGCCACAGCACGGAAATATGCACGAGCAGCAGTAATAGTACGGAAGTTACTATTAAACATCATGTCATAACGAACAGCATCAATAATACTTCGTATATCTTCTTGACAATCAGATTGATTGTATGTTAAAGCACCTTGGAATCTATCATCAATGTAGTCAGTTACTAATGTTGGAACATTGGGTTGACCATTAGCACCAGTTTTACTATCCACAAGAGCATCGCTTAGATCAACTAGATCTTGATCTACCCAATCTGTGTCTGCTGGATCTTCTGTTGGATCTGCAACATTATTATCTACACTTGCTATAACAACTTGAATTAGATCAGCAGCCGCAGCACCAGCAAAAGAATCACCTGCTGAACCTGTCTTATTTTGCTCAATTGTATATAAAGCCACTTTTTCTAATATAGCATCTCTTAATAGTTCAAATGTAGCAACACTGCCATCTTTTTGACCACTTACTACTAGGTTTACTGTGCCATTACCTGTACCTGCAACTGCGGCTGTGAATGTATCACCTACTGCATATGTAACACCAGTTGTACCAGCAGCAATATTCCAATCTGTAAGGCTTCCTGCTGTACCTAAACTAACAATCTTATACTTTTTACCTGCCACAAAACTACCAGCTGTAACTGGTGTACCAGTAATTACTCTATCACCTGTGCCTAATACATCTGACAATCCACTGAATCCACGATAGTAAGCGTTACCAGCTAACTGGCTGCGATAGTTGCTGCCAAACATTACATCATAACGTACACTATCAATAACATCATCAATATCTGCTTCACATTGTGTTTTCTGTGCGCCAGCATAACCAATATCAAACTTGGTTGTTAGTAATGTATTAACTTCAGCTTTAACAGCGTTTCTGAAACTAGTAAGATTAATAGCATCACTTAGAGCAACTAATTTACTATCCACCCAACTTGTGCTTGGTAGGTCTGCGGCTAGTGCTGACGTTGAAACTTTACCATCAATTAGAGGAACAATAACTTCTTTTAATAATGATTTAGCTTTGGCAGCAGCAGTACCAGTTGCATCACCTTGTCCAAACTTTTGTACCACTGCATTTTGTTTGGTATTTCTAATAGTTGTGGCCCAACTTTGACCTCGTGCTACAACTTCTAGAAGATCACCTAAATAATTGTATGCGGCAATACTTTGATCTAATTCACCTAATAATGAATCTGGAGTATCTGTACCTGCAACCTTTACTGTACCATCATAGTAGGCCTTACCTGCAAGATGACTTGCTGTTCTACCACCATAGGTTAAATCATAAAGTACAGCATCAAGCAAGAAGCCAACATCTCTTTCACACTTGTCTAAATCGTAATCAAATATTAACTTTAATGTTGTATTATTTGGCCAATCTGTATAAACAGGAGTCGAAGAAGTGCTATTTACAGTATCATATTTTCCTGCTTTTGTACCATCCTGTGCTCTTAATACACCAGTAAATGTTGTTGATGTTTTACTTGTATAAGTAACAACTTCTGTACCAATTACTAGTTTACCTGCCTCTGGGAATCCTTCTGTGCTGGTAACTGTAATAGTAGTTGCCGATGTAGATAATGCACCGTTTAATTGTGTATTAATATTCTTAATAAATCCTGTTACTTCAGCAACTAGGAAGTTTCTATTACCAGAAATTAACTTCACAGCGTTTAGATAGTCTACATCAGCAGCAGTTCCAGCACCTGAAGTTGGGGCAGGCATGACAAATGGTCTCTTTGGAGTAAAGTTTGGACCATCTTTCAATAATTTAATGATTAAATCAAAACTGCTGTTAACTCTTTGCTTGGCTTCAAATTGCTTACTTGTAGGTTTTACATCTTTTAATTGAACTACTTCAGCTAGGACTTCTTTCAATCTTTCATAAGCAGCAACAGTTTGAATGATCTGCTTTGGAATAATTGATTTTGGTGTAACTGCACCATCAAAGTAACTAATAGCAGCCTGTGTTGTATCAACATTACCACCATATAGTACATCATAGCACAGTGCATCAATTAAGAAACCTACGTCACGAGCACATTTATCTCTGTTATAAGCAAAATTAAAGTCAACAAATTCTGTAACACTTGTCTTTAATTTGTTTACTGTTGCTGTTACGCCTAGTTTATCAAAGAATACTTTAATACCACTATCTGTCCATGAGGTAGATGGGGCTACGGCAGGAGCAAGATCAAGTACAACTGTACCAGTACCAGTACCTGCTGTAACAGCCGCTGTGAATATATCACCTACAGCATAAGTCACACCTGATGTTCCAGCAGCAGTATTCCACTGAGCATTTGTAGTACCTGTTAAATTAGTAATTCTATAATTCTTACCAACAGTTGCGGCACTAATAGTAATACTTGTATCATCAATATAATCAGTAATGATATCAATTAAATTATTGGCTGGTGTAACACTAGCACTGGTATTATCATCAATAATTGTCTTTAACTGAGCATAAGCAGCAATAGTTAATGCCTTTTCTCCAGTACCTAATGCTAGTCCAACGTCACTTGTTTTACCATAATAAGCAGCAGCAGCAATTCTTGTTTCTAAATTACCACCGTATGTTAGGTCATAACGTAGTGCATCTAAGATATATTCGACATCACGACGACAAGCATTTTCATCATAACTTGGGTTATTAAAAGTTGCTTTGTTATTATTAATCCAAGTAATTAAACTATTTTCAATAGTTGTACGATTATTTTCAATGTCATTACGTAAGTCCCTACGATCAGGAACAAAAGCATTGCCTGTACCACTTGTTGGATCAGTTACTAGGAATGCTGGCTCAACTGCTAGACCATTTTCTAGTATACTTAGTATAATATCCATACTACGTGCTACACGTAACTGGCTAGTAGTTTCTGCATTGGTTGGATTACCAGTAATGGCTGGTTTTACAATTTCTAACAACTTTTCTTTCAAGTGTTGGAATGAGGCAAGAGTAGCAGATTTTTGATCTTTCACAACTACACTGGCCATTTGTCTGTAATAACTTCTACCAGCTACAATACTACGAATATTGCTGTTAAATAACATATCATATTTTACAGCATCAATTACATAACCAACGTCACGAGCACACTTAGCTCTATCATAACCAAATAATACATAGTTGTCATCTACAAATTGTACAACTGAATCTTTGATAGATTCCTTATTAGCTTGTAGGCTTCTATGAGCATTCACTAGATTTGGGTCAACCCATGATAAGTCTGGAGTGCTTGAAATTGTTCTTAATGCTGTAGTTAGATTTTCATCATTAGCATCGTCAATTAATTTAAGAATTAATTTAACGCAAGTTTCCATATCTAAAGCAGCACTTAAACTACCATCACTACCATTTGGACTACGAACTTGTAAAGTATTATTTCCAACTGTTGGTGTCCACTCTAGGTCTTGTGCTACTGATACTACTAAGTTTCTCAAATATGAATAAGCTCTTAATGTAGCTGTTACTTCATCACTTTGTGTTCCAGCTAGGTCTAATTGACTTAGTGTACCTGCAACATAACTTCTACCAGCTATTTCAGACTCTAATGTACCACCATATGTTGTGTCATAGAATAAGGCATCAAGAATATAGTCTAAATCACGACGACATTTTGTTAAATCAAATCCTGTTGGTACTGGGAAATCAACAGCTGATTTGATTTTCTCAAAACGCATTCCAGTAGTTTTACCTGTTGAACCACCAAATGTTACTAGTTCGCTGCCATCTAAGTTAGCCAACTTAAATTCTGTAGTTCTTGTGATAGAATTTGTTGTTGTATTAGTTGGTGTGCCTACTACTTTATACACTGTTGGATTTGAATATCCATTAATTGTACTTAGGCCAAACATCTTACCACTAACACGAACTAAATCTCCAGCTGCTAATACTACTGGATCTGTCAAATCTGTATAATTAACAGTAAATGTACCATCTTTACGGTATGTGTTTACTGTTACACCATTTGTTGTTGTTGAGCTCACAAACTTATGTACTACTTCAGCTGTGATCAATTGTAAACCAGGTGTATTGATGTATGTAATAACATCATCAATAATAAAGTCTCTGTTCTTTTCAACTAGATCACGAGCACGTTTGTATTCAATACTACGTCCTGAAGATGGGAAAGGAATCATAAACTTAGGTACAGCATCCTCACCTTTGTCTAAGATTTCTAAAATAATATCCATATTACGTTGAACACTATTAACTGCTAGTGAATTTGCCTTAACAAGTTCCACAGCTAATTTTTTCAAGTGCTTGAATGAACCAAGAGTAGCTAATTTTTGGCTACCTGTTACCTTGGCTGTATTTGCTCTTAGATATGAACGTCCAGCACTAATACTACGGAAGTTACTGACAAACATCAAATCATAACTAAGTGCATCAACAATTAGTCCAACATCACGAGCACATTTTTCTTTATCAAATTGATTTAGTGTAAAGTTTGCATCTATATATGATACAACTTCTTCTTTAATAAAATTATAATTCTTACGTAAAATATTTACGGCTGTATAGCGATCAATATCCTCCTCACTGGTTCTCATTGGTACAGGATATGTGATTGCTCCATTATCTACACCAAAACCAGCAGATTCACTAACACTATATCCACTATCTGGACTATAACTTATACCATTTACTTTAGCATTCGTAATAATTTGACCTAAATCATTAACTCTTGCACCATCTAAGATATCAATAACAATATCAAATCTTGTACTAATTTCTTCTTTAGCGCTTGGAGCAACAATTCTCTGTAGTGTTATTGCCTTTGCAGCTTTCAAACTGGCTACTGTCTGTACTTTTTGTGCGCCGACTACTTCACTGGCGTAGGCACGAAGATAGCTGATAGCAGCAGTAATAGTTTTATAATTACTACCAAAAATCATATCACTTAAGATAGCATCTAGAATTAATCCTACGTCTCTATAGCATTTTGGCTTGTTAAAACTAAAATTATCAAAAAAGCTATTAGCCATAAACTTAATTGTTTCTGTCTTAATATCTTCTTTAGCCGCTAAAACCGCATCACGAATAGCCTTATATGTCGCTGGCTGATAGGTTGTTGTTGGAAATGCTGTTGTAGTTGTACCTAATGTTAGGTCTGTAGCAGTGTTAACACGAGCAAATTGTGTATCGCCATCACTGATTGTATACCAATTAATATTGATATAGGCCAACATTTCAGCACGGATAAATTCACGGTTAGCCATCAACAAATTAAATGCACGAACTTTATTTGTATCTGTGGTTGCTGTTAGCCCAATTGGTTGCTTAAGTCTTTGAATACTATCTTCACTGTTATTTGGACCTTCTATTAATATCTCATTGATAATATCAATTAAATTACCTACTGCCACAACTTCACTGCCTGTAGCTGCTGGTAGATCGATACGCTGTGGTACTGCACCTTGCCATGGATTTGGAACTGGGCTACATGTCAATACGTCACGTAATAGTTCTTTCATGTATTTGTAAGCATTTACTGTTTGTTTTATCTGATTTGGAAGTACGCTCTTTAATACATTTTTTTCTTCATTAAAGTCGTAATAGAAAATACCGGCAGTTACTGCTTGACGATTACCTCCATGTACTAGATCAAAGCACACACTATCAATAATAAATCCTATGTCTCTAGCACACTTTACTTTATCATAATCAAATCCAGGATATGCTCTTGATAGATATAATACAACATCATTTTTAATAAATTCTTTATTAGCCTGTAGTAAAGCATATGCCTTATCTAAACCGTCATCACTTAAACGGCTACCGTTTGGCTGGATAAAATCACTTGTGCCAACAATTTCTGTTTCAAGTTGTTTTAAGAATAAACTAAACAAGCCACCTAGTTTGTTTACCTGTGTTTGAGTAGTTGCTACTAGATCAACAGAAGGAGTACCTACTGCAAACTTTTGTAATACAGTATTTTGACCGCCTTCGATTGGATCTAAAATTACCACACGCTGAGCTAATAATTGAGCACGTCCAAACGAATCTATTGTGGCAGGAACTTCCTCACTGCTCTTTAATTGACTTAGGCCACTAGCATAGTTAAAATATCTTTTAGCTGCGTCTAATGTTTGACTATTACCACCATATACTATATCATAACATATAGCATCAATAGCATAGCCAACATCACGGCCACAAGTTTCTTGGCTATAATTATAGGCTACAATATTTGGTAAATTATTGTTAATATAATCAATTACTTCAGCTACAATAAATGGTTTATTTGCTTGTAGATTTTTTACTAGATTAAGCACTGCATCTTCTGTATCTTGTTGACCTGGGAATTTAATACGATAGTCAGCTATTGCTGCATTAGTATTGGTAGGATCAATAATAGCTTGAATAAATGCCTTACCACCAAGAGCGCTCGCACTTGTGTTATTTGGTGATAATGCTCTTGTTACGATTTCAAAACTTGATTGTACTCTTGCTAATAGTGTTGCATCTTCTTGTACTATTGGAACAATCTTATCTCTAACAAACTTGTATGCTTCGATAGTAGCTGTTTCTTGTCCTTGTGCTACTGTATAAGTATTTGCCACTGCTGTCAAGTACGTAATTGCAGCCTTAATTGTTTTATAATTTGTACCAAGAATCATGTCATCTACTACAGCTTCAATAACAAGTGTAATATCACGCTTACATTTGGATGTGACAAAGGCTAAGCTAGAATAATTTTTCTTTAAAAAGTCAATAGCTTCGTCAGCAATTTGTGCCTTTCTATCTAGTACAGTTTCTCTTAATATTTTATATTCTGGTTCTGCTGCATCAAGATCAGGACCAATTAATAAAGAAGGACTTTTTGGGCCTTCTGTTACTATTCTACTAATAATGTTAAATTCATCAGTAATAATTCTTTTAGCTGTATCACTACCTGCTGGTAAAGATGTATTTTGTATAACATTATTTCCGGTACTGGTAAAAGCTTGAGCCTTAACTACAGATCTAGCGGCTATCAGAGCACGTTGGATGGCCGCTGCTGTTTGTTCTTGCTGTTGTATACCTGTAGTAATATCATCCTTAGCCCAATAACGTAGACCACTGAATGTACTTTGTGTAGTACCTTCATATAATAAGTCAAAGGCTAAACTATCTACTATAAGGCCATTATCTCTATCACAGGTTTTTTGGTTGTAATCGGCAAAAAGTACACCATCACCAATGTTTGGACGCTTGGCTAAATTCTTAAATGTGATCTGACGACCAGCTGACTTCTTAACAACACCACGATATAATGGATCACTGGCACCACGACTAACTAGACCGTAGTTACCAAATGAGCTGTTTGACAAGTTAACTGAACAGAAACCACCGTTCTCACACATAAAGCTGATGTCACAGCAAATTGTAAAGATGGACACCAACTGTGTGTTACCTCTGTTCAACATGTGAATACCAATACCACCTTGGTTGTACTGTGTAAACGCATCACAAACCATTGAACGTAGACCAGTTGTCACTGCACCGTCAACACGCATACCTGTACCAGTAGTTGTAATACTTGTAACAGCCTGTGTGTATGGTGATGTTACGATTTCACCAGCACTTCCGTCTGGTGGGAAACATACCGCAGCACTTGGTGCAATATGTCCTTTAAAATTCATACAAAAGATATAAGCGCCATTATATACCCAGAAGATATCCTTGGTTGGGTTCTTTGGACGAACTGTGGTGTTACGCAAGTTGTCACCAACAACTGACACACGAGCTGGAACACGTAATGGGTTGTCTTCAATATATTCCCCACTCTTTAAGAATATAGTTGTGCCAGGAGTCGCTATGCTCAGTGCCTTCTTTAGTGTCAAAAAAGCTTGACCTAATGTCTTTCCGCTGTTGCTGTCATCACCATTCTTGGCCACATAAAGTACATTAGGTACTTCAGTTGCGCCGATCTCGATGATCTTCTGAATAGCAGCGAAACCTTCTGGTTGTTTAATTTCTTGTTTAGTGAAAAGTTTACCATCGGCTGTATTAAGTGCTAACTCGCCTAGGTCAATGCTATCTAGTGATGGTACTTTGCCAGGTATATCACTACGCTTAAATCTAATATTTGTGCTCATTTATATTCCTTTTTTGAATAAAGATTCATACTTCAATATTTACCAAAATCGCTTAAAATACGCTTTTAGTACTCCCCACAGTCTATCATTGTATCTACCAACTTTCCCGCTTTAATATAACCTCCCACGTTCAAGTCTCTAGTAATTTGTGTATCGCCCTCTACTGCTAATTCATTTTGTACTTTCATTGAATCCTCTACCTCCAAGTTACTACTAACTCTGGCTTCACCTTCAACATACAAACTATTGTTTACATCCACTATCCCATCAACTGTTAGCCTATTGCCGAAAGTTGTAGTGCCATCTACTATCAAATTATTATTAACATTGGTTACACCTTGTTGGCTACCAATCTCAATATTTGTTGCCTCACCAGCAAAATTCACGTTCTTAGCCGTTTCATTTGCTAGATTAAATGTTTCTGTGCTGACTGTTAAGTCACCACCATCAATGTTGACATCTCCGTCAACATCTAAATTATTGTTAACATTGGTAACACCTTGACTACTACCAATCTCAATTACAGTAGCATCACCAGCAAAGTTCACTGTGGTTGCTACTTGGTTGGCCAAGTTAAATGTTGTAGTGCTAACTGTTAAATCACCACCATCAATATTAAGATCACCATCAACATCTAAATCTTCACCGATATGGAAACTTCCATCTACGTTTAAATCACCATCAACATCTAAATCATTTCGAACATTTGTTGTACCTGTTGTTGCACCAAGTATAATACTGGTTGCTGCTTGAGCAAAGTTCACTGTAGTAGCAGCATCTGGAATTAAATTAAATGTAGTACTAGTTGTTTTAAGTTCATCACCATCAATAACAACATCACCATCTACTTCTAAATTGTTATTAATATTAGTAGTACCGGTAGAAGCACCAATCTCTATGGTAGTAGCATTACCGCCAAAATTAATAGTTGTAGCAGTTGTGTTTAAAAGATTAAACACACTTTGATTAGTAGTTAAATCACCACCTTGTATTTCTAAATCTTTCTTAATTACAGCATTTTCTTCTACAACAATATCGCCTTTTAAAGTAATTAATGTTGCTGGTAATGAAGAAACCATATTGGTAGTTTCTACTTTAAAAACACTATTAAATCCTTTTGGTCCTACATACCTCCAACCAGAAATATAAATCACACTGCTTGGAGTCATTCCTATAGGAATTGCATTATCACCAAAAAAGTTCAATACCCCTGCCTGATAATCAAAAAACCATTCTCCAGATAGTGCTGATCCATCCGCAAATATCTGTGTACCGCCATTTTTTGGATTCGATAGATTTGGGGGGCCATAAAAAACTTTAACCCTATACGTATTAATACTATTGAATGGATCAAATTCAGGAGGTATCCAATCTGTTAAACCAGTTTTCCAAGTTGGATATACATCATTTACTTTTACACTATTAGTATCAGGTACACATTTGATACTTTTATCTTCTAAGTAACTCTGTAATAATCCAATTGTAGGACTTGCTGATTCTGGTATCAAATATGAATTGATCCATAATGTATCACCTCTATTTAAACTGGGGCTTGGTATAGACTCATTGCTCGGACTTTTACGTAGAGGTGTATCTGTCTTAGCAACACCTACTAATTTCTTTAACAATAAATCTACTTTTGTTTCAAGTGATACAGTCATTTCTTATCCTAAATTGTACTTTCACCTAATGTTAAACGAGTTATACCTTGTCCTGCATTTAATTTAATTCTTACCCAAATTTCATTATTTGTAGCATTTGTACTGTTTACAATCCCAAAACTACAATTATATGTGTTAGTGCCCGTAGCTGAGGGATCCATATTACCACCTAAAGCACAGCCATTAGCTAAACTGTTATCAATCCTTAAATCTAGCCATTTATTAAGACTGCTAATAGTTCCACTTGTTATTCCAGTCGCTGAATTGAACCCTGTACCTGGCATGGCACAAAATATTGCTGCTACTCCATTTGTAGTTGCTTGGGGATCAGTGGTATATGTTATACTAAATTTGCTTACACCCTGTCTTACAAATCTAAATGTAAAATATTGAGCTATGGAAGAACTTCGACCAAGAAGAGGATCACTTAGATTAGGACCTATTGGTAAGTAGCCTGTTGAATAATCTGTTAGATCATGTTTAAGGCTATGAACGCCTGTCCTTACTCCAACAACTACAGCATCAGTTTTCTGCAACATTGAGGTTTGGCTGTTGAAGAATGTACTTCCTGCTGTAAATATTGGGGTATCCTGATTAGGAGTTCCCAAATCTGGATTTTGACATCTTGCAGCAGGACCACTACCATTACCTATTGGTGAAGTAAAACAAATATCAGTTTCATTTAGGAAAGATGTTGAACCAGCTTTGTCAGTTCTATATAATATTTTTTTACCTAAAGGTGGAAAAACACTATCAGCTATACCATAACTATTGTGAGCTCTAATTGTTGGCACAGTAGTAGTAGTATTCCACGAACCAAAATTATTAATAATATTGACTGTATACACTGTAGAATTTGGTCCAGTTCCGTTGGACACTGTCATATCTTCAGGCAAATATGTATAACCCAAATTAGTGTAATTTTTATTTCCTGAACTAGTCCAAGGACCTACAGCTGATGTTGTTAATATTTGTTCACCTAAATTATTATGATTTGTTAGACCTGGATTCCAATCCAAATCAAAACCAAGTTGATATACAGTATCATCATCATAATGAGGTATAGTGCTGCTATATGTCAAACTTTCAGTTTTTAAAACAAATGACTCATTAGTAAATACAGGATTAGATGCAACCGTATCATCATAATACCAAATTCCTATATTTGATTCCTCATCACCTATTGTTGTTTTCTTAAATGTTCCATTCTCTAAAACTATCCCAGTGTGTTCTATTTGAATAGTGTTCCATCCAGGTAAGGCTGACGCACTTGCATTAATTTGTATATCAAATACTTCATGAAATCCTGGTGTATCCAAAGGATATGCTAGATTATTACCTATATTCATTGCTACGGATCCATCGAAGCTATAAAATGAACCAGTGTCGTTAGCAGTTTCAAATCCCACTGTGCCTGTTCTTGGTTCAAGAGGGTTTGGTATAAAATCGCTACCTATAGTACCTGTTATTTTATTGTATAATTTTAACTTTAAAGTTTTACTAGTAACAGCATCTATATAATAACAAGTTCCATCAGGACCTAAACCACCGAATGTTGTTCCTTGATTTGTAATTTGTATTATGTGTCCTGGAACTAGAACACCTAGACTAGGCTGAATATATCCAACTAAACTACTACCAACTGTGGTTGTCTTAAGTACTGATTTAATAACTTGAGTACTATTGCCGCTGGTTAATCTTTTAGTAATAATAGGAATTGTGTTTAATTTAAGAATTAGATCACCCTTGTTACCTGGACCAGAAGCAGTTATAATATTTGTAGTAAAGCTATGAGCACGTATGACATAAACAGCAGTACCTTGATTCACAGCAGTTATATTGTTACCATTCAAAGGTTGATCAGCAGGCACCTGTCGTAAGATTCTTTTTTGGAAATACCCTTCTCCATTATATCCACCTATTATAAATAAATTTTGATTATTTGGAAAATCTGGTGGGGCTAATGGCACTAGTAAGGTTAATGTTAGATTCAACTGTGCCACTCCATCTGTTAGACTGGTATTTTCTGTCATTTCAACAGCACCGTCTAATATTCCGTATTCTGGTTCTCCAAGCAAAATATAATTAGCATTATCAGTGGCTATGTCACCTAGCACATTAAGATCTTTATGTACTCTTGTTTTATTAAAACATTCTATTATACCATTTCCTTTAGTGCTTAAAGCTAAATGACCATTGTTATTAAGATTAGTAATTTCAGTATAATTTGATGCTACATCAATAGCGTTAAAAACTTTCGCAAGTTTGGATCCAGAACCTGGTATTGATGTTTGTGTTATTGGAAAAAATATATTACCTGCTTTTATTGGATCACCTAAACGCATGTTGTCCACATAGACTCTGCGCCAAGATCTTCCATTTGTTATACTACCATCTTCCCCTATATCATATGCTTTAGGAGTATTAGGTATAATGTTACTGTTTATGTCAGCTCTAAAAACAATATCATCAGTATCTGAATCACCTAATACTAAACTACCATCAGCGGTGATACTACCATTAGCGTGTAGGTTTCCATCTACTAAAACATTGTTTTTAATTGTAATCCTATCATTAGTTGTTCCAGCCTGTAACTCCAAATCACCTAATGTTGTTTTTATTTTATTTTGAGTTATAGTAACCAGATCAGCTGTTAAAAAATCAGTATCTATTTCATCAAGAAAAGCCTTACCAGCTACATCTAATACGTGATTTTCTTTTGGATTACTGGTTTTAATACCAATTCTATGGTTATCGGAATCGTCCTTAGGTACAAACAAATAAAATAAGTCATTCTCGAATCTCAAATTTACTCCATCACGAAGTAAATTCTCCTTCAAGAGCTGACCTGAAATACGACCAATGGTCATAAACGCTCCCCATAACCCCGTGTTTCACGGTTAACCTTTGTTTGAACTTTCGCTCGCATCCCTTACGGGCTCTTTGCCGGTTTACCACAGTTTGATAGACCAAACAACTTCGTTGTCTGTTCAAATATTATTTATCAAAACTTGAAAAATATTAGTCAAATCCGTGAATTACAAGAATACTTTTACCTATTGGTGGTGCTTCTGTAAATGCTAGATATTTTCCGTCTGGGTAAGGGCCTCCAGTAGCGTTTACTGGTATACCTGTCCTTTCAATCAACTTATAATTTATAGGTGGTATTTGAAAAACATTTTCTACATAAACAAAAATACTGCGTTCTGTAAATGGAGGCTGATTTTGCGGACCTATTAAGGGTCCAAAATACTTTTCCACTCCGTCTACATAAGTTTGAGTAGGATCAAAATTTGCAAGAGGCGTAGGAATAAAAAATTGATGTACAATATTTGCTGGTTCTTTAGCTCTTAACTGTAACCATCTTTCTTCACTGTAAATTTCTAAAGCCTGCAAACTGGTATTATAACGTAAAAGACCACTTCTATCATATGGAGCCAAGGGTCTTTCATTTTCAGGAGTGCCAGCAGTGAATGCTGGGTTGCCTGTTCCAGTGGGAATCCTCAATGCTCTTAATATGCTTACCCCTGATGGTCTTGGTAAAGGAGCCGCTGGATTTGGGATATCCATAATAATTTGACCATCTGTTCTATAAGTTAATTCTAAACTATTTGCAGATTGCCTATTCAGTTTGAGTTGACGATAAAATTTCATTATGCTACTCTAACAATACTTAAAATTACGCTCATATCTGTATTGGTAGCTGCTGCATATATAGCATCACCGTTACCTAAAATTATTTTTTCTGTATCTAGTGCGAATGTATCTAATGGACTGATATTTAAATTTTTAAAAATTGTGGTTGTATTTGTTGGTGTTGACCCTACAGGCACTAGATATACTGTTAGGTTGCTGGGATTGCTACTTAAATTACAAAAAAACATACTAGTAATAGCATAACTGGTACCCGGGTACTTTGAAATAAAATCTCCTCGATTACAATGAAATATCAATGTAGCATTTTGACCTATAGCAGCACTTAATAATGCCATGACTTATCCTTAAAATATTAATCCATAAACTAGAGCTTTAGTAGCACTACAAAGCTCGTCCTGCGTACTTTGATTTGAAAAGTACAATCCTGTTCCACCTGCACCCTGATCTTCCCTACTAAAAATTCTATTCTTATTGGATTCTGGTTGTGGATTGGGCTGTAACGGTGATAAATGTTCTATACTTATTTGACTCTTTAGTTCTACTACACCTGTGCTAGGGTTTAACACTAAAGGTCCGTTATCTGTTTCAATTATGGAATATCTATAATCAAAAACACCTTGTGGTTCATGTGTATAAAGTTTCAAATGAGCATTATTAGCTGCTATTGATCTAGAATCTCCAATAAACAAACCATATCTGTTGAAACTAGCTACTTCAAATATGCTTCTAGTTAAACCCAAGGACCCATTAGGTCCTGGTAATCCTACTCCTATTGTAAAATATATCCCTGTTCTTATATCGCCTGCAATGACATCTTCAGCTCTTGATCCAGTTCTTGTGCTATAAAAAACATCATTATCTTCATAATATCTATTATAAGTTTCAATTACAGCAGCACCAGCTTCGGCTCTAACATAATCTCTGATAAAAGCAACGTTGGGCACATCATTGTCATCACCAATTCTACTTTCATAAGATTCAACACCTGATGATTTTACCTTTATAATACCTTCACCAACCTGAAAATGTAAATCACTATTCCTAGTTTGTATATGATTTGTGGCAAGTCCTAATAATTTATTTGATCCCATTTCTTTTAAAATAAAAGTTCCTCGATTTAAGTCAGCGGAATTAGGAGGATAATAATCTAGTGTATTATCTTCATCGTATAAAAATTGAACCCCAGGTAAAGTACCTCTGCGTATTTCAATACCTGCAGATTCTAAAAGGATGCCTTCATGAAGAGATTGAGTTGAAGTTTCATTTTCATTTCTATTAATAACAATGATATTATCTTCAACATTCATCTCTCTAATGTTTAGCTGAGTTCTTTCACCCTCTACAATTAAATCACCAGTTACTCGTACCTGACCTGCTTCTCCAGTATCTAGTAGAATTTCTTTACCGGCTTGGGTTATTATCTTATAACCACCTTCTTGAATACGTAAAACTTTTGACATTTTATAATGGTATCAATACTAGTGTATCACCACTGCTATCTTCATAGTTGCTTAAAAACCATTTGTAACGATTACCATTAAAATCAGTTGCCAAACGCTTAGTTAACTTGGCTATAGCTATATTTCCAGGTGTTGTACCTTGAGTACTACCTAACATAACAATATCACCGTCTGCTACTACACTAGGAGCTAGTACGCCCAATCTCATTGTAGTTCCGTCACGGCTAACAATATATGTTTTTGCTCCACGCTGTTTTACTAAAAAATAATCTGAATTTGTAGTACCACTAAATCTGCCACTTATTCTGATTCCTGCACTTGAATCAACAGCAGCTCCTGCAATACTACCACCAAACGTGCCAAGCACTTTAACACCGTTTACATCTTTGGTTAATGGACGTCCCATTGTTTTCTCCTATATTGACGTTCTAAGTCTACGCTGCGGGTACAGCATAAGTCCTTACGACTAATTATTTACCTATTTTTTAAATTCTGGATCCTTACCATCTGTATGTTTTATAGTAGAAAGATGCCCTCTTGGACCATATATGGCACCACGAATAGGACTGGCTGTCAAGTATTCTTCTAAACCATACTCGTTACCAAAACCTATATAATGAGTGTGCATGGCTGCTTCATCTATCCATCTCTGTCTATTAATAATATGAGGATTATTACTAACCTGTTTTACCATAGCATAGGGAAAAACGCTACCTTCATAGTCCTCCCAATCAATATCATGGCCAAAACTAGCATGTGCATCTGGTTCATTTACGGGCTTTCTATTGAATCTCAAATGTAAAATATTATCTTTACGCATGCCATCTAATATTTGATCTAGGGTATGAGGTATACGATCAGCATAAAATTCCCAATCATGTTCTAACATAAACAAAAATTCTGCTGTACTTCCTCTTGCTGCCATATGATAACCGTGGCTAAGTCCGCCTACCTCTGTGTTTACAATAGGGAATAATGTTCTTAATTTTTCAATATATTCTTCACAACGTTCTTTGTTTGGGTTACGATCACACCAAACTGTTACAGGCATTTCCTTCTTCCAAGTTTCCTTAAAACTACGATAAGTGTTTTCAATATGCCAAGTATCAGGTGCGTTAACTGTTGAGTTGGTAAAAATATGCAATTCTATGTCCATAAACATTCCTAAAAATATGTTTGTATTTAATAAAAAAGGCACCGTAATTGGTGCCTTTTAAAAACAAATTTCTTAGTTTGAGATTAACTAAACTTGACGTTAGGACGATTAATTCCTACCTTGCCTAGATAATCTGCTGCGTTACCAAGAGAACTTGCTGTATTTGTCAACTCTACATAACCATAACGTGTCATAAATGATACGACTGGTTCGAAGGTTGATGGATCTAATACAACACCACTGCTCATCAATGGAATGTATGGGCAATAAAATGCTGGGGCATCGCTTTCGCTACTTCCCTTGTATCCAACAATGATTGGATCAGCATCACTGGCATATGTGTTAACATATACTTTCATAGCGCCATTCAATGTACCAACAAACTTGGTGTTAGTTGGTGCTTCAAATGTACCTTCTGTTGTACGAGCAAATGCGCTTGTTGTAGCACTTTGTAGAATAGTCAGTGTTAATGGACTTACTACTGCCCAGTTAGCAGCACCACGACGTGTGCGTTGAGCAATAATATTAGCAACACGGTTGATTAGAACTGCTAGAGCAGCGTGTTCATCACCAACGAATGTAGCTGTACCACTTACTGTTGCTTGGTCAAAAGTTACTAGAGCAGTACCTGCCAATGTGCTTAGGCTTTGTAAGATTTCCTGATCGATTTCAGCAGTAATTTCCTGTGCTAGAGCAGCCATAATTTCTGCTTCGATGTCAATGCCTTGTTGGGCTTGTGCATCTTGTGCAGCCTCAAATGTCCAGCGAGCACTTAACTTACGAGTTTTCGCTTCAACGGTTTGCTTGAGGATCTGAATGCTCATTCTACGACCAGCCACACCCTCCATGGTCGCTGTACTAGCGGCTTTACCACTAGCAGCACCGGAGTACTGTTCAGCAATCTTGAATGGGCTTAGTGCCTCTTCACCAGCTACGGTTCCAACTGCTCCATCAGGTCCTGTGCCAACAGAATCGGCATAACGAACTCTTAGAGTATGGATTTGACCAACTGGTCCAGTTAGTGGTTGTACACCAACCAACTCGTTAGCAATAACGGTTGGCATAACACGACGGATCACTGGAAGAATCACGCGGTTTAATGTTGCGACGTTGCCAGCAGACGTAGTACCAGCGCTTGCAGTTTCTGCAAGATACTTACGAGTATTCTCTAGAGTTACACCCATCACTGATTTCTTTGTGCCTTGGAGACCTTCTAGTAGCGCCTCTTTTGTCTCCTGCCAACGCTTTGTTAGTAGTTCAGACATTTCTTTCTCCTTAATTAAGTCCAGCTAGGCGACGGATATCAACGATGTTACTATCGGGTTCGCTGCTGTTTGTCTTTTGTGTGGTAACCTTGTTACCGGTAATTTCTTTTGCCTCTACAAGTGCCTGTCTTTTCTTAGTTAATCCTGTACTACCTTCTATAACTGTTGGTAGATACTTGTTAAAACTTTCTGTTAGTCGTGTTGTTTGAACGCTTTCTAAAAGTTCACTCATAATTCCCTTTTGTTCTGCGCCTAGTGGAGCAAGCAACTCATTCATAAGTTCCTTACGCTTGGCAGCTTCTTTTAGACGACGAATTTCCATATCCTTGCTTTCTATGACTCTCTGTGCTTTAACTGCCACTGTATTAGCCATTGTTATGGCAGAGTCCTTCTTGTTTATAACCTTGAGCAATTTACTTGTTTCTGATTTCTCATTTAAGTAGCTATTTTGGTATTCGTTACTAAATGCTTCAAAAATCTTACGACCAAAATCTGCTCTACGGGCTGATTCAATGTCCTCTTTGAGTTGTATAAGTTCATTGTTTAAACTATTTGTAACAACTTGTTCGACCATTACTGCGGCACGTTTGACAAATTCTTTCTTCATCTTACCTAGCTGTTGACGACCTTCCTTGATCAACTTGACCTTGGTATTAGCTAGATCTTTCTTATCTGCATAAAATTCAGCAATTTCATTAGCGAGAGCTTCTACTACAAATTCTTCTAGTTTAAAAAATTTGTTAGCCATAGACTTTTGATCTTCATGCAATTCATGTATTTCCTTAGCAAGACTGCGTGTAATAAATTCTCTTAATACACCACTATCTCGCTTCATCTTTATTGCATACTTGGCTTTAGCTTCAGCTAGTTGCTTACGATCTTCATTGAACTCTGCTATCTCGGGAGCTAACTGATCAGCGACCATTCTGTCAATGGCTTCGATCATTACTGTGCGATCATGCTCATAACGCTGAGCAAATTCTTCCCTTAATTGTTGTGTTAATTGTTCTCTATTTTCGGCAACACGAGCTTCCCATGCTTCCTCAATTTGAGTTCTAAGATCCTCGCTAATCACATTGTTTTCAAATAAGCTCTTTAATACATCCAACATTGTGATTCTCCTCTTGTTATCGGAGCTTGCCTATTATTCCTAATAGGCTCTCTTTAATGTACTTCTGTGCCTTGGCATCTTTCTTCACTTCCTCCGCTATGCGTAAGGCTCTAAGCCCACCACGATTATTCATCAAGTGTTCATAGATTGGTGTCGGATAAGCACCTGGCGCACTAGGTTGAGCTACCACATCCACTGTGATAATCTCAAAGTCACTGACCTTGCCAGTACCATCTCCACTGACATTGCCGGATCCTCTACTACTTACTCCCAACTTTACTCCACTTTCTAACATAGTACGCACTAGGTTACCCATGGGCGTTGGTAGTATTTTAAACTTTCCATAACCATTTGGACCGTCCATCCACATTTCTGTAATCATGTGGCTGACTCGGTCCAAATTAATTTTTAAATCATCTGGATGATCTACTTCACCTAAAACGCTGTATCCTCCGGAAATTTGATCGTTCAAAGTTTTGACAGCTCTTTCGATCTCATCCACAGGATATATTCTCTGGTTGGCATTTTTGATGCCTCCTTGAATACAAATACCTTTCATATAAAGGTCTTTGCCGTTTTCCCCTTGACTTTCAACTACCACTCTCGCTTGATCGAAAGTCAAGTTTTCTCTTAAATAGTTCATCTAAATGTTTTTACTTGGCTCTTTTTGGTGCGCCATTGATTGGACTCTTAGTGTTGATACTTCCACCACCACCTACGTTGCCCCCTGTACCGGCACCCCATGTCTTACCTTCTGCTTCACCTTTCTTCTCAGCTCCATGTCCAGGCTCTCGCTTCTTGAATGCTGTTTTGCCTGCTTTACCACCTGGAACATTGATGTTACCACCATCCTGTAATTGTGGCTTAGTCTGCTTGAAAACACCGTTACCTTCAATTGTGCTGCCTGCACCTACTTCCTTACCCTTATACTCACCACCATTTAAAATGTTGGCTGTTGTACCACCCATATCATTTTTCATATTGTCAATGATACTTTTAGTGTTGACACCATCATCACCCATTTTACCCCAAGTGTTATAGTTGCCACCACCTACTTTCTCTACATATTCACGGATAAAGTCTTCATCTGTTTGTTTATCTTTTTTGGGAGGGGGATCATCTTCATCTTCATCTTCGGGAGGGGGATCATCTTCGTCACGCTTCTCGAAGTACATGCTATCTTTTGTAGGTTCTTCTTCATCGCCCATGCCCATGTCGTCACCTTCTTCACCACCGCCTAAATCACCTAAGGCCGCCTCCAATTCATCTCTAATAGCTTCTAATTCAGATTCTATATCATCAACACGGTCAGCAAGATCACCTTCATCACCCATATCACCCATGTCGCCACCCATATCGTCATCACCTAGGTGACCTAGGTGATGACCTTCTTCATCACCGGCTTCAACATCACCTAACATGTCGTCTGTTTCGTCACCACCAAAGGCTTCTTCTTCTGGTGGAGGCATCATACCCATATTTTCATCTACATCATCATCATCAGGATCGTGATGTGACTCCGTAGTATCATCATCTTCGAATTCTTCGGCTAATAAATTTTCATATATTTCACGACTTTTTGCTACCACAATATCGTGAAATAATTCTCTTGCTTTAGTTTCTTCATCATTGATAAGATACTCTAGCATCTGTTCGAACTTTGAACGATCTCCCATGTTGTTCTCCTATAGGTAATGAGCTGTCAACTATTATTTACATATATTTCTTAAAAAGCACTGAAAACAACTAAAAATTAACGAATTTGTTTCCATTTACTCATTATTTTGTATAATTCTTCATATGTAATTTCCTTGTAATTATCATACTTCCATTTTGGTTCATAAAAATTTGGTATTGTTACTCTAATAAATTGTATATCTGAATTATCCTTAATTACTTTCTCAGTTTGTTTATACCAATTTCCGTAATAAGTCTTTGAATCTTTACTACTTTTATAGTTCTTAGTATCGGCATAAACATTATTAAGTTTACCTTCTAACCCTTCAAAATCAAAACCAAAAATATAAATTTCATTAGGTTTATAGCTCGCAGATAAAAATAAAGCAGTTGGTCCGCTACTCCAACCTAAATTTTCATCTATAAAATTAAAGTTTTGATGTGTGGACTTATATGGAAAAGGCCATGTCCAAACTTGATTGGTGATTTGATATTGATTATTATTAATCTCATCAATCATTTTACGATCTACCGCCACTAAAAAATCTGGCTTGTATTCCCTATATACAGCATTACAAGCGTAGATTAGGCCATATGGCCTTACATCATCGAAATTTATATTCAATCGTGTTCGTCCATTTCCGAACACGAAATTCTTTCTCATAGTGGTTTACGACGACACATCCAAGCTACTTGTTGAAATTCATCACGCATATAATCTACTAATTGATTACGATCTATGGTTTCTTGTATATCAGCATCTGTTATCTCACACCAATTCCATATACGATGATTGATAGCTTCTTCAAAATACTCAACATTTCTAACATAATCATGAGCCATAATAAAGTCTCCTGGCTTTAAATAATCTGTAAGCAAATTTACTTCCATTTTCTTTAAACCACCATCACACATTAAAACTGTAGTGCCTGGTCGTTGTAAATTTGAAACAATTTCATCTTTATTACTGTCACGAATATTCTGATAATCATCCGTAAAAAGATTACAAATTCTTACTAAAATACCCTCATTGCTTAACATTGAATACCATCCTTGTGGATGTAGTTCATAACTGATCATTTGATAATCATGACCAACTTCTTTTAAAATTCTGTTTAGTGCTAGGCTTGTAGCACCTTGTCCTATACCAATTTCAATTACTGTTGTAGGTTTTACTTCATTGAAAAAAGTACGAAAAGGATGCTGAAAATTCTCGTGCTGTTGGCATACTAGGCCATCAATAGGTGCGTGTATCATATTTGTCCTTTATAAATGATTAAGCAGCGGGCGCAGCAGGTGTAGTACCATACATTTTTTGAATGAATTCCATTTCTTCTTCAGTTTCTAAAATGTGCGATTCTGATGCTTTACGTAAATCATTTATCTGTTTTAGAGTCAATCTTGTTTTTCTTGTATCGCCACGCTGTAATTCATCTAAATCACGTGCTGAGTCAAATCTAAAATCATTACTGATTTTATTTGTTTCAGGATTAAGATAGAAAAGTTCTCTAAGGATCATATTGTATTTATTACATTGGTGCTGCTGGTGCTGTAACACCTAAGCCTGTATCAGTTCCTGGAGGCATTTGTCCAGGCATTCCAGCTGTCATATCTTCTGGTGCTGTAGTATCGCTTGCCATCTCAAGATCGCTGTCAATACCAGCTGCACTTAGGCCTGCACCACGAAGTTCACCACTTGAGTCAGTACCAGTTATTGGTGCTAATCCCTTCTCTTGACGCCATAGATTTTCATTTTCTGCTATTTCTTCTTCACTTAAACCTAGGAATCTTTTTAAGGCAAAGCGTTTACTTATATATGGCACCTGTTGTATGGTATTAAATGTATTAATTCGTTGTCCATCCATCTCACTTTGACGATAGCTGGCAAAGTTTAAAGGTGGCTGAAATTTTAATTCAAATAGACTTGTATCAATGTTTACACCTTTATAGTGTAAAAACCTCTTAAATTCCTCATCAAATATACTGGTTAATAGACTTTGTAGTCTAATACAATAATTATTAAAACGTAATTCCTGAATATAAGCAGTGCCTACACGACCATCGTTATATTGTTGTTGTCCATCATCTGGACCGCTAGGTAAGTAACTACTGGGTATACGAAGGGCTCTAAATAATTTGTTAGTAAAATACCTTAAATCGTCAATTTCACCAAGATTAGTGCCCCCTGCTAGAGTATCAACCTTACTACCCCTGCCTCCTTCAGTTTGTGGAAAGAAATAATCTTCACCTATACTCAAAGGATTATAAGCACTGTCAATTATATTAGATCCACCACCATTTTGACTGGGAATACGTCGTTGATGTATTTCATTTTTGACACGCTCTACAAAGCTCATAGCCATATGACTGGGCATATTTCCTACATCAATATAGAAAATCCTACGCTCTGGGGCACGTTGTATACGATAGATTAAAATAGCATCTTCTAATAATTCTTTTTGTTTATAGACTTTAAACACTTGTTCGAGCAAACTATTACCAAATGGATAATTGTTATCTAATCCTTCGCTCAAACTTAAATGTACCACATGAGCAGCATCAATTGCCATCTCATTTTCGTTTAAACTGAACCTATCACCATATTGCGTTGGGTACGCTCCTGTTGCTCCTCGAGCCATTCCACCACCGGCAATATAATTGCTACCTCTACTGTTGGTTTGATGAGGACTTTGCTGAATCTGTGTAGCTACAAGATTTTTAAAATTGGGATTTAGATCCCTAATTACATACTGTTCTGGTCTTTTACCATCACTTTCATTAACGATAATTTTAACCATCTTACTTGAATCAACATAAAACCATTTTTGTGTTTCTGGATCACGAATAAACCAACTATCACCAAATTTAAAAGTATTTCTTACTATGCGGAAAAATCTTGTATCAAATTGTTGAAGCTTAAACCATTTTTGTAGGTACTCTTTTAACACTCGAATTTCAGTGTTTGTTGCTCTATCTTTAAAATTTAATGTAAATGTAGTATTATTTTCTTTATTTTTTTGAGTACAAAACTCAGCCAATATATCTAAAGCGCCTGTTACTTCTGGATCCATATCCATAGTATCATACTGCATGTATCTTTCAATTCTGTTTGGGGTGCCTGTATAAATGTCAGGTAGAAAACTGCTATAATTTGTACGTGCTGGCCCAGGGTTATTACCATTTCTATTAGTCAATGGACTTATATTACCAAATTGGTCATTTGTGCTCACAGGAGTGAAATATCTTCGCCAACTCATATATTATACCTTATTATACATTGAAAAGATTACCATTAAGGTTCTTTGTTGCTTGTATCTGCTGTCTACTAGATTCTTCGACTTTGTTAGTTAATCTTCCTATATTCATATTTAACTGATCAAGACTTTTAACTACGTCGTCTAGAGTTTTAGTCTGCTTACCAGGTGTAGTTGAACCTGATTCAGATTTTTTTCCTTGATCCTTATCTATCTTATTGTCCACTGCTCTAACAGTGGCTTGTGTAGCTTTTTTATCTTCTTGTTTCGTTTTCTCTCTTTCTGCTTGAGCTCCACTAGCATGAGTTTGACCTTGTACTTTAGCCTTAGGGACAGGCATTCCATCAGATCCTAATGTAAACATTCCCATGTCAATTTTACTGTACTGGGGTTTAGAACTAGGCTCAGATTTAGCCGAAGGATTAGCCTGAGGTAAAGTTTTTTGTAGTGACGCCATGGCTTCTGCTACATTGGCATCACCTGTTCTTGACTCTTGTTGGGGTGGTGGAGGTTCAGCATAATCTATGCCTGCTACACTGGCATCACCTGGTCCAGCAGCAAAGGCAGCATCATCTGCCATAGGATTCATAGTCTCTGGCAGTTGTGATGAAAAATCTTTTAGTGCTTGGCTTACATAATCATCCTCATCTTCAGCAAAGGCTGGATCCATTTTACCACCAATGGCATCACCACCTTGACCATATTCATCTTCCTCAAATTCTTTTAACCCTATAATTTGATCAGCAAAATCTTTCATTGCAAGACTAATATAATCTTTTTCTGGTTCTTCAGGTAATACTACATCTTCACCACCTTGACCATATTCATCTTCAGCAAAGGCACTATCCATTGATCCTTCACCCTGCTGTGCTTCATTAGCCTCTAGCATTTGACTATCTGTTAATCCTTGTACTTGATCAGCAAAATCTTTCATTGCAAGACTAATATAATCTTTTTCTGGTTCTTCAGGTAATACTACATCTTCACCACCTTGACCATATTCATCTTCCTCAAATTCATCACGCTCTGGCATATCAAACAAAGCGGTTGCTTCTTGCATAAAGGCATCTTGTGCTTCTGCTGCTGCTTCACTGGGCATATCAAATAATGTGTTAATTTGTTGCATGAATGTATCTTGTGCGTTTATCGCAGCATCAGTCATTCCGCCTACACTTTCCAATTGTGCCTTATTAGCTTTTTCTGTTTGTTCTAAAATTTTATTATCAGATTCTTTTTTAGCTATCCCAAGTGCTTCATCTAATTCTTTTTGTTGTTCTAGATTAGATTTAAGATTATTCTGAGCTCTTATTACACCGTTTTCTGCTAATTTTAACTGAGCCTGTTCTTCTTCTGTTAGTGCCCTTTCACTAGCCAGAGCCTTTAGTCCATCCACTTCACCTTGACGCTCTAATAGTCTTTCTTCAATTTCTGTTCTTCTCTCTGCCAATTTGTTCATTTCTTCAGTCTTGTCTCTCATACCTTGAACTGGCAGTGCTTCCTTCATATCCTCTTTGATTTTTTCACTATTAGACTTAACTTCTTCCTTAGCATCAGTTAATGGCGAAAAAATTGCCTTACCCATTTCTTTGCTTATATTTTCTGCTTCCCTGTAGGCCTCTTTCATTTCCTTATTGGCATTTTTATAAGCTTCACTACCTTCAATTTCTTCTTTGCTCTTGCCTTCTCGCTGGCCTTTAGACATCATAGTGTCCATAGCTGCGCTTGCCTTATCTCCTCTTTCAATGGCACTTTCCTTGTCCTTACCTAATTGAGAAATTTTGGCATCTCTTTCTGCTCTACGTTTGTTAATTTCTTCTTCTTGTTTTTTCTGATCTTCATCGCCAATTAGATTGCGATCAACTGTTTTTTCCTCTCTATCTATGACCTGTTTTGGTTGTATTTGATTAGGCAACATTTCCTGCATACTTGTTACATCATTCTTAACTTTTTCAGTATTGGATTTAGGTTCACCCTTAGACTCAGTCATTGGTTCTGTTATGGCCTTGCCTAATTCTTTGCCTGCTTCAGTTTGATCTTTAAATATAGCTTGATTAGATTCTTCTATTATTCCTCTTCGTGACTTTTCCGCTACCTCAAAAGCCTTAAGATCTGATTGTTGTATTTTTTTAATTTCTTCAGACTTAGCTATTTCCCTTTTTTCTTCTTCAAGTCTATTCTTTTCTCTATTGGTTAACCCTTGCTCATTAGCTTTCTTTTCTAATTCCTGTACTCTAGCCGTGCGTTCTGCTATATTTTCTTCTTCGCTTTCAATAATTCGTTTGGCATTCTTTTTCCTAGTTTCCAACATTGCTTCATTATCGTTAGCAACGAACTGTAAAGTTTTCTTACCATGCTCATCTAAACTTTCTGAAGCCTTAGCCAAATTGCTTTCAAACTCTTTTGGTTGAGGATATTCTACTCCTTTATAGGCCTCACCTAATGATTTAACTTCCTGTAAAGGTAAAGCATCTTTCATATCCTTCTTTATTACTTCAGCTGTATCTTTTGACAGTGCCTGCTTTCTAGTCTGTAATTCCTTTTCAAAATTGTAACCTTGATCTTCCATCTTACGCTTAGTTTCATCAACTTCTCTGAAATAGCCTAACTGCTCAGATGCCTTATTTCTTCTTTCTACATATGCTTTCTCCTCTGCCTCTAATCTCTTAAATTCTTCGTCATGTTTTTCCTGACCTTTCTTGCCTTCAGCTTCATATCTTTCCTCTATGGCCAGTAATTGTTTTTCTCTCTCTTTAAATCCTTTATTGGCTAAATCATATTCTTCTTGATATTTTTGTTTTTTAGCTTCCCTTTCCTGTTGATTTAAACTTAGTATTTCATTTAAACCTTCTTTATTAACATTTCTCTTTTCTGTAGCATTATCAACATAAGACTTTAAAACAAATTGTCCTGGATCAACTTGTTGTGGACTGGCTACAGATTTTTCTTGTATTCCTTGTATAGGTATATTTTCTGCTACTACATTTTTAGTTTGTTCGGCTGATGTTAATTGTTGACCTTGTTTTTTATAATCTTCTAAATTAGCAGCACTGATGGCTACTTCTTGATCTGCTTGTGCTTTTATATTTTTTTGAAAAGCTAATTCATTTTGTTCACGTTTAGTAAGAGTTTCGGTAGCGGCTTTTTTCTCTAAATCAGTAATTTTTTGAGCAGCTTCGTCTCTAGATTTAGTCCAATGATCGTTATAATCTTGTTCAACTTTAATCTTAAATTTATTATTTTCCTGTGCTAGATTAATAGCCTCCTGCCCTGATTTTTTAACATCATCTAATTCTTTAGTCTTAAAACCAGTGACTATTTGTGATTGCTCAGTGCTGATTTTCTTTATAGATTCATTAGTTTCGGCACGTTTATTAACTTCCCATGTAGTACCTTCTTCTATACGTTTTCTTAATGCTTCAACTTGCGGCCTAAATTCATTATCTAAATCTTTTCCTTGTTGACTTTCTTTTACCGCCCTACGGACATCACTAAACTTTGCATCAGGACCTAGCTGCTCTTTCATTTGAGCATACAATTCCCTTTGTTTAGACATATGTTGACCTAAAACTTTACTCAATTCCTGATCTGCCGCTTTGGCATCATCTGTCTTAAATTGTTTACCTTCTGTTACTGATCCACCTGAAGTTGCCTTTTCTATAAGATCTGTTTTCTTGTAAACTACTCCTGTCATAAGACTATTCATTGTTTGTTCTAGTCTTGCTTTACTGGCCTCCATTTCCCTGATAACTGCTTGACCTTCTTTACTATCAGGATCAAAAGGTTTACCATCTATTGATACAGAAGTTTCTTGATTCTTTTTTGTTTCTTTACTAATTTCTTGTAGATTTGTTCGTGTAAGATCCGTTAGACCTTTCATAGAGCTTTCTATGTTTGATCTAGTTGTTTCTAATTGCTTAATTGCTGCTTGACCTTCTTTGCTATTAGGATCAACAGATTTACCATCTATTGTTACCGTTGTTTTTTGATTATTTTTAACTTCCTTAAAGATTTCCTGTAAATTTAATCTTGAACTATCTTGAAGATTGGTTCTTGCAGGATCTTGGACTGCTGTTTTTGTCAAGTTTAACATATTACTCATGGAATTTTCTATGTTTAATTTCATAGATTCCATTTGTTTTATAGCAGCTTGACCTTCTTTGCTATTAGGATCAACAGGTTTACCATCTATTGATACAGATGTTTTTTGATTATTTTTTATTTCCTTACTAATTTCTTGTAGATTTGTTCGTGTAAGATCCGTTAGACCTTTCATAGAGCTTTCTATATTTGATCTAGTTGTTTCTAATTGCTTAATTGCTGCTTGACCTTCTTTGCTATTAGGATCTACTTGTTTGCCATTTACAATAACTTCCTGCGTTTGAGTCTTGGATACATTAGTCTTAGGGGTTGTAGGAGCTATTTCAGATAATAATCTGTTTTGTGCTGATTCAGTACGACTTTTTTCCACAAGATCACGCATTTTCTGTTCAGCTGCGGGGCCTTCACGTATACCTGCGATCTTAACTTTTAATTCTTCATCTCGCCACTTTTGTAATTCATCATTACGTTTCTTTTCAGTAGCATATTCTTGTCTTGCTATCCTTTCAGCAGTTTCACCTTTTTCAGCACCTATCTTTTTGAAATGTTCTTCTAATTCAGCATCTTGTTTCTTGATTTTTTCTGCATTAGATAATGGTTTTTTAGATTCTACTGTGGTTTCTTTAGCTGTTGTTGGCTTAGTTTCTGGTGCTTTGGTTGTTGTAGCAGGCTTAGTTTCTGTGGGTTTGTCCGTAGGTTTTGCTTCACTTGGGCCTTTAACTTCAACTTTGCTAATTAAATTTTTTGGCCAGTTTTGAACTTCTACCTTACTAATAGTAGTCTTTATATCATTACTAATCTTAGTTAAATCTATGCCTTTGGATGTTTTATCTTGTCCGGCAAGAACACTTTTCATTTGGTTAAATGCTACACCGGCGCCTTCTTGACTCAGTCCTTTTGCCATATTCATCATTTGGTCTGGCCTTACTACTGCTTCCATACCATGTAGTTCTGCTAGTGTCCCTTTACCCCAATTTTCAAATAGCATACCTGCTTCACCTATACTACCACCTTCACGCTTAGGTGGTGGGGGCTGAGTCTGTGATTCTTCTTTTGCTTTTGGTTTTACTTCTTCCTTTCTTAGTGCTGCTATTTCATCGAGTGTTTTTTGTAACTTGGGTATGTATTCGCCAATCTTTGTAGCAAGACCAGATATTCCTTGATCTATTCCTTTAACTGCTTTAAAAAATCCTGCCTTTTCTAATTCTGCAGGTATTATGGCACCAATATTATCTGCATCTTTTCCTTTTTTATCTGCATATTGTTTAGCTAGTTCATCAATTGATTTACCTTTGTCACCTCCAGGAACAGTTCTAGCGACATCTTGTAGTTGTCCCATCACACCGGTAGGTCTGCCTTTGGCATCCCTTTCACCGCTATTTTGTAAAATTCTTCCTGCTGTAGATATAAGACCAGCTCTTACATCTTCAATAGTTCTTGTAGTAGTAACTAATATTTCTGTTAGAGGTTCTCTAGCAGCTTGTTCTTTGACTATGGCCTGACGTTGTGCCTCCATGGCTTCCCTAACATCGTTAGTCTTTTCCATAAACTTTTGAAGACCTTGATAGGCAGTATCATTCTTTTCAATATTTTTAATAATTAACTTGGCAGCATCGCCCACACCTGTAGCAGCTATAGTGTTTAAGGCTACGTTCTTCTGATTTTCCATATTGGCCACTTGTGCTTGCTTCATGCTTTCACTAGCAAGTGCAGTTTGGCCTTCACCCAATAATTTGGCACTTTCAGCTGTCTTACGAGCAGCATCGCCAAAGATTCCTAAAGATAGTTGAGCTTCTTTTGTAGTTGCTGTTTGAGAAGCAAAATATTCTTTAAACAGTTGGCCCTGACCCATGGCCTCGGCCTTGATATATTCTTGCGCGAACTTCTCTTTTATTTCCCTAGCCTTTTCAGGATCGCCTGCAGCCATCAGTCTAATTTTGGCTTCTATTTGTCCATCGACGGCTGCTTTTTTAAGTGCTTCCTCTTGTTCTTTACGAGTTTGTCCTGTCAACCTAGCTATTAGATCTAATTCTACACCTAATTCAGCAGCAGCCTTGGCTGTACGCATTTGCCCTTCTACTGAAGTGTCAGTATAAGATTTCTGCATGGTTATCTGTAAGGATAATAATTCATTTAGATCCTTACTGGTATAACCTATTTGTCTTAAATGATCAGTGATATTGCTTTCAAAAAATGCCTTACTGAAATCACCGAAGACTTGACTACCTTTGCTTACACTGCCACCTAATCCAGAAAAGTACTTGCCATTTTCCTTTAATACATCAGTATACTCTTCTAAACTTAATCTAGCATTTGCTGCTGCCACTCTAAGAGACAGCATGTCATTATTGAAAACATTACCTGTATTACTTAAAGTTTGAAACGCTTTACCAATACTGGATATTTCATCAGTCATTTTACCAAAAATTGGTATAGATTTTCCTACTACCCTAGCTACATCATCAAAAGATGAGGAAGTCTTTTTGGCTGATTCTTGCGTTTTTTTATCTTGATTGGCCATATTTTTTTACCAGAAATATACGTTTATAAATAACAATATTATTTATCGGAGTGATTATGCCTCAAGGAAACCCTCTACAAAAATACTTTAGACAGCCTAAAATCTATATTGAATTACCCAGTAAAGGAATTTATTATGATAAAACGGCACTAGTTGGTAAGAGTGATAATGTACCTATCTTTGGTATGACTGGTATGGACGAAATATTAATGAAAACACCAGATGCCCTATTCAACGGTGAAAGCACTGTGAAAGTTGTAGAAAGTTGCTGCCCTTATATTAAAGATGCTTGGCAAATGCCTAGTATAGATGTAGATTGTTTATTGATAAGCATACGCATTGCCACTTATGGTAATGAAATGGAAGTCACTCATAGATGTCCCAACTGTCAAACTATAAATGACTACAGTATTGACTTAGGACAGGTCCTTACATATTTAAGTAGTCAAACTTATGATGGAAAAATTGTCATAGGAGAACTTACATTAAATCTACGTCCTTTGCGATACGAAGAAGTAACAAAATTTAATGTAGAAAACTACAAACTACAAAAAATGTTATATCAATTGAGCAAAAACGAAGCTAGCGGTAATGAAGAACAGACACTTAAAACACAGGATGACATCTATAAACGCATAGCAGAAATGCAAGTTGAACTATTTGAAATCAGTATTATAAATGTAGAAGCTCCAGATGGTATCGTTGAAGATCCAGAAATGATCAGTGAATGGATTAGAAATAGTGATAAAGAATTTTATAAAAAAATTAAAGAAAAACTAGAAGCAAATAAACGCCAATGGGATATTCCAGAACAAGATGTGGAATGTCCAGAATGTCAACATCAAAGTAAAATTGTACTTACAATGGATCAATCAAATTTTTTCGCCAGAGGCTAATCTATATTCCTAATGAGGAGTTAGAAACTCTATTCAAGGATATGGAATTAGCCACTAAAAGAATCAAAGACGATATTTTTACTATAAGTTGGTATATGAGAGGTGGTGTTACTTCATATGAACTTTTTCATGTCTACAGTTCAGAAGATCGTGCCATACTAAATGATATTATAAAAAATAATATAGAAAATACTAAGAAAAGCGGACTACCTTTAATCTAATAATCTAAGCCCATTCTTCTTGCTGCCAGTTTCATGGCCATTGTATTAAAATCATCATCACCTGATAGCAGACCTTTGGCAATATCACCCATGTTAGAACCTCCTGAATTAGAAGATTGAGTCCCAGCTGCCCCTGGTTGTTGAGGTTGAGTCCCAGCTGCCCCTGGTTGTTGAGGTTGAGTCCCAGTAGATTGATCAGATGCTCTTTGACCCATTGCGTACTTTGCTGTGGCTTTAATCCAAGACCAAGACCAAGCAAGAAAATCTAAAAACAAATTCATCCCAGCTCCAAAACCATTAACAACAGTTTCTCCTAACCAATCAGTTAATGCCTTAATACCTTGTTCAGTCATTAAGTTCGTAGTCCATAAACCAACTTGTATGCGTAAGCCAGCATTGATAATTTCTCTAGCGGCTATACCTATCTTAGGTATTGTTGTACCAGGAACTAATTTAGCCATAGCAGGTAATATCCCAGTTATAAGTCTTCCTAATTGAGCTGATCTAGCTACTAGCCCACCACCTATTATCTGTACAAACAATATGCCTCTTAGCTCAGTTAGTTTTTTTTCTTTTTCTTCGGGTGTCAACTCACTTTCTTGAACAACTGTAGCAGCAGCATAGTAATCACTACAGGCATCATAGATATTTAGACCCACCAATAAATTTGTTATATGAACACCTATGTTATTGGCAAACACAGCAGCAGTTCGAGTTTTTGCTAATTCAAAATTTCTACCTGCATCTTTAATTTTAGATCTGTATAAAAAATTTCCAACAAAGGGTATCTTTTTTAACATTTTATTTGCCTGAGCAGCACTTTTCATAGCAGCATATTTAGATGCTGCACTTGGTAATACATCAGAAATACTTTTAGTTTTTTCAAAAGGGACTGCTACTTTTCCTAGAGCTGATAAGCCACCACTAACCCACCCTTCACTTAGACTAGGTTCATAGATAATTTCAAAAACTTTCATCAAGTATTTATTATTTGAGAGTGTGCTACGCTCACTCTTTTTTAGGACTTGTCGTCCTAAAAAGCTTTAGCTTCTTTAATATTATGCAGATTGTGACGTCACTCTTCGCCCGTCCGAGGGCGAAGGGAACATTATGCGAGTTGCTCAGTCCATAGCATTAGTGCGTTACAGAGGCGGTTGTCCGGTACCTCGAGCACAGTCTTCATACAACGGCGGTTAATATACAGTATGCTATCACCATATACTAACGTGCTGCGTTTTTACAGCGTCTTTTAGCCTTTTAATCCTGTTCAAACAGCCAAATCACGGCATTTAAGTGATCGTCATCCTTGCGGGTAGTGGCTGAGTACTCACTACGGCGGTGAGTTTTCCATCCCTGCGACTCGTGGTCCAGGTATAGGGGCACCTGAAATTGGCCGGTGCCTAGCCTTAACCGTGTAAAATTTTGCCTTTGATGTGTTTGCCGTGAACTCTGACCTGAATATGCCCGTTATAATAATCGTCTGATTCTAATACACGCCTTGAAAATTGTTCTCTTGCTTCAACATAACTACATTCTGATTTGCTGGTACAATAATATAATATTTCTCTTGTGAAATTTTCAGTGCCTAATTTGATAACATCTGCCTTAAGTTCATCATTGCTGCCATAATAATCTTGCCAATCGCTTGCTACTTTGCCTCTGATTCGTTTTCTTTTCTTAGTGCCATTTTTTAGTTTCACTATTTTGTAACTTGTTTTTGCAAACTGTGCCAACTTTTTGCCTATATACATACGGCCTGACTGTGTATTCGTAATAATATAAACGAAGCCTATATACTCTTCTGGAATTTCTGTAACTAATTGGCCTTGATAAGTCCATGACATCTATTATATATTGTCATCGACCTTTTTATTCTTTGCCTTTTGAATTGCCTTGCGTTCTGCCTTTTCTTTGTCTATTTGATAACGCCATTGCATGATTACTTCACGACGTTCTATAGCAATGTGCCTAATTTCACTGAGCCATTTTCTAGTTTTTAATCCTGCCCTACGTGTGCCTCTCTCAACCCATTCTTGATTTGCCTTGTAATATTGCCTAAATGCCTCCATTAAACGATCATGAAGTTCTTCATCACGCGGAGGCTTCAATCCGTAATCTCCAAGTCATTAGCATAACTAGTATAACCATTTTCCTTAATAACTTTTAATACATTGTTTACACGACCAATCAATTCATCCTTATGACTGATCAAGTAGACATTTTTATTACGTTCTCTTGCCATTTTCTTTAATACAGCTAGAGCATTTTCAACTCCACTAGCATCTAATCCATTGTCAATAAGTTCGTCGATAAACAATAGATTAATATTTTGATATAAGCTTTCCCATACATCTCTAAATGCCCAACTTAATCCTAAAATTAATCTATTACGTTCACCTCTGCTTAGGTTATCAAAGTCTAAATCTTGGCCTAACTGCGTAATTTCTACATTGAGATCATTTAAAAAACTGACTTGATGAGGTAATCCCATACGATCCAAATAATAACTTAATCTATTATTCAAATAGGCCAAGTTTTGATCAATGATCTTTTTACGAATAAAACTGTCCTTACTGGTCAATAATTTAAGTAAAAATTCTTGGTGTTCTTTTAATTCAGTAAGTTGGTTAACATTATCCCAATTAATTTCCTGCATGGCTGTACTACGCAGTTCATCAATCTGTTCTTGATAGGGGTCCCGTTCTTCACTACGATTCAATAAGGTCTTTTCCAGTGTAGTAAGATTATTTTGATGTTTTAATGCTTCCTCCACAGTATCATAAAATGTTTGAGGTCTACCATTTATATCACCAATCTCATCTAACTCTGCTACAACATTAGTTAATTTAAAATCTACATTGTTAAGATAAGTTTGTGCCTCATCTAAATTCTTTTCAGCCTCGGCTTTTAGTTCATCGTGCATATGTCCTGGCAAGTTTTGATCACATTTTGAACATTTATTGTTGGCTAACTTTTCTAATTCAAGAGTATAATTTTTAACACTACGTTCAGCCTGATTAACAGCAGTCTCTAATGTGGCTTTTTCTTTATTAAGACTGTTGATACGAGCACTTAGTTCAAGATAACTTTTTAATTTATTATGTTGTTCTAATTCTTCTTCAATGTCGATACTCTGTAATTCTAAAATACTTTTAGCAATCTTTTCTAAATCTTGCTCTTGTTGACTGTGCCAAGCACGTTGTTTAGAATGTAGGCTGTCTATGCTTTGTTCAATACGTTCATTGCTGCGTTTGGCTGCTTCAATGTTGGCAGACTCTTGCTGTATAGCATCCTTAGTTTCTTTTATTTGATTTTTTAGGCTTTCACTTTTATCACTGAGCAAGGTAATACCTAATAACTGCTCAATGATCATACGTTGATCCGCAGCCCTCATGCTTAGAAATGGCTCTGTGTACGTGTTCAATGCCACAATATGTTTAAACATATCATGGCTCATGCCTAATAGTTCATCTAAGTCTTTTTGTGTTTCTCTCACATCGCCTTGACTTTCATCAATGACTTCTTGTTCCAAGCCATTAATATAAAACTTAAATACATTAGGCCTACGACCACGTTCAATACGATATTCAACACCATTCTTTTCAAAGTTTAACTTAACCAACATGGCTTTGCCATTAGTTTTATTGACCAAGTTATCTTTCTTGATGTTGGTTAGGGCCTGACCATAGAGCGCATAACTTAGAGCATTGACTATGGTAGTTTTACCTGTACCATTACGACTGCCATTATCATCTCCACCTTGATCAAGATTTTCACCTAAAACCAAGGTAAGCTGTTCTTTACAAAAATCTACAGCTTGGGTTTGATTACCCACGCTCATAAAATTCTTAACACTAAGATCCTGTATCTTAATCATAAATTATTATAAATGTCCATTAATAGTTTAACATTATAAGTATCGCTTTCCACACTGGTCAATTGATTCATAACAATTTGATCCACACTTTCAAAGTGTTTAATTTCTAAATCACTAGCAAATTCAACTTCACGTTTTTCAGGTATCAAGGTCAACTCCCTAATTTCGTATTTGTTAAAAAACTCTTCTTTAATATGACCACTTTCTTCATAACTGATATCTACATCTAATAATACTCTAAGATGTTGTTTAGGCTTAATTATACTAGATTGTTCATCTATAAGTTGAGTCAATTTGATAGTTCTGAATGTAGGTTGAGCAGGCCAAGCATGGTATTCAGGATCTCCACCCCACTCTAAGATCATCATGCCTCGGTCATCATCCCAAGCATCAGCATAATTATGCGGAAAAGCATTGCCAATATAGTGCATATTCTGTTTATTTTGGCGTTTATGAAAATGACCACTCAATCCAAGTTCATATCTTTTGAATTGACTTAATTGTATTTCTCCATGATCAGGCATCTGTACCATGGCATTCATATAAAAACTGGGGAGTTCAAAATGTCCGAAAATGTATCGAGCATCTTTTTTGCCCACAGTTTTCCACTCTTCACCTACAAGCCAAGGACACATAGTAACCTCCCCCTGTGTCATAGGTTGATGTACAACAGTTATCCCTGGAATATATTTACCAAACTCTACACTATGGATATCTCGTTTATCTTTATAATAGAGATCATGATTACCAGGAAAGAAAAAGAACTGGTCAAATGTCTTGCCCAGTTTTTCCAAAGCTCTAAGACTATAATCCATAGTGACAATATTAAGACTGTTTCGATTATGATGCCAATCACCTAAAAAGAATCCAGTATCACAGTTATTTTCCTTAGCAGTTTTAATAAACCAATCTACAAAATCTTCACAGTCTTGGTTATGTGTTTGACTATTAGATTTTAAACCAAAGTGTATATCTGTAAAAAATGCTGCCTTTTTAAATAAACTCATTCCTCTCCTCTTTCGTATCTACGTAGGCTAGCAGTGTGTTCAGCATTACTAGTTCTAGTATAACTAGGTGTCATATCATTAATTTCCAAGATATCATCTCTAATATTTTGATTACGTTTTTCAATATTGATTATCCGTACAAAACTGTTAGTAACAGCAGCAGTAAAATAAGCAAATGGATTATTCGATTTGGCTTCATTAAATTGAAGTCCTACTTGTGTAAGTTGTAAAATGGCCTGTGCTCGCATTTCATCGTTATAGGTATAGCCACGTACATTACCACGGGTAGCATATCTTTCACATAATTTTATATACATACGAGCTAGATTATTAGTGATCTGTCCGTGATCTTTACTAAATTTTCCACTTTTGACTCCACCTTTCCAATGACTTTTACCAACACAAATTAGTTCATCATTATCATTAAATTTCCAGTGTTGAAAGGGAGGAAAATTTACACGATCATGGCTATCTGCTTCAGTTTTTTGACTTTTCTTACGTGTTTTGTTTACTGGAATATGTTCGTAGGTCATTATTCTAAAAACCAAATCAGTTTTTTGTACTTTTTTATAGTCAAACTCACATTCTGCTAGTTTAACTTTTTCTCCGGCTTCTTTTCTTTGAGCAAAAAGATCATCTCCCATACGTTTAGCACGGTTTCTTTTAGCTTCTGCTATAGTTCTTATATTAATTTTATCTTTACTAGCAAGAATAATATCGTATTGATGATATTCTGGTTTACTATAACTTGAATAAGTATTTTTACTTTTATGTATTTCTTCTAACAGATCTTTATTATTAAGGTAATTTACTGTCATTTAACGGGTCCTTTAAATTATTATAAACTACATAGTTAAAAAAGTCAAATAAATATTCAATCAAAGAGGATTAAATAATGCCATTTACAGATTTAGCAAATAGTTTTTCCAATGTAGTTAATACAGCTAAAAATGCTTTAACATCTGGTATAGATAATTTTATGAGTAGTATCAGGAGTATTAATGTACGTCCTAATGTATTTAATACAAATTATACCAGATCACCCACAGTTGTACCAACTTTTCAAGATAGTGGACCTGGTGCCGATTGGCGTGTAAAATTAAGCGTACCTAGGGGTGGGATATGGAATAGTAATCTCTTTGATCCTTTAAGAGAGGCAGGCGGGTTAGTTTTTCCCTACACACCAACTATAACAATCAATCATTCGGCTAACTATGCTGACCATCCAGTGACACATCAAAATTATCAATTTTTAGCATATCAAAATAGTAGAGTAAGTGATATAACAATTGTAGGTGATTTTATTGTAGAGGATAATGCCCAAGCTCAATATTGGTTAAGTGCTGTACATTTTTTAAGGAGTGTGACTAAAATGTACACCGGTGAAGATCCATCAACAGCAGGTAACCCACCGCCCTTATTAGAATTCAATGCTTATGGGGACTATGTTTTCAAAAATATTCCTGTAGTTGTCAAAAGTTTTAGTTTAACTCTTCCTAAAGAAGTGGATTATATAACAACAAGAATTAATCAACTACCCAGTACAAGAGTATCAGGCGCCAGTATGTTTGATGGTTCCATATCTGGTGGATCAAATTCATTCGGAAAAAATGCCAGCTTGTTAGCCGGAGTTGCCAGTGCTGTTGGCCAAACAAAAATTGCCGGCTTACTGAATGCGGCCAATGGGTTGTCTAATTTTTTAAACGGAAACTCTGTTTCAACAAATATTAGAGGAGGAACTATAGGTACTATAGCACCAGGGTCAGTAGGTGATGCCAATGATAGCCATGTGCCAACTCAAAGTAGTTTTTCAGTAATTTTAACACCTGTATATAGTAGAACAGCAGTTAAAGATTTTAGCCTAGCTAAATTTGTCAAGGGCGATTATGTTAAGAATGGATATCTATAATGGCAGCAAATTATAAAAGTTCAAGTCCTTGGTATACTACTCCTGTAATAAAAGATAGGTTATCCATTCTTAATATTAGAACTATTATTGCAGAACCAGATGATTATTTGTATACAATAGAAAGTCAATATGCCTATAGGCCAGATTTATTGGCCTATGATTTATATAGGGACTATAATTTATGGTGGGTATTCACACAAAGAAATTTAGATGTTATACAAGATCCTATTTTTGATTTTGTACCAGGAGTACAGATTTTTATACCAAAACCAGATATGTTAAGAAAATCGTTAGGAACGTAGTATGGGTTTAAATTTTAAAAATATAGCTAAAGCAGCAGTAGCAACAGCAGCAGCAGGCGCAGCAGTCAAAGTACTTTCGGGCACTAATCCAGCAGCTGGAATACAATCTGCTATCAGCAGCATTGGAAATAGTGTAAACAATTTAGCAAGTAATTTAAACAGTTCAATCAATAACGCATTAAGTATCCCAGGGTTTTCAGGATTAAATTTAGCTAATCTAAATATATCTAGTTTTGATTTTAGTGCGGGAAATTTTATATCATTAATTAACCCAAATAACAGTGAAGAAGGTGAGATTGCCGTTTATGATCAAGATCCCCCATTTCCTAATGAACTTCACAATTATGCCAGTTATAACTATATTTGGACATTGAGTGGATTGAGTAGAAATCATTTAAATTTTCCAGATGATAGTTATAGAAAAGGAATCTTAGGTCCTATTATTTTAAAATCAGGTTCAGGTGATCCAGATAATAGAATATCATTAGAAGATTATGCCAGCTCCGCAAATCCTAGTGGAAAATTTGAATATTTTATTGACAATGTTAGAATAACTGGTGTAACTGGATTAGACAAGGTAACTGGTAATACCAACAGTACAGGAATAACGTTCAATGTAATTGAGCCTTACAGCATAGGATTATTCTTTGGGGCTATAGAAACTTGTTCAAGACAATTAAAATATTCAAACTGGGTGGAGATGCCTTTATTATTAAGTTTAGAATTTACGGGACATGAGGATACACGTTTTCAAAATGTTTTTCATACTGTACAAAAAAAGTATTTTCCCTTAAAAATCATGCAAATTCAAATGCGTGTAACCGAAAAAGGTGCTGTTTATGAATGTACGGCAGTACCTTGGAATGAACGTGCTTATAGTAGACAAATTTCCACTATTAAAAGCGATGTTACTTGTACAGGAAGAACTGTACAAGAAATGTTACAAAAAGATGGTCCAAATAATTCTAGAAGTTTTCAAACAATTGTAAATGATTCATTGGCTAGTCAGGCTGTGGCCATGAGTCAAGGTAAGGAGCCCATAGTACCAGACAGAATTTTAATATTGTTTCCTATAGAAACAGCAACTGGGACTGGTTCATACGGAGATATAGATTCTAGTAGTCCTGCTGGGGCAACAACATCCGGCCTCAATAATAATAGTGACCAAGGTGTGGCAGAGAAATTAGGTGTTGAACTAGAAGGGATAAATTATGTTCAAAACACTAATATAAGCCCAATAGGCCTAGCAGATATGGGATTTATTGATCAGAAAAAAGCTGAAGCAGTGTTTGGCAAAGAAGGCACGGTTTATGATCCAGATAAAAAAGTTTTTGTTCGAGGTAATGTAACTATTTCTTCTAAAGAAGGCTTGGCAACATTCAAACAAGGACAAACAATACCTAATATTATAAATCAAATTATTTTAAGCAGTGATTATGGAAGGCAAGCATTAGATCCAAATAATTTTGACGAACAAGGTTATATAAATTGGTGGAGAATTACCACACAAATGTACTTACTCGAAGGCGAAAATAATATGAGTCAAACAGGTAAGTATCCATTTTTAACAGTTTACAGAGTAATACCTCATAAGGTTCATCACAGTAGGTTCATGCAAACAGATCAAAAACCAAAAAGTGAAGAAGTTAAAAATACAGTGGTTAAAAGATATGATTATCTATATACCAGTAAAAATATTGATATTTTAGATTTTCAAATTGATTTTAATGCTGGATTTTATACTTCTTTACCAGCAGATAGTGGAAGATTTAATAAGGATATTCAAACTAGGAATCAGACGGCCAGTGATGCTACCCCCAGTAAACCAATTATTGAAAATGGAAAATTATCTTCTCATCGCATAGATTCCAATGGTAATAAATATGATGCCTCATCAGAATATGCGTCTGGAATGCATGGTAATTATAGAGTAGGTGATACGTTGTCACAATTAGTACAAATTAGAAATGCAGAAATAGATATAGGGGCTAATCAAGGAGGTACTGCTGGTGAAGATCCAGGTAGAATTGCTGCAAGAAGTTTTCATAAGGCTATAAATTCTATGGCAGAAATGTGTAATTTAAATATGAAAATTTTAGGAGATCCTTTTTATCTAGGTGATAGTGGTATGGGCAATTATACAGCTCCAGCGTCAAATGTACGAGGAGCAACTGCAGATAAGAGCATAAATTATCAAAGAGGCGAAGTTTATATAGAAGTTAATTTTAGAAATCCCATAGATATTAATCATTTAACTGGTCATTACGATTTTCCTTCAGCAGAAACATTACCGGCTTTTAGTGGATTATATAGGGTAGGTACTGTAGAAAGCACTTTTAATAGAGGAACTTTCACTCAAAGTCTACAATTACAACGTATGCAAAACCAACAGATTAAGGCTAGTCCAACATCTAGACCTGATACTGCTGCTGGTGATTTGAATAATAATTTCAAACCAGGTGATTCAATAGATAGAGTTGAATATGAAGGTGACGAATCAGGTGAGTGGACCTAATGGCTACAGAAGATAGACCATCAATTGATTCTGGTAGTGTCTATAATGTGCCTCATTTGGCCATAGTACGTGGTCATCTAGATCCTAAATACATGGGGGCATTGGAGGTACAATTATTAAAACAAGTTGGTGGTGCCCCTAAGGCAGAAGGTGAAGTTTATCAAGTAAAATATGCCAGTCCATTTTGGGGGCAAACACACGAAGATTATAACTCTACAGAAAACACCTATGAAGGAACTCAAAAAAGTTATGGTATGTGGATGATACCACCTGATGTAGGCAGCACTGTAATAGTTATATTTGCTGAAGGTGATAGTAAACAAGGTTATTATATTGCCTGCGTACAGGATCTAGATATGAACTTTATGGTTCCCGGGTTTGCCGCAACTTCCTATGTTATAGAGGGAGAAGAAGAACGCGAACCAGTAGCGGAATATAATAAAAAAGCAGATCAACCAATATTAAAAGATACTGCCAAGATGCCCAAACCTAGGCATATATATCAAACTCAATCCTTAAAAGATCAGGGTCTTATAAAAGATGACACCAGGGGTATAACAACTAGTAGTGCCAAAAGAGAAATACCAAGTATGGTATTCGGTATCAGTACTCCTGGCCCAATTGATAAAGAAGGTCCTACAGGTAAAATTGGTAAAACAAGACACGAAGCTCGTGGTTATACGCATAGCAGATTAGGTGGATCTAGTTTTGTCATGGATGATGGTGATGATAAATTTGAACGCAAGACTACTCCGTCTGAAGGACCTCCAGAATATATTAATGTTGAAGATAGCTATGAAGGTGGATTAAAAAAAGTACCACATAACGAATTAATTAGATTGAGGACTAGGACTGGCCATCAGATTTTATTACATAATAGTGAAGATTTAATTTATATAGTTAATAGTAGAGGTACGGCTTGGATTGAGATTACCAGTGATGGAAAGATTGATATCTTTAGTGAAGATAATATTACTGCTAGAACTAAAAAAGATTTTAACTTATTCTGTGATCGTGATTTTAATTTAGAAGTGGGGAGAAATTATAATTTAAAAGTTCATGGTGAAATGCATACTAATATAGGTAAAGACCATGTACTTATAATTGATCGAGATCAAAAAATACATGTAAAACGTAGAAAAGACGAAACCATAGAAGAGGAATATCGTCAAACAGTCAACGATCATGTAAAAAAATATTTCGCTAAAGACTATACACATAATTTTGACCAAAGAGTAGATATTAGAATTGCCAATGCTGCCAGCTTACATATTGGCAATGGGCCAGCTGAACCAGGATTTGCTCCTATGGAATCTACTAGACAAGAGCCCGAGGATCCTATGAGCAGTGATGAATCTACATCTACTCCAGTGGAGGATGTCAATGGTCCTACTCCTGATCGTGTTGATATTTTTTTATATAAGGATCTACGTATAGCTAATGTAGGTACTAATGTTGAACGTACCATAGATGGATATTTAAAAACTAAAGTAAAAGGTGCTGTTGATATAAACACAGACGCAGCTTGGAAACAAACTAATAAAGGTGATGTTGATATTAAAGTTGGTGGTACTACTAAGATATCAACTGGAGGTGAAATGAACCTAAAAGCAGGTGGTGCTACAAAAATAAGTTCAGGTGGTGCTACAAATATCAAGTCTGATGGTAATAATAATTTTCAGTCTGGTGGAGGTACTAATATTAAAAGTGGTGGACAAATACTTTTAGGTGGTAGCAAGATTCATTTGAATGGACCTAGTCCAGGTGGTGCTAGCAGTGCCAGCGATGCTAGTCAAGCAGCAATAGCCGAACTACCAGAAGAAGCTAGAAAAACAGCTAAGGCTACTATACCCTTATATTTAAAAACTCATAACTTGCCAGATTTAGAAGCACAAAATCAATGGGAATCCTTATCTAAATTAGATACCATATTACGTAGAGTTCCTACATATGAGCCTTATCCACATCATGAACATTTAGATCCTATAAAATTCAAACCTAAAAAAGAAGGTGAAAGCCCAGGTTTAGATAGGGACAGCGATGAAAGATATAGACCAGCTGACGACCTAACCCCAACTGAAACACTCGCTGAACCTCCTGAATATTGGAGAAAATATACTACAGTTACAGACACTTTTGCCAAAATTAGGTTAGGAGAACCAGGTGATGCGTAATAAAAGTTTATATCAAAAAATAGTAGTAAAAGGTAATCAGTCAAAAGAACAAATCCCTTTACCTAGGACTTATAAAGGATTCAGCACGATTAATACTGAAAGTGAAAATTTTAAATTATTTGATCTTAATTTAATAAAACAGGATTTGATCAACCATTTTCATATAAAACAAGGAGAAAAATTGGGGAATCCTACATTTGGTACTATTATTTGGGATCTTTTATTCGAACCATTAACTACAGATCTTAAAGAGCTGGTTATTAAAGATGTTGAACGAATTTTTAATTATGATCCTAGAATAACTGCCCAAAATATAGTTATAACTGCCTATGAATCAGGTCTACAAGTTGAATGTGAATTAACTTATTTGCCCTATAACATATCAGAAGTACTAAAATTTAAATTCGATGAAAAAATAGGATTAATTGGTTAAGTTAGTAGTTAATTACCGAAAATAAATATTTCATTAAGGATAAAACATGTCATCAACAGATAGACAAAATAGATTACTAGTAGCTGAGGATTGGCGTAAGATATATCAGAGTTTTAGAAACGCAGATTTCCAAAGTTATGATTTTGAAAATCTACGTAGGGTAATGATTGACTATCTTAGACAAAATTATCCAGAAGATTTTAATGATTATATAGAAAGCAGCGAATATCTAGCATTAATTGATATGATTGCTTTTTTAGGACAAAGCTATGCCTATAGAGTAGATTTAAACGCAAGAGAAAACTTTTTAGAATTAGCAGAACGTAGAGAAAGTGTGCTAAGGTTAGCACGTACACTTAGTTACAATGCCAAACGTAATCAAGCTGGGAATGGACTCTTAAAATGGCAAAGTATTACCACAAGCCAATCTATTTTAGATGGCAATGGAAGAAACCTAGCAGGCCAAGAAATATTATGGAATGACCCCAGTAATAATCAATGGTTTGATCAATTCATAAGAGTATTAAATGCCGCCATGCCCATTAGTGCTCAATTTGGCACTCCAAATAATAAGGGAATAATCTACAATATCCCCACTGAACAATATACTATACAAACTACAAATAATACTATTCCCGTTTATTCTTTTAATAAAACTATAGATAGTAGAGCCATGTCTTTTGAAATCACCAGCACTATTATAAAAGATAATCAAGATATTGCTGAAGATCCACCATTAGGTGGCAAAAATCTAAGTTTTATCTATAGAGATGATGGAAAGGGCAGTGCCAGTCCAGCTAACGGATTCTTTAGTCATTTTAGACAAGGTACTTTACAAACAGGAACTTTTAGCATACCTCAACCTAGTAACAACGAAATAATTGATATTGATTCAAATAATATCAATGATACAGATGTATGGCTGTACAAATTAGATTCAAGAGGTGTTGAGTCTGAATATTGGATAGCAGTGCCTAATTTTGAAGCTAATAATGTAATTTATAATAGTCTTAACAAAAAAATTAGGAACATTTATAATATCATAACACGAGTAGATGATAGGATCAGCATTGCTTTTAGTGATGGATTATTTGGAAACTTGCCTCTAGGTAGTTTCAGGATATATTATAGAGTTAGTAATGGATTAAACTATACTATAAATCCTAGAGATATGCGTAGTGTGAATTTAGAGATACCATATATTTCTAATACAGGTCAGATAGAATTACTTAGTATATCTATGAATTTACAGACATCTGTGAGCAATAGTGCTTCAACAGAATCTAATCAACAAATAAAACAAAAAGCTCCCGGAACATATTATACTCAAAATAGAATGATTACAGCAGAAGACTATAATCTTAGTCCATTAGCTGTAAATCAAGATGTATTAAAAGTTAAATCAGTGAATAGAACTAGTAGTGGTATTAGTAGATATTTTGATCTTACTGATCCTACAGGCAAATACAGTAATATAAATTTATTTTCAGATGATGGTGTTGCTTACAAAGAAGAATATGAGGATATTTTTAAATTTTCTTATAATACTACTGTTGAAATTGAAGGAATAATCAATAATAAAATATTAGATTCGTTAAGAGACATAGGATTACGTAATTTTTTCTATGATAAATTTAGTAGAATTAGTATAGGTGCTGATTTGATTTATAAATGGAACAAAGTAACTGTAAGTGTAAATGAATCTACAGGTTATCTAACAGATGCAAGTAATTCCAAGGTAGGGTATGATGTTACTACTATATTAAAAAATTTAGAAATTGGAACAATTTTAAAATTTGTAGCTCCATCTGGAAAATACTTTATTAAAGACAGTAATAATGATCTGATAACAACTTCGGAAAATACACCTAATGCCACAACTTATCTTTGGGCCAAAATTATATCAATCTCAAATAACGGGATTAATTTGTTGAATGATGGTAGCGGACCAGTAAAAATAACTACAGAAATACCAACCGGTGCTATTTTAGATCAAATCATACCACAATGGACTACTAATTTAAGTAGTAGTATAATTACTACCATGGTTAATCTTATTTTTACAAATAAGCCATTTGGTTTAAGGTATGACCTAACTGAGAAATCATGGAAAATAGTTTTTGAAAATGATTTAAATTTAATCAGCAACTTTAATATTGGTAAAGCTGGTGATAATACTAATCAAAGATTAGATGCTAGTTGGTTATTATTATTCACAACTGATACAGAAGTATATACTGTAAAATATAGAAAATTAAGGTATGTTTTTGAAAGTGATAAGAAAATAAGATTCTATTTAGACAATACCAAAAAAATATTTGATGTAAAATCTGGTATTGTAGTCAAGGATAAAATTAAAATTTTAGGTATTAATAATAAACCAAATACAACTAATTTTTTTACCTATGATTTAGATTGGCAAATTCATAATGAGTTTGTGGGTACTGATGGTTATGTTGATACTAAAAAACTTGAAATAACATTTAATGATAGTAATGATGATGGCATAGTAGATGATCCAGATATTTTTGATATATTAACTGTGCCCTCATACTCAATATGGAACTCTAATACAACATATTCAAAAGGATCTTTTGTTTTATACAGTAATAGAATTTATGAATCACTAGTAAATGATAATTTTAATAATGAACCATTAATAAAAAATGGTGTAAATTTAGCTTTGAATAATTTTTATTGGCGTATTAATTATGGAAATTATGTAATATTAGAAAAATATGAAACTAGCACTGGTATAACAGATTATAGATACATCCCAAACAATAATATTGTTAAGATTGTAGGTTTAGAATCTGATGGATTATACGATTATAATCGTTTAGGATTGACAAAAGATCAATATTATTATTTTTCCGATACTAATTTATTGGCCAAACGGAGTTATAATGAAAGTAGATGGATTTATAATTTAGATTATAAAGTTTTTATAGGTAGATCAAATCTAAAATTTCAATATATTCATAATGCTGATTATGAATCTAGAATAGATCCAGGTCATGTTAACATAATGGACATATATGTATTATCTAGGAATTATGATATAGAATATAGAAGATGGATTGCCGGTGCTATAGAAAATGAACCTTTACCACCCAGTAGTGATCAGCTAAGTTTAATCATGGCACCAATGCTAAATCCAATAAAAGCTATGAGTGATGAAATTATCTATCATCCTACTAGGTATAAAATTTTATTTGGCATTAGGGCTAATCCAAACTTACGTGCTAGTTTTAAAGTTATTAAAAATCTAGATCAAACACTAAGTGATAATGAAGTAAGAGCTAGAGTTTTAGCAGCAATAAATGAATTCTTTGTAATTGAAAATTGGGATTTTGGTGACACTTTTTACTTTAGTGAATTAGTTGCCTATATAATGAATAGAACAGCACCCTATATTTTAAATATTGTAATTGTACCAAGGCAAGCTAATTTGAATTTTGGAAGTTTATTTGAGATTAAAAGTGAAAGTGATGAAGTTTTTATAAATGGAGCTACCACTGAAGATATTGAAATAGTAGATTCATTAACTTCAAGTAATTTATCTGCTCGAGGTTCAATTAATACTACTACTAACATAGTTAGTAGACAAAATATTACCAGTAGTCAAGGAAGATATTAATGTCTGATCAAAATGAATTAGAAATTCCATCGGATAACAACGATAAAAAATCAGAAAGATTTATCCCAAGATTTTTTAGATCAGAGAGTAATAAGAAATTTCTATCTGGAACTATTGATAATCTAATAAAAAATGGTACAGTAAAAAGACTTAATGGATTTATTGGGAGGCAGAACACTAAATCCATAACAAATTCTGATATATTCTTGGAGGAGGAAGAGTTTGATAGACAAAATTATCAACTAGAACCCGCATTAGTATCTGAAGATATTCTAGGTAATGTGTCATTTTTTAAAGATTATATAGATTATATCAACACCATACAGGTAAATGGTGGAAATGTAAGCAATCATGAAAAATTAAATAAGCAAGAATTCTATGGTTGGAATCCACATATAGACTGGGACAAAATAGTAAATTATCTTCAATATTATTGGCTACCATTTGGTCCTGAAATAATACCAATTGCCGGTACAAAAGTTCTAGATACCATAAGTACCTATTCTATAACAACGGTAAATGAAGAAGATAATAATGCTTATCTTTTTAGCCCTGATGGACTTACTAGAAACCCAGTATTAAGACTATATAGAGGCGAAACATATCAATTTGATATTACTGCTCCAAATGAACCTTTTAGTATTAAATCTGAACGTGTATCAGGCAGTGACTATAGATTTTTAGCTGGTGTAGATAATTATGCTATCACTAATGGAAGAATTACATTTACGGTACCTTTAGATGCACCAGATGTGCTATACTATGTAAGTGAATCTAATGTTGACACTAGCGGTATATTAAAAATATTTAATATTGCTGAAAATTTTAGAATAAATGTCGAAGAAGAAGTAATAGGTAAAAAAACTTTTAGTATAAAAAATAATATTGATTTAACCAATGGAATGAAAATAAAATTTGTTGGTCAGGTTAGACCAACAGAGTATGAAAATCAAGTTTTTTACGTAGAAGGAGTAGGCGATTCAATAAGTTTAATCAACGAACGTGATTTATTATTAGCTACTTCGTATTCAAAAGATTTTGATGTAGATTATGATAGTGTAGGATTTGATAATATAGCCTTTAATAATGTCAAATACGTGCCAATTGACAAAGATTATATAACAATCAAACGTGGAAGCATAGATGGAAATCCTTGGAGTAGATACAACAGATGGTTTCATCAGGATGTAATTATAAAGACTGCTGAGATATTGGGCAAAGTTCCTGTGATGGATCAAAGTCAAAGAGCAATAAGACCAATTATAGAATTTGAATCTAATCTTAAACTTTTTAACTTCGGAGTCAAATCTAAGAAAAATGTTGATTTAGTAGATGATTCTACTACTGATGTGTTTAGTATAATAGAAGGAGCTTTAGGTTATTATATAGATGGCGTTGAACTATTACAAGGTCATAGAATTCTTTTTAATGCTGATAAAGATATCTTAGTAAAAAATAAAATATACAAAGTTGAATTTTTAAACATATTCGATGAATTTACAGGAATAACCAAAAGGTGTATACACCTAGCCGAAGAACCTGATAGTGTACCTGAATTAAATGATAGTGTATTTGTTATTCTAGGTAAAAGTTTCACAGGAAAATCATTTTGGTTTAATGGCAATGATTGGCAGTTATCACAAGCTAAAATTGGCTTAAATCAATGTCCGTTATTTGATCTTTTTGATATTAATGGAATAAGTTTAACAGATCCTATATATTATCCTAATTCTACTTTTGTTGGAAATAAAATATTTTCCTATAAAATTAGTAATGGAGCAGTAGATAAAGAATTAGGGTTTGCTCTTACCTATAGAAATATTAATAACATTGGTGATATTCTTTTTGACTTTGATCTTGTCAATGAAAAATTCTTTTATAAAAATAATAATAATATAATTGAGGAGTATACTGACAATAAATTTTTAAAATCCTATACTAAATTTAATGAAGAAAAGTTAGTTAATGGATGGATAAAGTCTAAAGTAGAAAATGTTCAACCTATTATAAGAATATATAAAAATAATTTATTAGCTAATCAAACCATTTTAACAAATAATTTTCCTATTGATGTATATGATAATATAGATGATTTAGATGATTTAATAGTCAAAGTTTATGTTAATGGTATTAGGTTAGACAAGTCAAAATTTACCATAGTTAAGGATTTTGAATATAAAATTGTTGTATTATATGAGGATACTAATGAAAATGATATTGTATGCTTAAAATGTTTTAGTAGACAAAATAAAAATAAAAATGGCTATTATGAATTTCCTATCAATTTTCAAAATAATCCTGAAAATAACAATATTAAAAACTTTACTCTTGGTGAGGTAACAGATCATCTTGAATCAATAATTGATAATTTACGAGATTTTTCTGGAAATCCAAGAGGTATAAACAATTTAAGAGATATATTTAATATCAGTGAATATGGAACAAAGTTTGTACAACATAGTGGAAGTATAAATTTATCTTTATATCATCTTACTAATGAAAATGCCAGTATAATAAGAGCTATTGACAAGGCTAGAGATGATTATGGAAATTTTAAAAGAGCTTTTATATATTATTTGAATGACGTATCAAATGAATTAACCGTCAGAGAAAGTGTGAATCTAGTTTTACAAAGTGTAAATCGAGATAAAACAAAACAATCTCCTTATTATTTCAGTGATATGCTAGGATATACAGCATACTCTGAATTTAAATTTACAGTAAGAAATCCAAAATCAACTAAGTATCCTCTAGGAATAAAATTCAATTTAGATGAGCTGACACCAACTAGTATTAATATCTACTTAAACGATGTTCAATTATTACATGGAATAGATTATAAATTTATTCAGGAATCATTTGTTGATATTTTTTGTGATAAAAAAGAAGATGATATTATTACTTTAATTACATATGATAAAACAGATGGTTGTTTTATACCACCTACACCAACAAGCTTAGGTTTATATCCTAAGTTTGAACCAAAAAAATATTTAGACACTACTCTAATAGAACCACGTAATGTAATACAAGGACATGATGGAAGCATTATTCTAGCATATGATGACTATAGAGATGATTTAATATTAGAATTAGAAAAAAGATTTTTTAATAATATAAAAGTTTCATACGATCCAACATACTTCGACATCTATGATTTTATACCTGGATCAAATAGGAGAACATCATACCCTCCTGATGAATTTAATAATATTTTATCACCAAACTTTTTTAAATGGACATCATTAATTGATAGCGATTTTACAAGGTCTCCTCTATTTTTATCTGATAATCCCTTTACCTACAATTATAAAAATATATCAAGTACCAATGGAGACCAATTACCAGGATTTTGGAGAGGAATTTATCGTTGGTATTTTGATACTGATCGTATACACATTTGTCCTTGGGAAAGTTTAGGATTCACTATTAAGCCGTTATGGTGGGATTCTGTTTATGGCCCAGCACCTTATACCAGTAATAATCTTATACTTTGGGACGATCTACGTAATGGAGTGATCAGAGAGCCTAATAATCCTATTAGAAAAGTTGGCAAATTCGCCAGACCTATCCTTAAAAATATCCCAGTGGATGAAAATGGTAAATTATTAGATCCTATAGCCAGTGGTATAACATCAGATGTAATAACTTTAAACAATAATATACCATATGTTTTTGGAGATAGTGCTCCTGTTGAAAATACATGGAGAAGAAGTAGTTATTATGCGTTTAGTTTGTTAAAAAGCATTCTTCTCATGCAACCTAATCATGTATTTGGGTTATTATTTGATAAATCACGAACGGTGCGTAGTCAAGATCAAATAATCTATAAGGATACTCATTTAAGAATTAGATTAAAAGATATTTTAGTTTCAAGTAATGTACAAGATGAAACTAGGATACAAACTTGTGGATTAGTTAATTATATTACAGATTTTTTAACATCTAATAATTTAATAAATTTAAATCAGTACAAAACTGATTTAAAAAATCTCACTAATAAACTAAGTCATAGATTATCAGGTTTTTCAAGTAAAGATAAATTTAATCTTATATTAGATAGTAAAGGAGCCGGGGCAAGCAGTAATGTATTCATTCCTAAAGATAATTACAAAATATTCTTGAATACGTCTAGTCCAATCAAAAAATTAGTTTATAGTGGAATAATAATCACTAAACTTTTAAATAAAAATGGTTTAGGCTATGAAATCAGAGGATATAATCAAACTAATCCATATTTTCTTTACTATCCTGTTGGCCCAATAGGATATGATATAAATGTAGGAGGTCTCAGTGAAATTTTTATTAATTGGGCATCTGGACAAAGGTACGTTATTGGACAAGTAATTAAAATTAATAAAGAATATTATAGAGTTAAACAAGCTCATACAAGTACAAGTTTTCCTGCATTAGATTCCTTTGAAAAATTATCATCTCTACCTATTATCGGTGGACAAAATGCTAAATTAAAAACTGTAAATGAAAAAAAATTACTATTGTTGAACTATGGAACTACTTTATATAGCATACAAGAAGTAGTTGATTTTATACAAGGTTATGCTGCTTACCTTCAAGATCAAGGATTTGTATTTGAAACATTTAATGAAGATTTAAATTTAGTTTCTAATTGGGAAACTAGTATAAAAGAATTTTTATTTTGGACTACACAAAATTGGAGTACTGGAACAGACAAATTTGTTGACTGGTCTCCTAATACACAATATTTAGATAATCAAATATTATATTATAATAATGAATTTTTTAAAGCCATTCAAACTCACACAAGTAGTACATTTTTTGATATCAATTACTATGTAAAGTTAGACAATTTAAACAGTGATGGTGCTGCTGTAATCACCTTAAGTCCAGCAGCACTAAAGATTACTTTAAATTTACCACGTGCCGTAGTATCTGATCTTAGAGAATCTAATTACGATTATGAAATATTTTCTGCCGATGGAATCAAATATAACAGTCAATTACTTAATTATTTCAGATATGATCAACAATTTAGTTTAACACCTAAAACTGAATTAGGCATCTATAGCGCATCATTTTATCTAGTTCAAAAAGAACATGTTCTTATTATTGATAATCTAAGTCAATTTAATGACGTAATTTACAATTTAGAAACAGGATATAGACAGGAAAAAGTTAAAATTTCTGGATATAAGACTGTTAATTGGAATGGAAGTTTTGATGCCCCAGGATTTATTTACGATCAAGCTATTATAAAAGAATGGGAGCCTTGGACAGATTATACTGTAGGGGACTTAATAAAATACAAAGAATTTTATTATACTGCTTTAAAAGCTCAGCCTGGTGTTCAAGAATTTGATATTAATAATTGGCTAATTAAAGATACTAAACCTAATGCTAATCTTTTGCCTAATTGGGACTATAAGGCTCTACAATTTTTAGATTTTTATGATTTAGATAGTGATAATTTCGACATAAATCAGCAACGCATAGCTCAACATATGGTTGGTTATCAAAGAAGAAGTTATTTAGAAAATATCATAAAGAATGATGTAAGTGAATTTAAATTTTATCAAGGTATGATAACAGAAAAGGGTACAAATAATAGTTTACGTAAGTTATTTGATACACTTAGTTCATTAGATCAAGATAGTATAGAGGTTTATGAAGAATGGGCTTTACGAGTAGGTGAATATGGAGCTGTTGATGCATTTGAGGAAATAGAGTTTATTTTAGATGAGACCTTATTTAAAGTTGAACCACAAGTAATTGAATTAGTTAATAATATAGATAATAGTAAAATTGACTTAATAATAAGGCAAACTCATAATGACTTATATCTAAAACCTAAAAATTTTACAAATAATATATGGGCTTTCGAAAAAACTCTTAAACAATATTTTAAAACACCTGGTTTTTGTAGATTAGATCAAGTCAAAGTAGCTATAGATAAACGAGAAGATATATTAAATTTAGATGTTTTCTCTTTAGAATTCGGTGATTATATATGGTGTGGATTTGAAGCAAAATTAAATGAATTTAATGATGATTGGTTCATATATAGAATAACTTTAACTAATTACAAAGTTATTGATATAAGTTCAGATACAACTAGCACTACATTGGTTTTTAATATACCGACTAATTTTGTTTTAGATGATATATTGTATTTTAAAACTGACGGAGTTGTACAGTCATCTTCAGTTCAAACATTTAATAAATTTAGTAAAGTTATTCAAACAAGTAATAATAATAGAACAATTAAAATACAGGGTAATTCATTACTTAATAATCTAAATAAAGGTAATATTAAAACAGGTTATATTACACGACAAAGATTTATTAATATAGATAACTTCATAGTTCCAGGTTATCTTAATAAAATTTCAGAAACAAAGAACTACGGTGAATTAGTTTGGTTTACTGAAAACAATAAAAATACAATTTGGAAAAACCTACCAATTTATAATAAAATTGAAATAAAAGATTCTATTTTAACTAATCAATCAAGATTAGGCAAAGTCATAGTAACTACCCCCAGTGCTAATTTTATGGCAGTAACATCCAATAATAGAGTAACTTTTTATAAGAAAAATAACTCAACTTGGATTAAAACACAATTTATTTTAGATTCTGATCATGCTGATTTTGGAAAATCTATAGCTGTTAGTGACGATGAAAGATTTATAGCTATAAGTTATACTGATCAATCAGTAGGCAAAGTCGCAATTTATAGGAACACAGATTTTGAATTTGATCTAGTTCAAACTCTAAGTGAGGATAATGATCCTTATTACGGTTATAAATTAAAATTTGCTATACGAGGACTAAATCAATATTCATTATTTGTAAGCACTACTAATGGTATTGGTATCAAAGATCAAACTTTCATTTATGATTACAATGATTATAGTGATTCAACTCTAATTTCAATTGAAAGAAAAGAAATAATTGACATTGAATTTACTTTAGATGGTGGTGATACAACTAATAATGTTACTGGAAATAATGATATTTCCAGTATTAATCCTATTTTTGAAAATGTTGTAGATGGCGGTAAGCCTACAGATAACACAGAATTTGTGTTCGATTATGATGTAAATTTTGATGGTTCAATACTAGTTATAGGCACAATGAATAAAGTCTATGTTTATGAAAGACGAGACTGTTATACTCTACATCAAATTATAGAAGTTCCTGAGGCAAATGAAAGCTTTGGATATAGTGTTGCTCTATCAAGAAATGGAGAATTTTTAGCAGCATCCAGCATATTAGAAGATGGAATATATGAAAAACAAGGTAAAATTAGGATATATCAATCTGCTTTAGCCTTGGATGAATCCACAACTCCCCCAATAAATTACACTTTACATCAAACTATTGATAATAGAAATGCTGAAGTTAACGAACAATATGGGTATAAAATTAAATTTATTAACGATTCTAAAACATTAGTTACGTTTAGTAGGTACGGTGATGGATATTTTGACGCCATAATAGGAGAAGATTCTACTAGAATGAATATAAATTCAGGCAGAGTAGATATCTATGATAGGTATAGAAATTATTTTGTGTTTTCAGAATCACTACCTGTAACTGATATTGATGAAGACTATGGTGAAGGCTTTGATGCAGCACAAAATAGTATTATGGTTGGATCACCTAAAAATTTAAGTGGTAAAATAAATGTATATACAAAACCTAATAATGTATACAGTTGGCAATTACTTTATGAAGAAAAGCCTAAAATATCAATAGAATCCTTTAAAAAGATATTTTTATATAATTCTAATACTAATACTTTATTAGATTATGTAGATATCATTGATCCATTACAAGGTAAAATTGCAGGTGTAGCTGATCAAGAGATCAAATTTAAAACATATTATGATCCAGCAATTTACAATTTTAAATCTAACGATTCTACTTTTAATGTTAATGTAAATGATGGTATACATTGGCTTGATAATCAAATTGGTTTGTTATGGTGGGATTTAAGACGAGCAAAATTTTTAGATTATAGTTTAGGTGATTTGGTATTTAGAAATTCAACTTGGAATACTTTATATCCCAAAGCTAGCATAGACATTTATGAATGGGTAGAATCTAGAATACTTCCAGAACAATGGGATACATTATCTGGAACAGAGGAAGGCTTTAGTCGAGGAATATCGGGAAAAAGTCTTTATGGAAACAAAATTTATAGTCAAAAGAAAAGATTCGATACTATAAGTAAAACCTATAGAACATTATACTATTTTTGGGTTAAAAATAAATTAAACATCCCAGAAGGTATGAATCGTAAATTAAATTCAGTAGACATAGAAAGTATAATTAAAGATCCAAAAAATTATGGTATTAAAAGTATTAATTTTTTAGATAATAATGCTTTTAATTTATCTAATATAACTCAAATTTTACGTGATAAAGATGTTATTTTAAGTTTACAATATTGGACTTCGCCAGAAAAAGAAAAATTATTAATCCATAACGAATGGAAATTAATAAGTGAAAATGAAAAAACAGGCTTACCAAGAGAAATAGAAAGAAAATGGATTGACAGTCTTGTAGGCAGAGATGAAAATGGTTACACCGTACCCGATATGAAACTTAGTATTAAGCAAAAGTACGGTATAGAAAATAAACCAAGACAATCAATGTTTATTAATAGAGTTGAAGCAGTTAAACAATTTGTAGAAAAATTTAATCTTGAGATGAAGAATATACAAATTGATAATATAGACCTAACGGATTTTTACAGCAAGGATCCATTACCCAGTCTTATTACTGGTTTATATGACTACGAAGTTGATACATTTGATCAATTAAGATTTATAAATGGAGAAGCACACAAACAGGCATTTGTTTCACCAGTTATAGATCAAGGTAAAATCGTCGATGTGACCATTATTAATGGTGGATTAGGATATAAAAATCCACCTAAAATAGAAATATTAGGGCGTGGCGTAGGGGCTAATATAGAAACTGTGCTTAATAATAATGGAACCATTATAGCAACTAAAATTATTAATTTTGGAAAAGGTTATGATTCTTCTACTACAACTTTAAACATACGCCCTCTAGTAGCTCTAGTAAAAACTAATGAAGAAGATTATTGGGCTTTATATGATTATAATCACAAGAAAAAATTATGGATCATAGGAAAAACTCAAAAATATGATGTAACTAAATTTTGGGAGTTGGTAGATTGGTATGATATAGGATATAATCAGTTTACCAAAATTGATATATCTGTTAATGCCGTATATGAATTATTCACTAGGAAAGTTGATATAGGTCAAGTAGTTAAAGTAAAAAATGATGATACTGAATGGTTATTATTAGAAAAGTATAACGATGTAGTAGATGTAGATTATACTAAAAGTTTTAAAGTTGTAGGACGACAGCGTGGAAGTTTAAAATTAAGTTCAAAATTATATCAATTTGATGAAAATAGATTGGGGTTTGATGGATTTCTGTACGATGTAAATCAATATGACTTTAACGGACCCATAGAATTTAGAATAATTTTAAGAAGTTTAATTGATAAAGTTCTTATAGATGACAAAAGAAAAATATTAATAAATTTATTTTTTACCAGTTTACGTTATGTTTTAAGTGAACAATTATTTGTAGACTGGATGTTCAAGACCAGTTTTATTAAGGCACAGCATAATATAGGACAATTTCGTCAACGTTCTAATTATAAAAATGATAGTTTAGGTGATTTTGAAAATTATATTAAAGAAGTTAAACCTTACAGATCTAAAATTAGAGAATTTACCAGCGTATTTTCAGATGTAGAAAATACACAAAGCCTAGTAACTGATTTTGATTTACCAGCTTATATAGAAAATTATACAATTAAAACTATTGAGACACAGTTTAAAAATGAAACTATCAGTGTTGATAACACTTCTTTAATTACTCAAAGTCCTTGGTCATTATGGAAGTCTAACTTAGGATTTTCAGTAACAGAAGTAGTGATAGTAGATGGTGGTTCTAATTATGTTAATAGACCTATTATTACATTTGAAGGAAATTGTCTAGTACAAGCCAAAGCAAGAGCATTTGTAGTTAGAGGTTCAATAGTAAAAATTGAAATATTAGATGAAGGTAAAGGATATTTTATACCACCTAAAATAGTTATAAACGGTAGTATAGGAGAAAATGGTACCCCTGCTAAAGCTGTTAGTGTTATAGGTAATAGTCTAATACGATCCAATACAGTCACAGTAAAATTTGATAGATATTTAAAAGAAAAATTTGAAGACATAACACCCATAGAAATAGAAGATATTTTTTATGGTGATGGCATTGCGACTACTTTTAGGCTAAGATATAAACCTAGTCCAGAATCTAACTCAATTATTGTAAGAATAAATGGTCTTGTACAAATTTTAGGATCATATGAAATTTTTCCTAAAATAGATACTGAAAAAGGCTATAGAGAACATTATGCTGATTTAGTTTTAAATACTGTTCCACAACTATCAGATACAATAATTGTAAATTATAAAAAAGATTTTGTTCATTTAAATGCTTTAGAAAGAATATACCATTATTATAGTCCAGATTATGGCATGGTTGGACGAGATTTTGCTCAACTTATGACTGGTATAGACTATGGTGGAGTCAGCATTATAGGTACTGGATTTGAAAAACCTAACAGATGGGACGGATTATATTCTTGGTCTGAAAGACCTTGGGACGAAGATCCACCTACTGAAGATCAAATTTATGATACAATGATAGATGGTGGTAATTTAAACTCAAATAGTGTTTATAGAACAGCCAGTGGTCTAAGAGCTGAAGACATTATAATTGATGGAGATGGGTTTATAACCCCCATGTCTAGCCCAGCTCCAGAAGAAATGCTGCCTGGACATGTTACTGATTCGTTATCCATAATGATTTTTGAAAGATCTAGTACTACCAGCAGTGAAATAACCTCATTAAATTTCCTTTCTGATGGAGAAAATACTGACTTTCAGTTGATCAAGTATCCAAATAGCAGACAAGGCATCATTGTAAAAATTAATCAAACTATATTAAAACCAGACATAGATTATACTTTTGACTATGATAAATTATTGGTTAAACTTAAAGAACCTTCTACTTTTGGATCAATAGTTAGTATTACTAGTTTAGGGTTTAGCGGTGAAAATCTATTAGATGTAAATTTTAAAATTATAAATGAAACAACTAATACAATAGTTACTGATGTAGATTGGAGTGAAAATGTTAGTGCCTATACACTTGTTTCAGGTGAATTAGCTCAACACGAATTAATAAAAATAGACACAGTAGAAATTAGTAATAAAATAGGTATTAAATTTCCTTTTGATTTAGAAATAGATCAAGTCGTAAATTACAGTTTATTTTTGGAAAAAATAATTAATCAAAGCATAGTAACTAGAGAAATTATTATATCTAACGGTACTGATAAAAAATATACGTTGAACAATCCTGTAGGAAAGAAAGTTCCATTAGATCCTAATGTTATTGTAAGGGCAGGTGACACTATTTACAACAGTGTTGATACATTTAAGTTTTTACTCATAGATAATGTATTAGAATATGATATCCCAGCCGGTAAAGCCGATATAGATATTTACAATGTTAATGATTATGATGTATATATTAATCAAGTCAAAGTTGAACTTGGCATTGCCTATAATTTTGATCTTTTACGTTCAAAACTATTATTACAACCTTCTTACTATAAAGATAAAGCAGAAGTGCTAGTAGCGATTACAAAATATGCTGATTATTTTTTAAGGAAAGAATCAAATTTAGTTAAAATTGAATTTAGAAATACACCGCCTGCTGATACTGAAATTGAAATTATAGCAATGTTTAACCATGATATTTTAGACATTGAAAGAAAGTATTATATTATTGAACCCAAGTTAGAAAATTTTACTGATTCTATTTTCTATCTAAACCTTATTAAAATCAGTGCTGGAATTTTCAGATTTAATAGAGAAGTAATAGACACTACCTATGTATGGTTAACTAAAAATAAAAAATTATTAACACCTAATATTGACTATATTTTATTAGAAGATAAGAAAAGTATTAGAATAAATGAACAGCCTAAAACCACTGATGTATTTGGTGTTATTACCTTCAGTGGTAATGTGGTAAGAAACCCCGTATCATTCATGAAGTTTAAGGACATGCTTAATAGATTTTATTATAAACGATTAAGTATCAATAGAACTACAAGATTAGAAAAAGTCTTAAACTATTATGATAAAGAATTGTATGTTGAGGATCCAGATAAGGTAAATCCTGCGCCAGGCGTTCTTTATATAGACGGTGAAAGGATTGAATATAATTTCAAAATTGGTAATAGATTAGGTCAATTAAGACGGGGCACATACGGTACAGGTGTACCTACTGTTCATGGTAGATTGACTAAGGTTTATGATATAGGTGAATCTGAGACAATACCCTATCAAGATAGAAATCTTCAATATAGGATCATAGGAGACTGGGAAGCAGACGTAACCTATTTTAAAAATGATGTTGTATTTTACAATGGTATTAATTGGGTAATGTTAACTGGTAATAATTTAAAGTTATGGGATAATAAACTAGAATACACAAAAGGTAGGCAGATTATATATAATAATAAATTATATCTTTCTAAGAAAAATACTGATACAAATAAAAATATTAATAAAATTCCAGATCAAAATATAGATTATTGGGATAAAATTAAAGATTTTTGTCCTTTATTTCCTAGTTTAGACAATCCTAATTGGGGTCAAACAAATGTGGGTTATTTGAATGATTCTAGTAGAACAATAGTTGTCCCATGGATTCCTAAATATAGGGCAAGTGCTACACCAGAAACTGTAGATGATATAAACAAAAGATATGTATTAGATACAGAAATATTTGTAGGAAATAAAAGACTTCAAAAATATAAATTTTCTAAACATAATAAAGATATTCATCCTGAAAGTCCCGAAGGAGATGAATTTTTTGATCCAGAGTATACCACAGATGGAATAAATCATGGTACTGATGATAAAATTCTAGGATTAATATACTTAAAAGATCTACCACCTGAAAATTTACCCATAACTTTGGTTCATAGAAGATTAACTAGTTGGGAAGATCAAAACAAGTCACTATCCGAATCTGATAATGAAGTTGCTTATTTCTTGAAATTCCAAGTAGATCCTATTGGTGGTAGTGAGCCAACAGCAGATAGTGGATTGTATTCTAGTGATTCAGAAGATGTAAACATGGACGAGGAATAAAAATGCCTAAACAACTTATAAACATTGGTCTAAAACCTAATGACGGTACTGGGGATACCATAAGAAAAGCCAGTATTAAAATTAATAGTAATTTTACAGAATTATATGATAGTCTGCAAAGTATTACTCTTACTCCTGGACCACAAGGTATACAGGGTCGCCAGGGCACACAAAGCTTCCAAGGCTTCCAAGGAAGACAAGGAACACAAGGACGTACGGGTCTTCAAGGTGATTCCGGTACCCAGGGATTCCAAGGATTCCCAGGAGATACAGGACCACAAGGCATTATAGGTTATGATGGATTGCCTGGACCAGAGGGCCCACAGGGTATTCAAGGTATACAAGGCATGGCTGCTGATGCTGCTAATTTAGATTTAAGTGCTGTGAATTCTGATATAATTCCTGCACTAGATGTTACGTATAATTTAGGTTCACCTACTAATAAGTTTAAAGATTTGTATCTTAGTTCTAATACAATTTATTTAGGCGATAAAACAATAAGAATAGAAAATAATATTCTTGAGATAGGGGGAACAAAACTTAGTGATCAAACAGGTAATGTAGATGGGTTCGTTTATTCATATTGGTCATTTGATAATGTATTTGTTAGAACAATCACTAATAGTGATGCAGATCAGTTGGTAAAACTAATAACTAAAGGCGATCAATTAAAATTAGATAGCAATCCTAATATTGTTATGGTTAGTAAATTAACTGTAATACAGCCACCAATATCTGAAATATACATAGCAGATCCTTCATTTACAGATCATATGATTAGAGTTGATCTATTCAACTTTAATAATAATGATCAACCTATAACCTTTGAATTAGTAAAACCATTAGGCGAATCTTCAATAAGCAATTTAACAGATCCAGATGGGTTATTACCTAATCTAACTCAGCAAGGTTGGCCTTACTATTCTGGAACATTAGGAGTAAATTTCTTAGTAGGTAATCAAACAGTTAATATAGTACCTAGTTGGGATAGAACAATTGTAAATTTTGAATTCAATGAGAGTGGAGTACTTAAATTACCTGCTGGTGGAGACATTCAGGATATTGATGGAAATAGTTTACTAAGTCCTAATACTACTGGTACACAGAGCGTACAAGGTATACAAGGTGGTCAGGGTGTACAAGGTGTACAAGGTGTACAAGGTGTACAAGGTGTACAAGGTGTACAAGGTGTACAAGGTGTACAAGGTGGTCGGGGTGTACAGGGCATACAAGGATCAAATGGTGCTCAAGGCCCCCAAGGACAACAAGGGGAATTTGGATTACTTTGGCAAGGTGAATGGAATCCTAGTCTTTCTTATATAAGTGACAGGGACGTAGTATCATATGATGGATCAACATACATAAAGATCAGCGGAAATGGTAATTCCGGTAGTCTCCCGCCAGATGATAATATTCGATGGGCCTTAGTAGCTCAACAAGGTACAGATGGAATACAAGGTATACAGGGTGATCAGGGTATACAGGGTATACAGGGTATACAGGGTATACAAGGTATTACTGGTAAACAAGGTATACAGGGTATACAAGGTATACAGGGTATTCAGGGTATACAAGGTATTACTGGTAAACAAGGTATACAGGGTATACAGGGTATACAGGGTATCCAAGGAATACAAGGTGCTAATGCAGCTAGTATAAATTTGACTGCTATTACGTCAAATATTGTCCCAGCTACAGATATAATATATAATTTAGGTTCACCTACAAATAGGTTTAAAGACTTATACTTGAGTTCAAGTACTTTATATTTGGGTCAAACAGGATTATCTGTTAGTGATGGTAATCTAGAACTTATTACTTTTGGTGGTGGTGGTGAAGGCAGTGGAGCTGCATCAAGTAGTTGGCTCGGCACAAATTATATTTACAATGGAGTTGATATTAATCATCCATTATACTTAAACATACAACAGTTAAAAGCGGGTGACAGGCTTAAAAATAAAGCAACGGATTTTTTCACACCAACCGTTTATGTAACTTTAACTGTTTTAGGCCCTGCCATAGTTACTGCTGCTCAAGATTTTTGGTATAATAATGTATCTATAACTGATCCTAATGTTGCTAGTGTATCTTTTAGTATACCTGTAGATCAAGATTCCTCCACAGTAACTGGAGATATTGGCTATTATATGGATTTTATTAGACCAATATCAGGAGTCCCTAGTACTGGTTCTCAAGGTGTACAAGGTGTACAAGGTGTACAAGGTATACAAGCATTAGATGGAGCGCAAGGAATACAAGGTGTACAAGGAATACAAGGTGCATCAGGTAGCGGCAGCACTAGTGTTCAATCTACTAGACAACAGATAATAACAACTACTGGTGTACTCACAAATAATCAAATTACATTTGTTGACCTAAATGCTTACAAGGGATATTTTTTGTACAAAATACAGACAAGTCATTCGGCCTGGGTGAGACTATATGTTTCTATAGCTGAAAGATTATCTGATCAAAATAGAAATCAAACAGAAGATCCTGCTACAGGAATTGGTCTCATAACTGAAGTAATCACTACAGGAAGTACCCCTGTAATCATAGCACCCGCAGTAATAGGATACAATGATGAAACTCCACCAACTTCTAATATACCTATAACTATCAAAAATTTAAGTGGATCAAATCAAGATATTACTATAACACTTACTCTTGTACAGGTGGAAGCATGAGCGATCTAAGAATTTACATAGTTACTCTATATAATCACGAAGATTTAGAGGAGTTCTATTACGATATGGAAACTCCTGGAGGAAATTTATTCATACCAAATAGAGAAGTAGATGTTTCTGCTAGAAGACCTAACAGCAGAAATACTAATTATTGGTTAACAGAGGAAGAAGCAAACCAACTTAAATTAGATCCAAGAGTGCTAAATGTAGTTCTAGAAGAACTTAATTTAAAAGGTAGACACCCAACCTATACTCAAACTTCATCAAATTGGAATAAACAATTCGTTAATAATAGTGATCATGTAAATTGGGGATTACTAAGAGTATATGAAGGACAGCAGCGATCTAACTGGGGGGAAAATGGTACACTTAGTCAAAGTGGATCTATAACCATCAATGCAGAGGGAAGAAATATTGACGTTTTAATAGTTGATGGACACTGTAATCCAGACCACCCAGAATATGCCAAAAATGCTGATGGATCTGGAGGATCACGAGTAAATCAATATAACTGGTATCAACATACAAATACTATTACAGGTGGTTCTAATGGAACCTATGTCTATACACCATATACTGGTACAGCTGCAGAAGATGACAATAATCACGGTGCTCACGTAGCAGGCACTGTGGCAGGTAATACACAAGGATGGGCTAGATCAGCTAATATCTATAATATTAGCCCATATGGTAGCAACCCAAATTCACTGGTTGTAAGTTTTCTTTATGATTATATAAAAGAATTTCATATTAACAAACCCATAAATCCACTCACTGGTCGCAAAAATCCTACGATAATGAACTGTAGTTATGGAAGCTCAATTCAATATAATCAAGGAGTGGTAGGACCCATAACGAGAGCTATTTATAGGGGTGTAGATACAGGGACTATATCTGGTGGTTTAAGCACAGCACAACTCAATGCCAACGGAATTTATGACAGAACTAACAGTACTCAACCTAGAGTACCATATTGGTCAGACGCAGATAATGTTGATATTCAAGATTTAATTAATCTAGGAGTTATAATTGTGGCTTCAGCAGGGAATGATTATTTCTACACCTGTAATGAGGGCAGTGAAGATTATGATAATAGGTTTATAGCTACTTATTATGGAACTTCTTATTTTTGGTATTATCATAGAGGCAGTAGCCCAGCAGCCAGCACTAATGTTATCAGCGTAGGAGCTATGGGCAATACAATAAATGAAACTAAAGCAGCGTTCAGTAATAATGGACCAGGGGTAGATATTTACGCACCAGGTAGGGCAATTATGAGTTCACTGAACTCATCATCAACTTCGGATCCTAGAAACTCCACATATAAAATTGGCAAATATCAAGGAACCAGTATGGCAAGCCCACAAGTTTGTGGTGTTTTGGCCTGTATATTGGAAATTTACCCTAATATGAATCAAAGTCAAGCTAGGAAATATCTATTTGATACAGCCAAATACAATCAGATGACAGATACCGGTGGTAGTTTTACAGATCAAACCAGTTTAAACGGTTCTACTAATAGAACTTTAAATTTTAAACAGGAGAGACCAAGTATAGGAAAAACTTGGCCTAAACTTAATTTACTAGGACGTCCTACTAGCGGATTATTATATCCTAGATCAAGGGTTAAAAGGTTATAATAGTATTTAAAATACATATAAATATTTGGATAGAGAAATCATATGCAAACAAAAGATTTTGGCGGAATTCACATTGAAGGGCACATTAAAATTTGGGACCCTGAGCATGACGAAGTTTTCATAAACAAAAGAAATGCCATTCATTATGAAAATATGAGTGTGGCGTTGGCCAATGCTGTGGCCAACTCAGGAAGTGGAATAATCAGTGAAATGGCCTTTGGAAACGGCGGAACTGCTGTTGATCCTACAGGAATTATAACATACCTTACGCCAAATACCACAGGTATAAATGCTAGTTTATATAACGAAACATATATTAAGGTTATAGATGATACTAGCAGTGCTAATATTAATCCATTACGTAATTATATAGAAACAAGACATGTCACCGGTACTAATTACACTGATGTTTTCATAACTTGTCTTCTTGATTACGGTGAACCAACTGGTCAGGATGCTTTTGACAATACTAGCGATACTAAAAGTTTATATACTTTCGACGAGTTAGGTCTAGTTACTAGAAACGAGTCTAATCAAAAAAAACTTTTAACACATGTGATATTTCACCCGGTACAAAAAAGTTTAAACAGGCTTATACAAATAGACTACACTGTTAGAATACAAAGTTTAACAGGGTTGATGGGGGCATAATATATGACAATAATATTAAACAAAACAGACCCATCAAATCAATCCATTACCCTATTGGATGGTCAAACTAATCAGACTACACCTTTAACTTTTTTAGGAAAAAATTACTCTCAAGGATATAGTAAGATTATAGGAGAAAATTTTTTACATTTATTAGAAAATTTTTCTTTTAATAATCCACCTGAAAATCCTGTACAAGGTCAATTATGGTTTAATAATAATGTGGATGTCGAAATAGATTCATTGGCCAATACATCTAGAGATAGCTATGGTATTAAAGTATTTGACGGGCAGAATTGGTTACCAATAGGTATTGTAAAAAAGTTTGCTCAACCACCCACTATAGGTGGTAGTACAAATTTAAATACTGGTGACTTATTTGTTGATACAGAAAGACAACAATTGTATATTAGTAATGGTAGCGATGGTTGGACTCTAGTTGGACCTTCTTTTAATGCTGCTGAAAAAACAGGCATGGAAATAGAATATATTGTAGATTCTGATTCATCTATAGATAGGCCTATTTTGTCCATATTTGTAAAAACTAAAAGAATAGTGGTAATTAGTGATTATGAATTTGTACCTAAATCTTTATTAACTGGTTTTAGGATAATAAAACAAGGAATTAACTTATCAACTGAAATTTTACATCCTATTAATCAAACAAAATTTTGGGGAGTTGCTGAAAAAGCAGAATCCTTAATTAGCGGAGATGAAATTGTTCTAGCTAGAAATTTCCTAAGAAGTGATCAAAGTAGCACTACTAATTTTAGTTTTCAGGTTAGAAATAATAATGGAATAAGCATAGGTAATGATCTCAGTTTGATATTAGGAGCAGATACGTCCGGGTCATTCATTTATAATAAATTGGATGGAGCCAGTATTGATCTTAGACTTAGAAAAGATAATCAAATTAAAAATATTCTAAGATGTACAATTACCCCAAATAATATTTCCGCAGTAGGTATTAACAATCTAGTCCCAGAAGAAACTTTAGATGTTATAGGAAATATAAAGACTAATCAGAGATTTATAACCAGCAGCACACAAGCTAATAGTATTAGTACACAAGGTGGAATTAGTGTTTTAGGCAATGCAACAATTGGTCAAAATTTAACAGTAACTGGGACTACAATTTTATCCAATATTGAACCCAATGCAGATGATACAAAAAATTTAGGTTCTGAAAATAAAAGATGGAATACAATTTATGCTGGTAAGATTGGAACCAACACTAGAAGAGTTGTAGTTAATGGAACACTTAATGGCGATGTAAATGGTAATATATCAGGTTATTCAACAGGATTTAGCGCACCCATTACAATTACTCTTACAGGTGATGTAACTGGTACAGTGTCTATACAAAAGGATAACGAATCCAAAAATTTAGTTACTACCTTAAAGTCAGATTTCATTAGTCAGAAACCAGAAACATCAGTTTTTCAACCTAATGACCTGTTACTAATTGAACGTAATCAAGGTCTATTAAAGATAAAAAGATCAAGTCTTGTTAATCAATTACCTTTAGTACCAGTGGGTACAATTATTTTATGGGCAGGTGATGCAAATAGAATACCAAAAGGATATTTAATTTGTGATGGCGCAGAAGTAGAACAATATAAGTACCAAACTTTATATTCAGTTATTGGCTATACATATAAAAATCAAGTAAATTTAACTGGCACGGGATCAGGTTTCTTGACTTTTGCTTTACCTGATTTAAGACCAAGCTTACCAAGTTATAAGCCTAATCAAGTGACATTAAACTTAAATTATACCATAATAGAATTAGGCAATACTGATTGGATATCTATGGGATTGAGTTTTAGTCCGGCAGTTAACACAACCTTTAATGTTCAATCTCTTGGAGAAGGCACAGGCAAATTGATCTTGACAAACGGTCCAAAATATTTAATTTATACTGGAAATGTCTAATGGCCTATACTGTAATTAAAACTGATGGAACTGTATTAACTGATGTACTAGATAACAGTATAGATAGGATTACTACTGATCTAACCCTAGTAGGTAAAAATACACCTAATTATGGTGAATTTATAAATGAAAATTTTATTAAATTACTAGAAAACTTTAGCAGTGCTCAACCACCTAGGGCTCCTTTAAGAGGTCAAATTTGGTATGATACTAGTGAAAATAAACTAAAATTATTTGATGGTATCAAATTTATAGAATTTTGGCGACCTATAGTTAGTGCTACTTTACCCAATCTAAATGTTGGTGATATTTGGATTGATAATAATAAACGACAATTATATTTTAACGATGGACAAGGCAATGTACTTGCTGGGCCATTATACACAGCTCAACAAGGGAATACTGGGCATCAGGTCAGCACTTTAGAAGATATTAATGGTGTAACACACGTTATTATCAAATTTAAAATTGGAAATACTCTAATGGGAGTATTTTCTAAAACTGCCTTCACTCCAAATTATACGTTAGGTGAAGGCAGGCTATTAGAATCTGAAGGCTATTCAGGACCAGTAATTATAGGGTTTAATCCTCTATCAACTAATTTTAAATTCAATGTAACTGTAAAGAATGCTGAAAATCTTGTAACACAATTTGGTACACCTATTAACGTAGATCAGTTTGTTAAAACCACAGGTAATAATAATATAAACGGAAGGTTGGATATCACAGGTAATAGTGATATTGACACTGAATTTTCTCGTCCATTAATATTAGGTAGTTCAGGCAATCTAACAATAGAAATTAAAAATGTATTACAAAGCTCAACAGAAATTCCACCGGTAAAAATTAAGAATCAAGTTACAAATCAAGATCTTGCCTTGATAGTAAAAAATTCTGATGATTTTCAAAATGCAATTTACATTAATGCTACAGATTCAAGAGTAGGCATTTACAATGATGATCCCCTAACTACCTTAGATATTGAAGGTGATGTTAATTTTAGAAATAATCTTGTAACGAATAAAGAAAGTATAGATATTTTTAACACCACTGCTAAAACAATTAATTTAGCTAGACAAGCCAATAATATTAGCATAGCCAGTACCTCGGGCGAAACTGTAATAAACAATAAAATTGTAGCTAAAAAGGGTATTTTAATTGAAACTGGTAACCTAGATACTAGTTTAACTACCTTTAATTTAGTTAATACCGCAGTTCAAACTTTAAATTTGGCTAGAGCTGCTAGGACAATCAATATCGGAGCAGGCCCAGATGGTTCAGGAGTTGTAAATTTTAGTAATAATGTCAACATACCAGGAATTTTAAGTATCACTGGTGAATTAACAGTTGATCAATTAAATTTTAGGAATAATCAAATCAGAGCAGTTAATAATGATTTAGAATTATTTGCCGGTAGTGATAATGATATCACTCTACAAAATAAAACTATTGGATATGAAGATTTATTATTATCCAAAAGATTAATGTTTGATGGGTTAGGAATAATAGGAGTACCATCTGGATTTACTAGAGAATTTCAGTTATTAAACAATATTGTAAGTGATATAGCATTTGGTGGTGATGCTACCACAATTTCTATAGGTTCAACTATTGGTACTACTAATGTAAAACATAACCTACAGGTTTTTGGTGACATTAGTATAGGTGGAGCAGATAGTTCACCTGCTATTATTGAAAGTAATGGGCCATTAGCACATCTTTATAATGTAGTAGCAAAAGAAATTTTTATTGGTGGTCAAGCTAAAGAAATTAATTTATTTTATGAACCACAGTTACTAGGAAATCCTAGTCCTTCATTAGGAAAATCTCTAAACATATATGCCGCTGATACTTATCTAGAAGGCGATTTGACCTTATTAGGTGGCGATATAAAAGTCCCTCCAGGGGTAACTATAACCAGTTTATTCAACAATTATGCTTCAAGAGTAACTATAGGTGGTGATGCAAATCTAATAGAATTGGGTGGATCTGGTACAACGGTCCGTGTAGGTAATAATTTAAAAGTAGGTAGTGTAGCTGGTGAAATTGAATTCACCAGTATAGTGTCTAGTGGAAATATTACTAGAGGACAGATAAATGTAGGTGCTACTACAGCATTTTTTGACTTCTTGCCTCAAAACATTTTAAATTTAGAAATAGCAGCCAGTGCCGATAAAATTTACATTGGGCGAGGAACTGTAGCCGAAAATGAAGTTGGCCAATGGCAACCAAGTGTAAACACCGGATCACTAAAAACAAACCCTCCTTATATAGGATCAAGTCAATTACCTATTGTAATAATGAAAGAAAATCTATTAGTAAGAAATAGATTATTAATACCAGAAGTTGATAAAAGTGGTGTTGGCGGTGCTGGTGTACTGTACAAGAACACTTATCAAGAATTAGAGGCTAGTCAAAGTATAAGGATAACGGGTAATGCTTTATCTGTAGCAGGTGATATATTTGTAGGTAATATTATTATAGGAACGGATTTAAATGGAACTGTAAGAATTCCTAGATTACAGACTAATGTATTTGTATTAACTGATGAAATCATTAGCACAGAATCAAGTATTGACATACTGAAAACTACAGTAGATCAAATTACTATAGGTGGTAAGGCCAACGGCAAAATAATATTAGGTGGATCAACTACCAGTGTAGAAATACCAGGATTTGTAAAAAGAACTTGGAAAACTGTTACTACCACTAGGACTGCTATTGCAGGGGATTTTCTATTAATAGATACTAGTTCATTCAATGTAACAGTAACTTTACCCGCAGTTGCTGAGTTGGGCGATACTATTCATTTCGCAGATAAAAATGGTATTAGTAGTAGTAGAAAACTTGTAATTGATAGAAATGATCATAAAATTAATGGATTAGAATCTAATTTAGAAATAACTACTGCTAATAAAATATTTTCTTTAGTTTATACTGGGGTAGATAGAGGATGGTGTTGGGACGAAGATAATTGGAAAGTGATTAATAGTACTTATACTGCTACTAATAAAGACAAGCTTTTAATTAATAATTCATCCGCTTTAGTATCCAATGTTACAGTAAATTTACCAACTAATCCACAAATTGGTCATACTATTAGATTTATGGATCAAAATGGGTTAACAGTAGCTAAACCGTTAATTATTCAAAGAAACGGGGCTTTAATCAATGGTTCTAATACAGATCTTACTATAAACACTGCTGGGCGAGCATTTGCTCTAGTATATACAGGTGCTACTAGGGGGTGGTGCTATGAAAACAATTAATCGATAAATATAACGAAGGGGATCAAATATGCCATACAATATTAATAGATATAACGGGACACTAGCGACAGTGGTTGAGGATGGTACTGTCGATAATACCTTAGATATCAAACTTATTGGCAGAAATTATGCTGGTTACGGCGAAGTACAAAATGAAAACATGGTTCATATGTTGGAAAATTTTGCCAGTCCTAGTGAACCCCCTAGAAGAATAACAGGCCAAGTATGGTATGATAGTGGAAATAAGAAATTAAAATTTTTTGACGGTACTAAATTTAAAACCAATAGTACTGCTGAAATCAGCATAACACAACCTAGTGGATTATCACAGGGAGACTTTTGGTTTAATTCAGAGACTAATCAATTATATGTTTGGACAGGCAGTTCATTTATTTTAGTAGGTCCTCAGGCTGTTGAGAACGCAGGCACAACAGAATTAAAAAGTGTAAGTGTAGAGGATATTACAGGAACAACATACGCTATAGTTAGAGCCATTGTCAACAGTAAAACAATCTATATTATTAGCGCAAATGAATTTATCTTACCAGATAATACTATTTTAGGATTTAAGCTGATTAAACAGGGAATAACCTTAATTGATACTATGGCTGTATCCAGTTCTGATCCGTTATACGGTATAACAACTACTCAACATAGATTTTGGGGAACTTCAAGTAGTAGTTTAGGATTGGTCACAGACAGTGGTAAAGTAGTGACTGCTGATCAATTAGTTAGCAGTGAAGATCCACAATTTTCTGGATTAGTGGGCTATAGTGATCAAGGTTTTACATTAGGTAATCAAGACTCATTACAAGTCTATATTGATACTGAAGGTAATGCCTGTATCAGATCAATAAAATTAAACGGATTAATAAATTTTTATACACGGATAGCAACTAATGATGATAATAACGACAGGGCTCCAATGAAATTACAGGGTAATAATATTTTACCTGGAGTTCCTCAAATTAGTAACTTAGGAGTATCAGATCAAAAATTTGCCAACGTGTATGCTGTCAATGTTTATGCAGCTCTTAAAGGGACAGCTGATAAAGCAGACGCTTTAAATGTAGGTGGCACATATGTAACTGCCGCACTAGGAGCCGCCGCAAATACTATAGTAGCCAGAGACAATCAGGCATCAATTACGGCTCAAAAATTTAAGGGAACGGCTACCCTAGCTGAAGCTGTATACGGTGGAGTAGCAGGAGATATTGTTTATCAAACTGGACCAAATACAACAGGATTTTTAAATCAAGGACAAGAAAATACAGTTTTATCTATTAATAATGATGGTAATTATAATTGGCTACCAATAGCTGACATTGCCAGTTCTGGACAAGCTGATACAGTTTATATTACTAACGAAATATTAGAAGCTGATGAGCCCATTAAATATCCTACATTTGTGGAATCAAGTGGAGGGTATCATTCAATCAAAATTGATACTACAGGCCTAACATATAATGTAGAAACTAAAACATTAACAACAACGTTTTTTGATGGTGAAGCGACCAGTGCCTCTTATGCTGACTTGGCTGAAAAATATTTGGCTGATGCTGTATATGATATTGGAACGGTTATGGTAGTAGGTGGTACTAAAGAAGTTACACAGAGTAAATATGGAGATAGAGCTATTGGAGTAGTAAGTGGTAGCCCAGCATATCTAATGAATAAGGATTTGGCCAACGGCACTGTAATAGCATTGAAAGGAAGAGTTCCTGTTAAAATAGTAGGTAAGGTACAAAAAGGAGACAAAATTATTGCAACTAATAATGGTTGTGCTATGGCTGGTAAGTCAATGACAAAAATTTATTTAGACAGTGTTAACTTTTTTGCAATAGCTTTGGAATCCAGTGATGATCCTGAAATTAAATTAATAGAATGTGTTATTCTATAAGGTAATATTTTTATGTCAACTTCAACATCAATTCAAGCAAGTCAATTTAATGCTATACAAACTAGAGTAGCTAAGCTATTAGGTACTGGGACCGGAGATTTTGGCTATGGACAAACATTAATAAGCAGTCAAATATTACCAGGTCAGAAAATTACTGCTCAACCGTTGGTTAATATAAAAATTGACTTAGATAAAATTGCATTCCATCAGACTAATTTAGCAAGTGCTGCTCCTTCTGTACAGTTAGGACAATCAATTGCTGCCACAGACTGGACTAAGTATACCAATGAATTAGATTTATTAGAAGCAAATAGATTACAAATCAGTGAAACATCTGCTCAATCAACTTGGACTGCTGACTATTCCACATTAGGGTTTTCTAATTGGAATAGTGTTAGAGCACACACTGTAACATTTGACTTTGGTAGTATTAATAATGCCAGATATTTTTTTAATACTGGCGGAGAAATAAGGATAGTTCCCAGACATACAGGATTCACTAATGCTAGCTCAAAAGGAGGAGCATGGGCAGCTTTATTCAATAGATTGGGCACAAAAGGGGTAAGATTACGTGCTAATGTTACTACCTGTCAAGATGGAACAGCGGAATCTAAAGGATACTATCAGCTTACTACTACGCCACTACAAATTTTTTCAATTGTAGATACTGGTCCATATGCTGGAAATGATTTTGTTGTTCTAGCCAGCGTGTCAAATCCTCTAAGAAGTCTTATTATAACATGTAGATTTACAGACGACACTTTAGTCCCAGCTACAGATGAAGCTGTTGATGGTACTACAACAAGCAGTCTTGGTATACTAAGAGCAACTGGTAGCAGTGTCGGAATTCTTACTAATCCTGTTGCTCAAACAAATTTAAATGTCCCTGGAAGTCCGCTCAGTGTAACAGCAACAATTACAGGTGGAACAACGGCTACAATTAACTATCTACCGCCATCTAGTGATGGAGGTATTTCAATTTCCAGTTACACTGCTGTGAGTACACCCGATAATGTAACAGCAACCGTTAATAGGGAAGGTGGAGGTCAAATTTTTGTAACAGGGTTACGACCAGTAACAACCTATACTTTTGTTGTATTTGCTACAAATACTGTAGGTTCTGGACCAAATAGCTCACCTACGGCATCAGTAACTACAACTACAGATGTACCTAGTAAACCATTATCTGTAACAGCGGTAAGCACCAGCTCAACTACGGCTACAATAACATATAGTGAGCCCAGCAGTAATGGTGGAACAACTATTATAAGTTATACAGCAATTAGCTCACCAGGTAATATTCAAGCAACAGTTACTAGATCTGGCGGGGGCACAATTAACGTAACAGGTTTATCCGTAGCAACAGCATACACTTTTAGAGTATATGCTACTAACTCAAGAGGTAATAGCGCACTTAGTGATCCTTCAGAACTGATAACTACATCTAGTGCTGAACCTATTATAGGATCTCCTTACGGTGGTGGGTATTTTGCGGGAGCAGTTAGTACTCCTGGAAACGATTTAGCAGACTATTTCCTCATTGTTTCACCTGCATCTTTAGGTCAATCTTCTACTGGTTTACAATGGTCTAACACATCAACAGTTACATCATCTACAAGTGTAATTGATGGGCGTGCTAATTCTAATTCTTTACCTTCAACACCACAAGCACCAGGTATTGGGCTACCTGCTGTAGTTTCTGGATCTTTAGGTACACAAATTGATATATCCTATACTGCACCTATAAATAATGGTGGTAGCGCAATAACTAGTTACACTGCTATAAGCACACCTGATAATATTACCTCTACAGTAGGTCGTGCAGGAAGCGGCAATATTAGGGTCTCAAATTTAAGTCCTAATAAAACATACTCTTTTAAAGTTTATGCTACTAATGCTGTGGGTAATAGTCCATTAAGTATATCTACAGTAGAACTTCAAACACCAATATTACCAAATAATACCTCTATACCATCAATAACAGGCACTGTTCTTTTAGGAAGTACATTAACTGTGGATATAGGAACTTGGACTGGAACACCTACAATTACTTACTCATATCAATGGCAAAGAGGCACAGTTTCAATTACTGGGTCTACAAGTCAAACCTATACCATTGTTATAGCAGATGTAGGTAGCATATTAAGATGTGTAATAACAGCATCTAATGCTGCGGGAACTAAGAGTGTAAACAGCGCATATACTATAGCAGTACCAGCTATAGCTCCTACAAACTCCAGCCTTCCAACTATCAGTGGTACTGTTCAGGTTGGTCAAACTCTTACAGTATCTAATGGAGTTTGGTCTGGATCTACACCAATTACTTATGAATATCAATGGCAACGTGGAACTACAAATATTACTGGATCTACAAGCACTTCCTATACTATTGTTCTAACAGACGTAGGAAATAGGTTTAGGGTGAGAGTTCTTGCTCGAAATAGTGCAGGAGAAAATTTCGTGTTCACAGCTAGTACTGCCTTAGTCCCATCAGTAGCCCCAACTAATACTAGCTTACCAGTAATTACTGGAGATATTGCTGTAGGATTAAGAATCAATGCCACAACTGGTGTTTGGACAGGGTCACCTACAATACAATACACTTATCAATGGCTGCGTAATTCTACTCCTATATCAGGATCAACCACTAATGGTTATACAATTTTAGCGTCTGATGTAGGAAGTGTATTATCTGTAGAAGTTAAAGCAAGTAATAATGCAGGATTCGATATAGCAAGATCATTACCCACGGCAACTATACAATCTGCTAGTGCTCCAACAATAAGTGTATTACCTGCTATTACCGGTAATGCTGCTGTAGATCAAATTCTAAATGTTAGCAATGGTACTTGGAGTGGAACACAACCCATCAATTATGCTTATCAGTGGTTGAGAGGCACTATATCAATAGTAGGTGCCACTTCAAATAATTATACAGTGACCATAGCAGACACTTTGAATACTATTGCTTGTAAAGTAACTGCATCTAATGTATCAGGTAGTCTTGCTGTAACATCAGCAAGCACAGGGCAAGTGCCAGCCGTATTGGCTACAAACGTTATTTTGCCGGTAATTACAGGCACTGTTGAAATAGGTAAAACTATTCAATCAAGTACAGGCACTTGGACTGGAACACCTACAATAACCTACTCATATCAATGGCAACGTGGTACAACTAATATTTCTGGGGCTAACACTAGTTCATATACAATACAATTAGCAGATAGTAATAGTCAATTAAGATGCCAGGTTATTGCGTCAAATCCAGCAGGGTTATCTCAAGCTGCTAATAGTCTAAGCACTATAACAGTTCCTCTACCTAGTGTACCAGTAAATTCAATTCCACCAAGTATAAGTGGTACTGTTAGTGTAGGCAATACTCTTACTACAAGTAATGGAACTTGGACTGGTACGGGTCCTTTCACTTACACATATCAATGGCAAAGTGGCAATGTGGATTTAGCTGGCAAAATAACCAATACTTACATAGTTGACTTGAGTGATGTAGGAAAAACTATTCGTGTAGTAGTAACTGCTACTAACGCATCAGGAAACAGATCAAGTGCATCATTACCAACTGTTGTAGTACCACCAACTGCTCCTATTCTTGTTAGCAAACCTGTAGTTACAGGTATAGTTCAAATTGGTGAAACATTGACAACAACGGATGGATCATGGATTGGTAGTCCAACTATTACATACACCTATCAATGGTTGAGGGGTAATTCAGCTAACGCAATAAGTGGAGCAACTTCTTCTACATACAAGATCGTGACTCAAGACGCTAATAATCAATTATATGTTAGAGTAACTGCACGAAATAGCGTAGGATCCAGATCAGACACATCACTTGGAACCAGTGTAGTACCATTAGCCACAGCACCAGTAAATGTAGTCGCTCCAACTATTACAGGCACAGTAGCTATAGGTGAAACACTGACAATTAATTTAGGGACTTGGACTGGAACACCTACAATAAACTACACGTATCAGTGGCAACGTGGTTCAACCAATATTACAAATGCTACAGCAACTACCTATGTAATTGCAGGTGAGGATACTGGCTCTACTATACGCTGTAGGGTATCTGCTTCTAATAGTGCAGGTAATTCACAACCAGCGTTTACTCTTTCCACCCCACCAATAGCAGCAGCAGCTCCTACAAATAGAGTGTTACCTGTAATTACAGGTACTTTAGCTATAGGGCAGAATTTAACTGTGAATCCAGGAACTTGGATAGGTACAACTCCTATAACTTACACTTATCAGTGGGAGCAAAATACAACTCCTATAGCGGGTGCTACTAACAATGTATATGTAATTAGATTAGCTGATAATAATAATAGTTTACGATGTGGAGTTACCGCATCTAACAGTGTAGGAAATCTTAAAGTATATTCTGAACCTACTAATGTAATATCTGCGGTAGCTCCTGCTAATACAGCAGAACCAACAATTTTAGGTATTCCTGCAGTGGGGCAAACATTATCAGTCAATGTTGGATCTTGGACTGGTACACAACCTATCACTTACCAATATCAATGGAAAAGAGGAACTTCAAATATCAATAATGCTATAGGCAGCACTTATACTGTAGTAAATGCTGATTTTGGTGAAGTTTTAAGCTGTAGAGTAATTGCTACAAATGTTGTAGGATCAGCAGAAAGAACCTCTGCACCAACGGGAGTAGTTGGGTAAAGATAACTTAAAACTTATGCCATAATGGTTAAAAAGGTTAAAAATGATAAATATCTTAGTTAACCAAAGGTAGAAAATCTATGCCAGTTCCAAGTCAACCAACGATAGGCTTAGCCCAAGCAGTGGGAGCAACGAGCGCTTCCGTTAATTTTACAGCACCAGCAGATACAGGCGGCTTAACAATTTTAAGCTATACCGCAACAGCAACACCTCTAACAACAGGTACAAATGTAACAGCTACCCTAAGCCAATCCGGTAGTGGAACAATTTTTATAACAGGGCTTACTCCGTCTACAGGTTATACTTTTACCATATATGCTACTAATGCTGATGGAAACTCTTTAAATAGTTCTAGCAGTAATAGTACAACTACTCTACCATCATTAGTTTTCCCAGCGGCTGAATTTTGTAATAATCTTGTAATAGGACCAAATGATGATTGGTACTTACCTAGTAAAAATGAATTAGAAATAGCATATTATAACCTAAAACCTACTACTAGCAGTAACCAAACCTCATCAGGTATTGATCCTAATGCTGTGCCACCAAGATCAACAAATTATACAACATCTTTACCAGCTAGAACTAATAGTGCTACCTTTCAGTCTAGCGGCGCTGAAGCATTCAATTCTAATGCAGGTACATACTATTGGACTAGTACTGAAACTGCTCCAGGAACAGCAATTGCTCAAACTTTTAACACTGGTGACCAATCGGCAAATAATAAAGTAAACACTGCTTTGGTTAGAGCTGTAAGAAGAGCACTTATCCCGGCAGGATTTACAGTGGCATCAGCTCCTACTTTAGGCACAGTTACATTATCAGGAAATACAGCTACTATTCCTTATAATCCACCTTCTAGTAATGGTAATTGTGTAATAAGTGGTTATGAAGCAGTTTCTACAGTAAATTCCGCACTGAAAGGATCCTCAACAGGTCCAGCTGCTGGAAGCATTAGTATCAGTGGTCTAACATTAGGTGTAGCACACACATTCACTGTTAGGGCTAGAAATTTAATTGGTATAGGAGCAGCCAGCACACCTAGTAACAGTGTAGTGCTTACCGCACCTGTGAACATAGGAACACCAACAGTATCAGGCACTGTTCAGATAGGACAATCAATCAGTGTAAGTAATGGTTCATGGTCGGGTACCCCAGTAATAACATTTACCTATCAATGGCAAAGAGGTTCAACTACTTCTTCTTTCACTGATATAACCAGTAATGGAATTGGCTCCACATATACTTTAGTCAATGCTGATTTTAATAACTTTTTACGCTGTAAAGTCACTGCCACAAATAGTGGTGGTGCCAGTTCTGAGTTCACAGCAGCAACTGATAAAGTTACAGCCTTACCACCATCTAATACTGGTCTTCCAATTATAAATGGTACAGCTATTTTTGGTAATACCCTTAATGTGACCAACGGAACTTGGGATGGCATACCAGCACCAGCATTTAGTTATCAATGGCAGCGAGGCGCAAATGTAAGTTCATTTGCTAATATCAGTGGTGCAACAAATTCATCTTATACTGTTGTAATGGATGATACCTTAAACATATTACGCTGTATTGTCACAGCCACAAACGCTGGTGGTGCTGTACCACAAGCAACTAGTCAAATACCAAATACAGGCGTAATTCCAGCGGTACCTCCTGCTAACACTGCGGCACCTACTATCAGTGGTACAGTGTTCATTGGACAAACTCTCACTGTAAATGAAGGAACATGGACTGGTACAGCAACAATTACTTACAGCTATCAATGGCAAAAGGGCACAACAGACTTATCAGGTGCTACAAATAAAACATATGTAATACAATTCTCTGATTATAATAATACATTACGTTGTATTGTAACTGCCAAAAATCCTGCAAATAATACCACAGGAGTAGCCGCCAACACAGTCAATACAATACTAGTACCACCAGCACCACCAGTTAATACAGTTGTACCATTAATCACTGGTACCGTAGCAGTAACAAATACACTAAGCTGTAGTCCAGGAACTTGGACTGGTACAGAAACAATCACATATTCGTATCAATGGCAAAGAGGAACCAGTGATATATCTGGAGCCACTAATTCTAGTTATCAAGTTACGTTGACTGACGTTGGATCTACTTTGAGATGCGTAGTGACGGCAAGAAATCCAGCCACTTCAATAGGAGTAGCTAAAGAGAGCGCCAATACAATAGTAGTTCCTCCAATGGTTCCAAGAAATGATGCGGTACCAACTATCACTGTATCTAATAATGGACTGTACGGTGCTGGGTTGTATGGAAGTACACTAACTGCTAGCACAGGTACATGGTTTGGTACATTACCTATAACCTACACTTATCAATGGCAACGTGGTACAACTGATATTGTAGGTGCTACAAATTCTAATTATGTTATTCAAATAGATGATACCCTTAACACAGTAAGATGTGTGGTTAAGGCCACCAATATAGCAGGAAATACATCATCTACATCAGCTAATTTCCCCGCAACAGGTACAATACCTTCCTTCGCCCCAATTAATTCAGTAACACCTACAATCACTGGCACTCCGGCAAATGGCAATGTGTTAACAGTGAATTCGGGTACATGGATCGGAACAGCACCAATTACTTACGAATATCAATGGCAAAGAGGAACAACTGATATTCCTGGTGAAACTAATATAAATTATACAGTTGTGATTCCTGACACTTTGAACACACTACGTTGTAGAGTTACAGCTAAGAATGTGGCCAGTATAAATGGTGTACAAGGATTCAGTGCTAATGTTCCAACTACTGGTGTTATTGCTGCTGTGGGCCCAAGTAATGTTGTAAGACCAAGTATATCAGGAGCAATTGAAATCAATGGTGTATTGACAGCAGATCCAGGAACTTGGACTGGTACTGTTACTATTTTATATACCTATCAATGGAGAAAAGGAGCCCCAGGTGGTACATTATTGCCAATAACAGGTGCTACAAATCCAACTTATACAATACAATTAGCTGATAAATTCAATGTAATTGATGTTGTGGTAACTGCAAGTAATCCTGGTGGATCAGCTTCAAGAGAAAGTTTATCTACCACAACTATACCAGATGCCTTCCCACCACAGAACGTTACGTTACCAGTAATTACAGGTACTGTAGCCTTTGGTGGATCTGTGAGTGTTAGCAATGGAACTTGGTCTGGAACTACTCCTTTTACTTATTCATACCAATGGCAACGCGGAACAACTGATATTACAGGTGCTACAAATTCTAATTATGTTATCCAAGTAGATGATACCCTTAATACCATAAGATGTATAGTACGGGCTAGGAATGCTGGGTCCAGTACTGGAGTTACCGCTACTAGCCTTTCTGTACCGGGAACAGGTACAATTGCTGCTATAGCTCCTTTTAATACAGTTCCGCCTACGATCAGTGGAACAACAGCAATTTTAAGTACTTTAGAAGCCATGCCAAATACTTGGGTTGGTAGTGGTACAATAACTTATAGCTATCAATGGTTTAAAGCACCTAGTGGTGGAGCATTGAGTCCAATTTCAGGAGCAACAAATAAAACCTATCAAGTGGTAGCTGCTGATTATAATTCGAGTCTAGCGGTTACAGTGACAGCTAAAAACGTAGCTAATCCTACTACAGGCGTATCTGCCCAAACTATTCAAACAGTATTAGTACCACCATACAAGACAGTTTTTGATAGTCCTGGGCCTCAAATTACAGGTACAGTTGCCATAGGTCAAACACTAACTGTTGATTTAGGCACTTACTTAGGTGTTCCCACACCAACAATAACATATCAATGGCAACGTGGCACAAACAATATTTCAGGAGCAACTGGTTCATCATATACTGTAACTTCTGCTGATTATGCCCTTCAATTAAGATGTGTAGTTACTGCTAATAATGCTGGTGGAACAACCGTTGTTAATACTAACCAAACTGTACCAGTTCCACCACAAGCTCCTACAGTATCAGCTATACCTACAATATCTGGAACAGTAGCCATATATCAACAGTTGACGTGCCTTCCAGGCACTTGGGTAGGGACCCCAACCCCAACATATACCTATCAGTGGGCAGTTGGTGGAGTAAACCAAGGTACGGCAAGTACCTACACAGTAGATTTTAATGATTTTGATAAAACTATAACTTGTACAGTTACAGCCTCAAACTTAGCCGGTAGTGCTAGTTCAACAACAGCAGCGACCATTAAGGTACCAGGACTAACTCCAAGTCTTACGGCAGCTCCTACTCTTACTGGGACAAACCAAGTATTTGAAACTTTAAATACAACTAGCGGAACATGGTTTGGTACCGCTACCATAGGCTACGCATATCAATGGCAAAGAAACGGTGTAAATATAAACACTTTACCAAGTCCTAAAACTACACAAGGTACTTCAAATAGTTATACTCTTACAGCAGCTGATTATCAAGCAACAATTAGAGTGATCATATATGCGTTCAATACAGGGGGTGAAACTAGCACTACTGTTACATTTAGTGGTCAGGTTTTAGGAAAAGCACCAATTATTACTGCTATTCCTACAATATCAGGTACAGTAGCCCCTGCTTCAACAATCACAGCATCAACTGGAACTTGGACTGCAGTTCCTGCTATAACATCTTACAGTTATCAGTGGAGAGCAGATGGAGTCAATATTAGCGGTGCAACTTCTGCATCCTACACAGTTGCTCTAGCTGATATAGGTAAAAAATTATCATGTCTTGTAACAGCTACCAATTCAGTGGGAAGCATCGGTGAAAAAACAGCTGATACTATTACAGTTCCTAATGCCACTGCTCCATCCAATACCGCTGGACCAACTATTAGCGGATCATTTGTTTTAAATGGAACTGTGACGGCTACGACAGGAAGTTGGAACGGCACACCACCTATTACTTATACCATACAATGGTATAGATCTCCTGCTGATGGATCAGGAGTCCTTGGCACTGGTAGTAACTACATCATAACTATGGCAGATACAAATCAAAAGATTTATGCTAGAGTAATAGCCAATAATCCTGGTGGAACTCAACAAGCTGATTCTAGTTTGAGTGGTACCATTCCTGCTGTTGCACCAACTAATACAGTGGCGCCAACCATAAGTGGAACAGCGGCTTATAATAATACCCTGTCAGTAACTACTGGTACTTGGACTGGATCAACAGGAATCAATTACACTTATCAATGGCGTGTAGGTACAACAAATATCGCAGGAGCCACTGGTAGTTCATATACTTTAAATTATGATCAAACTAATACCACAGTAAATGTACAAGTTACAGCTACAAATGCTGGTGGTTCTAACACAGCAACTACAACAAATTATCCAAGTAGTGGAGTGATTCCTGCTATAGCACCAATAAACAGTGCCCCACCTACTTACGAAATTAGTCCAGATGCTACAACTTATACTGATTTTTCAGGTAGTTCTACAATAAGAGTAGGTGATGTAGTTAGAGTTAAATCACCTGGAACTTGGGTAGGGTCCCCAACGATAACCTTTAGCTATACTTGGGGAAATAGTGATGGCACAGCTATAAGTAGTCCATTTCCTAATGCCCTAATAGTACCTGATACAAGTTATGGAAAAACATTAGTAGGTAAGGTTACAGGTACAAATCCAGGAGGAAGCACTGTATATAGCACTACCCTAGTTACAGTAGTTAACCAACTTATCCGAGTTACAACTAATCCTGACATGCGTAAGTTGGTAAATAGTATTGAATATTTTATTACAAGTTTAAATGTAGGTGATGTAGTTCGTATTACATCTGGTGACAGGGCAGGTTTCCCAACACCAACAATATCTATGAAAATACAGGCTTTATTTAGTGGTGTATGGACTGATATAGCCACTAATTTAAATAATGGTGCTTATTACACTATACCCTCTAATGCCTACAATACACAAGTTAGAGTCAGTGTTACAGCAACAAATGCTTTTGAAACTGTAACGAGAGAATTTAATCCTGGTGTTACCGTAGGTCCTCAAAACCTAGCAGTTGTTGTGGCCCCGAGTATAACATTGACCAGCGGAGCTTTAAGGCCTGGCGGAGTTTTATCATGGAATGCAGGTACTTATTCAGGAACACCGCAACCCAACACTTTCTCAGTAATACTTCAAAGATTAATCTCTGGTGTTAGTTCAGATATAGCGACCTATACAACTAGTACAGGTACTTATACTATAGTGAATGCTGATTATAATAGTACACTGAGAATAAAAGCAACGGTGGGTAACGGTGGTGTTACCCCAAGTATCACCAATGATAGCCAATATACTAATAATATTGGACCTTTACCAATAGGAAATACTGCTCTACCAACTATAACCACTGGTACTGCCACAACAGTTGCAGGTGATCAAAAATATTCAACTACTTATAACGTATCACTTGGATCATGGACAGGTTGGCCAGCTTTGAGCTATACTTTATCTTTATATAGAGGAACAACTTTAATAACTAGTTCAACTGGGACTAGTTTATCATATCAATTAACAGCTAGTGATTATCAACAAACTCATTATGCCACAGTTAAAGCTACAAACGCTGCCGATAGCACAGGGGTAACTGCTACTTCAGCTACCACTAGTGCATTTAACACAACAGTTAGTTATACAGGCAGCAATCCTTCGATTACAGCCAGTGGGTTTGATCCTAGTTCAATCTTAAGAGATGGACAGGTAATAAGAGTTGACCAACCTCTGTATACCAAAATACCCGCACCCACAGTAACATATCAATGGCGTAGAGGTACAACAAATATATCAGGAGCCACAGGAAGCTCATATACAGTAACAGCCAGTGACATAGGATCTGCAATAAATTGTGTAGTTACTTATTCAGGTACACCTACAGAAACACGTACTACAGGTAACACAGCCACTGTTCAACCTGCGCTAGTTGCCCCTAGTTGGACATCAACCCCTGATACGCCCACTGGCCTTACGGTTCAAAATACTATTACACTACCTACATATACAGCTAGTGGTAACCCAACACCTACAATAACAACTACATGGCAAAGAGCAGAAGCGGCTACACCAACTAGTTTTAGTAATGTATCAGGTTCTAGTGTAACTTTGGTGACAGCAGATTATGGAAGATACTATAGAATCAGTGCTACAGCCTCCAATAGTCAAGGCTCTATATCTTACACGTCAACTTCACGCCAAATCGGAGCTAAACTAGCTCAACCAGATGCCTTCACTATGAGCTCAGACATAGCAGTGCCTGATATAAATAGTTCCACAGCCAGCTTAACATTATCATATTCTGCTAACGCTGCTAAACTGAATGATCCAACTCCTGCCACATATACTGAAACTACGACTGTTAGTTTACATAACTATGATGATAATAACGCACAAGGACTTGGTTCATTAGTACAATCATGGTCACCGTCGATTCGTTCAAATATCACTAGTATGACCCCTAATACTTGGAGTTTAATAGTTAGTCCTGCTCATTACGGTAAAGTTTTAAAGTTCGTTACCTCATGGACAACTGGCTACGGCGTTGTAGGTGGTAGTGGTACAACAACTTTAGTAACAAATAGAATTGTTCATGGCCCTGCTCCTACAGCAACAATGGGTTGGTCTACTCCAATTATAATAAGAGTTGGTGACCCAGCTCCAGTATGGTATGCTGTAATCTCATATTATCCACCACAATACGGTGCTGTTGAAACTAAGTTTTTTGAAAGTAAAACAATTGCTGCGACCACTTGGACTGTAAGAAATAATACCAACACTTTAGCAATTACAGATGCGGATATAGGATTGCAACTTAGAGGTAGGATAACATTAACATTGCCTGCAATGACCTATAAGGCTATGAATTATTCAACTGGGCAGGTAAGTTCAACCACTAGCACTGCACCCGCATGGAATGTAGAAGGTATAACTCAGACTGTTTCTGTGTTTGATAAGGCTATTTCAACTGCAGGATTTACAAAACCTACAATCTCAGGGAATTACCTTGCAGGTAGTGTTCATACAATCAATGCAGGAACAATTCCCAGTTATTGGCATACGATGACACTATTTTTAGATATGTCTAATGGGACGACTATTACTGTAGGTAGCGCAAATAGTGGCGGACAATCTAGTATTACAATGAATTGGACTGCTGTTGCAGGCACTATAAGTACTATAAGAGCTGTTTGGTATAACAAGGGTGGAGAAGGATGGGCCAACAGTAATAATATAAATCAAGTTATCATCACAGCCACAGCACCAGGTGCACCAGGGGTATCTATATATATAGATATGAATTGGCCTGGTGCAGAGGGACGACCAACCTTCGTAGGAACAATCACAGCACCTTCAAGTAACGGTGGCGCCGCAATTACTTCGTATAAATGTGACCTATATAAGAATTCAGGAACATATGTTTCTACCCAATCGACTACTGGCCTTTCTTTTGCAAACGCTGGGCCTTTTGACAGAGTAACTCCATATTATTTTATCGTATATGCCATAAATATCGCGGGTACAGGCCCAGGCACAACAAGTAATACAGTCACAACTCCTGCCACAATGCCAAGTCTACCCACAAATGTCACAGTGTCGTCGATTACAGATTCTTCTTGTACAGTTAGTTGGACAGCCAGCAGTGACACTGGAGGAAAACCTGTAACATATAACGCAACAATTAAATTAGCATCAAATGGTCAAAATGTAGTCGGAAACGATACAACGGGAACATCAATAAGTCTATCAGGACTAAGTAGAACCACACAATATTATGCTATAGTTTTTCCTCGTAATGAAAATAATTTAAATTACCTGATTGGTGCTACATCGGCAAACTTTACCACTGCTGCCATAGTACCAAGAGCACCAGTAGTAACAGTGTCAGGAGCCACAGCAAGTTCTTATGTAGCATCATGGACATTAGCTGATACTGGTGGAAGTGCTATTACAGGATATAACATACAAAATAGATCTGGTGGTGTTAATGTAGGAGGAAGTTTAACTGTAGCTGCTAATATTACAAGTGTAACAATATCCGGTCTCGGTGCTAACACAACCTATACAGCTAGAGTATACGCTATAAATGCTATAGGTAATGGAGTAATAGGTGAGTCATCAGGTATAACTACAACAGGAACTGCACCGGCACAGATAACAAGTTTCACTGCGGACCGTTCTACAGTTATTCCTACTAGTGGTGTTTTAGTATGGACAGCTCCTTCAAATGGTGGATCAGCTATAACTAAATATAGAATCAATATCAGCCCAGCAAATACAGCAGGTCAAACTTTTGTAGAAGTGGCTGATTCATCAGCCACGGTAACTTATTCACTAATGTCCCTAACGGCTGGAACTACTTATACAGTAAGTGTAGCGGCGGTGAATGCTATTGGAACTGGTACAGCTAGTGCCAATAAAACATTCAAACCTGGATTGGCGCCGGCAACAAATAGTTTGGTAATTACACCGATATTTGGTCACACAAATAATGTTAAGATTACTAGATTAAGTTGGACAAATATAATAGCTGGGTATCCAGCTACTAGCCATACTTTAAACGGACCAGGATTTTCTACAAATCAAAACTATACTGGTGCTGCAACCACGGTAGACAGTGCTGCTCTTACTATAGCAAATGGATCCAGTATAACTTACAGTGTAACGTCCAATAGTGATGTTCCCAATACTTTACTATCGACATTTCAAGTATCTACCATTTACACATTACCACCAGAAGCACCAACAGCATTAAGTGTATCTGTGAGTAATACTGTAGGCACAGCAACTTTAAGTTGGACAGCACCAGCTAATAATGGATCACCACTTACAGGCTACGATGTTGAGATATTAAACGCATCCAATGTAGTTCTTGGTTCCTTTAGTGCTGCTCTAGCTGCTAATGCTACAAGTCATACATTCGTATTAGGTTGGCAAAGTGCTGCCACAGTTTATAATCCACGTATAAGAGCAAAAAATAGCTCACCAGGACTAAGATCAGATGTTAATGTAGCTGGCCTTGGACCTTGGGCTTCAACATCTTATACTGCAACAACTATACCAGGTGCTCCAGGAGCAGTTACAGCCACCGCGACTAGCTCAACAACTGTTAGCGTCACATGGTCAGCAGCTTCTAATAACGGTGGAAGTGCTATTACAGGATATAGAGTATATTGGGACGTTCTCTATAGGTCTTCTTTCCTGACCAGCGCCACTACAACTTCCTATACAGTCACTGGACTTAGTCCTGGGTCAGAAAATTTAACTTTTGGCGTTGAGGCTGTAAACAGACATGGCGGCGGTACTATTACCAGTAGCGGATTTGTAAATATGCCATTAGAAAGAAAATCAGTTACAATCAACATTAGCACAAGTCAAAACAATTATGTTTTAGATACATCGAAAGTGACAGGATATATAACCGGTAAAACAGATGTGACAGTAAATATAGGGCTTGTTAATATAGGCTCTAGCTCTACAGGAGAACCAGCTTTTAAAGTTACAGGCTTCAATAACGGGGATACTATTGTTATTAATAATGGTGGAAGCATCGGTGGCGCAGGTGGTGCAGGGGGGACAGGCGGCGGCGTTACAATGTATTTGCCATATAGTTGGCTAGGTGGTGGCGACGCTCAATATACTTTTACAGCAGGTGGTAATGGCGAAAATGGTGGAATAGGTATGGCAGTGTACAACACATCGTCTGGTGTCACTTGGAGACCTGTAATAAATAACTCCGGATATATAATGGGTGGCGGCGCTGGCGGTGGTGGCGGTGCTGGCGTGGGAACGGGTCCAATAGGCCTCAAAGCACCTACTTATTATTCCGCTTTTGGTGGCGGAGGTGGCGGAGGTGGTCGTGGAGGCCAAGGTTTAGCTACAGGTAATGTAGGTGTGGGTGGTGGTGGTGCGGGTGGTGCGGGTGGTACTGCCAGCTGGTATGGTAGGTCTTCGACATATTCAGGTGCCTACACAGGACCAGCAGGTACAGCTGGGAGTACTTCCCCCCCAACAGACGTTGGGGGAGCAGGTGGTATCAGCGCCAATCCAAATCCACCAGATAATGTTAATGGCTATAACAACAGTGGTGGAGCTGGCAGCGGATTTCATTATCTAAACCAATACGCTACTCCTGCTTACCCTGGTAAAGCTTTCAAAGGTACTCCTATAATTGGGACTGGCAGTATTAGCATAGGTACCGCTGGTCTTGCTGGCACTAATGGTGCATATATTACAGGAAAAGTGACTGTAGCAACTAACACTGGTTTCCTATTGGGTGTGGATGGAAGAATATAACAGATTATAAATAATTTAAGGTATTTGATTATAAACTTTTACAGGAAATTATTCAAAAAGTAAATTTTTATAATTGGAATAGCGACATAAATATGAAAAGGAATTATTATGACATATAAGTTTAAATATACAATTTTATCTATTAGTGAGAATGAAAAAACTTTCGAAGTTCAATACGAGAGTGAGGGACTTAAAACTTATCGTATGAGTTTAATGTGTCCTTATGAAGGACAGTCACTTGAAGAACTAATTAAGCTAAGTGCTCCTCTAACTTTATGGCAAATGGAAAATACACCTGTAATACTACCAGAAATCGGTCTTAGCGGTGAGTTTGACCCATCGGTAATTTCTGAACAAACAAATTCTAGTCAAAGTTTTGATGATGGGTCCATTGATATTCCTGTACAAGAGGTATAATTATGAGCATAGATTATAAAATATTTAAGATGTTTGATTACTTAATTTTACGTGGAACTATTCAAAAAGGAAATTTTTATAACTGGAACAGCGCACAAAATGGAGACTGCACATTTTATGTAGTGGGTGGTAAAGTAGATTTAACAGATGAAATTACTAAAGATAGTACTATATCATTGAAAGCAGGAGATTTCCATCCTGCATATAGTTGGACAGGTTTATTCACAGGCGATGTAATTGAAGACTTTGAAGTATGGAGTTGGCACCCTATTCATAATAATGATATTGTTATTGCACCTTTTGATGTGATTACAATGTCTGAACATGATACTCACACAATATTATTGGGTACTAACATATTTATTTGCAAAGGTATTGTATCTATAGGTGGACAAGATTTTGTAGGTCCTACTAAAGTTTCATTTAAAAGTGGTGATAAGGTAATCACAGCCAAAGAGAATTCTTATATTTTAAAATTTAAATGAAACATGCTAAAAAAATTTTATTACCGTTTGACATTCAAGAATTAATAGGTGATATAGATTCTATTGATGATAGATACACTGATTCTTTTGGTAAATTTAAAACTGAATATAAAATAAAGCGTAGATTTGTTCCTAAAAAAATTCAGTTGAAAATTCTGAAATCATTGCCTTATGACCTACAAAAGGATTACCTTACATCCACAATTTCTGAAATTGGGTTGTTAGCTCCCCATGTACATATAACCGATAATTCTGTCATAAACTTCTACATTAAAACCAATAAAGAAATAACTTATTTTTGGGATGGAGAAATAGTTCCAGATGATTATAACTCAATAGTACGTGATAACGGTAATGGTTATTGGACTTTGGCTACAGATAAATTAACCATTTGTGAATCATTTACTGCTGATCCTGGAGAAATTTGGATATTAAATACTCAACAGCCTCATTCAGTGACTTTTGAAAATTTTGACTTTTTAAGTGTTTTAGATACAAGATTAGTTATTCAAATGTTTTTTAAAACTCCATTTTTAAAAATTTCTTCTTATTTTAATCAAGGATAAAGAAGTAAATAATGATACCAATTTTTATAGGTTATGATCCACGTGAAGCTATTGTATTTCATGTTTGTTCAAATAGTATAATACGTCATGCTAGTCAACCTGTTAGCATTAACCCTTTAGCCCTTAATTTATTTAAGGACTATGAAGAAACTCATAAAGATGGTAGTAATGCCTTTATCTATAGTAGATTTTTAGTTCCTTACCTATCAGAATTTAAAGGTCATGCTATCTATATGGATGGAGATATGATTGTAAAAGATGATATCGTAGAATTATGGAATCAAAGAGAAATAGGCTACGATATTCAAGTAGTCAAGCACGACTATAAAACTAAGATGCCTATAAAATACCTAGGCAGCAGAAATGAAGATTATCCTAGGAAAAACTGGAGTAGTGTAATAATTTGGAATTGTTTTACAGCAGCAAATAGAATATTAACACCTGAATATGTTATGAAATCTACAGGAAGTCATCTTCATAGATTTGAATGGCTCAATGATGATATGATAGGTGAATTACCTAAAGAATGGAATTGGTTACCAGACGAATTAGGTCCAAATCTTCAAGCAAAACTTTTACACTATACATTAGGAGCTCCTTGCTTTAAGGAATTCGCTAAAACAGAAATGGCAGATGATTGGACCGCTGAACACACTTTAGCTTTACATTGTCAACAAAAAGATCAACAATAAATAGTTCATAAACTAATTAATTACAAAATAAAACGCCAAATTATTATGAATTTTTGGTGAAAATATAACATGAAAAAAATTACAGTAAAAAATATAACATTTAGCAATAATTTACCTATAAAAGTCATTGCAGGCCCCTGTCAAATAGAAAGTAAGGAGCATGCCTATCAAATAGCCGCAGAATTACTGCTTATTTGTCGAAATTTAGGTATGGACTTGGTTTTTAAGAGTAGTTTTGATAAAGCTAACAGATCAAGCATAAATGGACAACGTGGTGTTGGTCCAAATATGGGTTTAGACATATTAAGCTATATAAAATCTAAATTAGGTATACCTGTTCTCACAGATATCCATGAAAAAGAGCAGGCCAAGTTGGCATTGGCCAATGATATTGACATTATTCAGATTCCTGCCTTTCTTTGTCGTCAAACTGACCTATTATTGGCAGCAGGTGAGACTGGATTGGCCATTAACGTAAAGAAAGGTCAGTTCTTAGCACCACATGACATGAAAAATGTGGCAGAGAAGATAGCCAGCACTGGAAATGAACGTATTATGTTATGTGAGAGAGGATATACCCATGGATATAATAATTTGGTGGTGGACATGCGTAGTTTGCCTATTATGGCTGGGACTGAATACCCTGTTATATTTGATTGTACGCACAGCGTACAACAACCTGGAGGATTGGGTGCCTCTACTGGCGGGGATCGCAGGATGGTCCCATATCTCGCCCGAGCAGCAGTAGCTACAGGTTGCTTATCTGCCGTATTCATCGAATGTCATGACGATCCAGACCATGCCCCCAGCGATGGCCCTAACATGATTAAGATGGAGGACATGCCCTACCTACTAAAAAGCTTAAAAGAAATAGACTATTTGGTCAAAAACAAATGAGAGTAGGTATTTTCTACTCCAGTATATCAAATATACACAAGGCTCTACACAAACAACACCTAATGGACAATTTTAAGCAGGGTGTAGTACTTTCAGGTGATGAAGCTATTGATTTTAAAAGTAGAACACAAGTTATACAAGGCTTAGATGCTGGCTTTGTATTAGGTTATACATTGGAAAACAATTATCGAAAAAAAATCATAGATACTTTAAAAATAATCAAGGCCAAGATCATATTTGTGGACAGTAACATATTCAGCTATGGTGATAATTATCATCAATACCATAGATACAGTGTAAACAGCATCTATCCCACTGATGGGGAATATTTTTTAGGTGAAAACTTTAGTCCTGACAAGTTAAACAGGATTCTAACCTACCATAGAATACGAATCAAGCCTTGGAGATCAACAGGTAACCATATTTTACTATTAGGACAGAGAACCATGTCATGGAACATGCTTAATCGTAATGGTTTAGAGTGGATCATAGGTCAAGTGACTAGAATCAAACAACATACTGATAGAAAAATAGTCATTAGGCTGCATCCAGGTGATAAAACTTATGACTTAGAGAATAGAAGAAGATTATCCAGCATATTTTTTGGATCTAATGTAGTTGTCAGCAACAATCCTCATATCACACAGGATTTAACTGATGCTTGGTGTAGTGTTGGATATAATAGTACGTCTAATTGTGTCAGTGCTATTGAAGGTGTTCCTGTTTTTTTAGACGATCCCCTTAATAGTTGGGCTAGAGACGTATCATTTAGCAAGTTACACCTGATTGAAGATCCGCCTATGCCTGATCGAGAGAAATGGTTAGAAAAAATTGCTAATATACATTGGAATAATGATGAAATTATGACCGGAGTGTATTGGCGTCGTCTAAAATCATTTTATAAAATTTGATATTTTTTTATCTCATCTAAATAAATTTTAGTAAACTTTCTCGGGCCCTTGGCACACCATATATAACTATTTTTATTCATTTCAAAATCAACAAACTGCTTATTCAATGGGGTTTTCTTAAATTTTTGAATTACAATATCCAAAGTTTCTTGATCTAGAAACCAATAAAATGTATCCTTGTCAAATTCTTCATTAATCAACTTGGAATGCTGTTTAATCAATTCTAAACTACCTTCAGTACCGGTATAAAAAATGGTACTGGCAAGATGTTGGATATAAGGAACATGTTTCTTGTGAGTTTTTTCAAATATGTGTATGTCAAAATTATTTTTAGGAAGCGCAAATTGTTTTCTTACTAAACTATCAGTATCTAGCATGATAACATAAGTTGGTTTAGACAAAATTTGGTCTAATCTTATAAATCTAGCACAGGCGTAATAAGTTCTTACTAATTCAGTGCGTATTTTTTCTACATCTTCTCCGAGCTTGATCATTTTACTACGTCTTCTACTGTATTCTGATTCAATAGTGTCAAATTTATAAAAATCATATGCTTTTGAAATTAGATCTTCATTGAAAAATTCATATGTAACACTAATTCCTATTTTTTTACATAAGCCTAAAGTTTCCTCACTGGGATTATAAACATGACAGTGTATAGGATAAGAAAAATTAGCTCTTATACTACTGATCAAAGGTTTACCATAAATATTAAAGTACTTTTCGTCTGAAGCAATATAAAAAACAGTGTGGGTTGATTCAAACTGACCATGTAACTCAGGAATTTTCATAGTAAGGTATTTAGTACGTGCGTATAGCCTATTTTCCAAAACAAACTGCTCACCAAAGTGAACCTATATGGCAAGCTTTCCTAAACAGTTGTAAATATTTTGGTATATATCCAGTTGAAAATAGTTATGATGCGGATTGTGCTGTAATTTGGAGTGTTTTATGGCGTGGCCGTTTGCTTTCAAACAAAAAAGTTTATGAAATTTATAGAAGTTCAAACAAACCTGTGTTTATTTTAGAAGTCGGCAGTTTACATAGAGGATCTACTTGGAAGGTCAGCGTTAACAATATCACCAAAGATGGAATCTATGCTAACGAAGAAGATTTTATACCTAATAGATTTAAAAAATTAAATTTAAGTTTAACAGAGTATAAATCAAACCCAAATAGGCCCATACTGATAACAGGTCAACATGATCAAAGCTTACAATGGACCTATAATGGATCATGTATTGATTACATTTATGAAAAAATACAAGAAATAAGAACAATAAGCGACGTTCCTATAATTATTAGACCACATCCTAGAAACAAAATATTAAAAAATTTTGGAATTAATACAGAAATACAAATACCAATTATAATACCTAACACTTACGATCAATATGACTTGGATTTTAATTATCGAGCTGTGATTAATTTTAATAGCGGTGTTGGTATACAGGCTGCTTTACATGGAGTTCCTATAGTATGTGATCAAAGTAGCTTGGCCAGTGAAGTCAGTGTAGAACTCAAAGACCTACATTCGATACCCAACATAGATAGGCATCATTGGTTTGAAAAAGTTCTACATTCTGAATGGACACTTGATGAAATAGATCAAGGCATTCCATTGGCCAGGCTATTGAACAAACTAAATTTGACAAAGTGATTCTAATTTTATATAATATGTTATGATGAACATTGATGACATAGTTTTAGAGTTACAAAAAATAGGTTGGAATAATCTTAATCCATTAATACCTTTGAAAGATTTAAAAATACTAAAAAGTATAGCCAGTTGTATTGTTTCCCCTGCTTATATAACTGAAGCACAGGCTAACTTGGTAGTTAAAATCCTTAGAGAAAATTTAGAATATATTGATAATCAAAAATTAGACATTTCAACTTGCTTAAAAAATATAAAATGGTCCAATACTTTTCGAGTCATAAAAAAAGAAAGGAATGTTGAGATCATAACTAACGAAAATTCTGAAATTTACATAAAAATTGCATCTACTTGGGATAGGCAAATAAACAAGATCCTTTTTTCTTTGGAAAAGATATTAAATTCAGAAAAACATTTAAAAAATATTTTTCCACTAAACGAAAAAAGCATCATTGAAATTTATCGAATTTTAAAACCTTTAAATTTTAACTTTTCTGCCGAATTTCTTGAATTTTTAGATAAAGTACAATCAATTGATTTAGAAAAAACTAAAAATCAATTTGTATTCGAAAACTTTTATCAATCTAAAAAAGACAAATTAAATCAATTTGATATCTTTGAAAATAGTTTAATCCAACTAGATAGGAAAATACGATATCAATATGTGTATGATAGTGATTTTGACGAAAATACTAAAAAAACATTAGAATATAAAATCGCCAATAGAAGCGATACCAGAGTATATGTATCAAACTATACTAGCAGTTTTGATAATTTAGTAAACGCCTTACGAAACTTAAAACGAGATAAAATTTTGTTAGTCTTTGATATGAATAAAATAGATGAATGTCTATACTATCTTGATAAGGTTAAAAATTACACAAACCAGAATGAATTGAACAGTTATACTGGTATATATTTTAGATTTGATAATAAAGACAAGGGCAGTGAGTTCAATAAAATAATTAGTGATAATATGCTCAATGCTCTATTAAGTAAGAGTTCTAAACTAGTAGGTGTGAGTACTAGCAAACTACCTAAATTTTTACCCAAGTCTGATTGGTATCCAGACGCAGTCATTAGTTTCACAACCAGTCTAAGAAATAATAAAACTGATGTGTATTGTAATGATTGTGATTGTATAGTATACTACACTAACACAAAGCCATTAATATCAAATGTACATGAAATCCTGTAAATTAGTCATAAAAGATGAAGTAAACATAAAATTCGAAGGACTTCCACTAGAGGCACGTCGTAAGTTGGCCAACACCTTCAAATATGTATTACCCTACGCACGTTTCCAACCTGCTTACAAGTTAGGGCGTTGGGATGGCACAACTAGCCTATTTGGGATTGGTGGATCTGGGTATTTAACACACATAGAGAAGATCCTAGATGTGCTTAATTCTATGGATATTGAAGTAACTGATATTGAAGATCATAGATCCAATAAGCAAGTCTCTTTTACACCAGTTACTGAAACGTATTGGGCTGATCAAGGTAAGGTTTGGCCCAAAGGACACCAACAGGAAGGGCAACCTATATTATTACGTGACTATCAAGTGGAAGCAATCAACACTTTTTTACAGCATCATCAAAGTCTACAAGAAATAGCTACTGGTGCTGGTAAGACTATCACTACTGCTACACTAAGCCAACTATGTGAACCATATGGTAGAACTATAACCATAGTACCAAACAAAAGTTTAGTTGAACAAACTGAAGAGGACTTTCGTAATGTAGGTTTAGATGTTGGAGTATATTATGGAGATCGAAAAGAGCTGAACTGTACTCATACTATATGTACTTGGCAGAGTTTAAACATATTGGATAAAAAAAGTAAAAATGGAGAAACAGATCAACTGACACTGGCTGAATTTTTAGATGGCGTTAGTGCTGTAATAGTTGATGAAGTTCATATGGCCAAGGCTGAAATACTTAAGAATTTATTGACACGCAACCTAAATAATGCCTGTATACGATGGGGATTGACTGGAACCGTTCCTAAAGAACCTTATGAACATGAACAGATTTTCGCCAGTATAGGACCATTAGTGGGAGGTATCAAAGCCAGTGAACTACAGGATAAAGGTGTATTAAGCAATTGTCATGTAAACATTGTACAACTCATTGACCTACCTGAATTTAAAAGTTACGCGGAAGAATTAAAATATCTTGTTACAGATGAAAATAGAATGATCTATGTGAGTAAGTTTATAAAAAATGTAGCAGACAAAGGCAATACTTTAGTTTTAGTAAATAGAATTGACACAGGCAAATTTATAGTAAACGAATTAGAAGGCAGCGTATTCATTTCAGGCAATGTAAAAACCAAAGATAGGAAAGAAGAGTATGACGAAGTGGCAACGAGTCAGAATAAAATCATTGTCGCCACCTACGGTGTGGCAGCAGTTGGCATCAATATTCCTCGCATTTTTAATTTGGTTCTTATTGAACCTGGCAAGTCCTTTGTACGTGTTATACAATCGATTGGTCGGGGAATCCGTCGAGCGGAGGATAAGGACTTTGTTGAAATCTGGGATGTGACCAGTACCTGTAAGTTTAGTAAGCGACATCTTACAGAACGTAAAAAATACTATAAGGAAGCTCAATATCCTTTTACCGTGGAAAAGATAGATTGGCAATAACTATGCAAATATTAACATTAGAAAACAAATTATTCCCCTTAAGCAATCTACCCAATCAAGTAGATGAAAATACAAGATTCGCTGTGTTGGACAACAGCGATCCAAAAAATCCAGATTTTTTCTTTGTACCCTTAATCTTTTTAGAAAGTTTTAATAGTCCAGCTATAGTACTAAAAATTGGTGATAACGAAATTAGTATGCCCATAGATTGGAGCATAGCAGTAGGTGATGCCACCAGTAATGTGGATGCGGAAATATTACCTTTGACCAGTTTGAATGATAGAGGTTTTGATGCTGTTATATTCAACCCTTTGAGTAGTTTTAAAATTGAATATAGACCTATTGAAATTGTAAATTTTTACAACGATGTTAAATGGTATTTTCCTAAAATGCGTAATAATCATTTATTGGTGACCCCGTTAGAATATGAAGAAAAACCAGAATGTGCTTTTTTTATTAAAGAAGTTAGTAGACAAAATGAACTCATTGACATCAGCAGTATTTTATGAATTCGAACAAAACATATATCTATGAAAGTCCAGATGGAGGACACACTGTTTATAGAAGAAACTTAAGAGAAAATATTAGGGAACTAATCAGTGAAGATGAGTACGCCAAAAATCGTAAATTATTACAGGAGTGGAATAAAATCTGGGAAGTAAAAGATTCCAACCCTACTTTACAACATGCTGTGGAACGTGTTATAATGATCTATAAATTAAGTGAACAACATGGCAAAACTTGAACTAAAAGACATTCTTAGTGCGTTGGATCAAAATGGAAAAGATATTTGGGATCTGCTTGATGATGAACAAAAAAAGGCTATCCCTTTTTTTGTTCTAAACAGATTTATGAGCAGTGTAAAGACTAATAGTAGAGAAGTACAAGAACACTATGTACTAGCCACTAATGAATATTACAATAAACATTATTTTTCTCTATATCAACATCCTAAGTTACTTTGGTTACTACTTTGTAGTTGTTCTTATGATAACGATAAGACTTATTTCCATGAATACATACGTTTAGAAAAAGATAAGAATGTTAAATTGAAAATACTTGAAAAACTATATCCTAAGAAAAAAATAGATGATTTGGAAACATTGAGCCATTTGAATAGTCTAAAAGAAATAATGGAGCTGGCCAAAGATCATGGCTGGAATGATAAAGAAATTCAAGAATATCTCTAATGGAATCATCTTTTATTTGTAATCATTGTCAGGCTAAATTTACTCGTGAAAAAACGCTATTTGTACACATCTGCGAACAAAAGCGTAGATTTTTAGCTAAAAACGACAGACATGTTCAAATGGCTTTTTTGGCTTTTGATAGATTTTTCAAACTAAATCAAAAATCCTCATCACAAAAAACTTATGAAGAATTTAGTCAAAGTCCTTACTACACTGCTTTTGTAAAGTTTGGAAGTTTTTTACACAATGTAAATCCATTATATCCTGAAAAATTCATTGATTATATAGTTACTAGCGGTGTAAAATTAGATCATTGGTGTAGGGAAAGTTTGTATTATGATTATGTAATTCATTTGATAAAAAATGAAAGTGTTGAAACAGCCCTGCAGCGTAGTATATCTACAATGATGGATTGGGCTGATTCACACAATAGCATATGGAATCATTATCTTCATTATGTTAGTAGTAATAGGGTGACTTTTGATATTAAAGATGGCAAAATAAGCCCATGGATATTATTAAATAGTACTAGTGGTAAAACACTGCTAAACCAACTAACTGACGAACAATTATCCAGCATTGGTCCTATAATTGATTTGCCTTTTTGGACAAACAAATTTCGATCTAACAAAGATGATTTAGATCTCGCTTTTCAAGTTATAAAGGAAGGAAATTTATGAGCATACCCAAAGAAGTAGAATTAGGTATCGAAGTGGGCTTGGTGGAAGAAGAAACAGCAATCTACGTAAAATTTACAGGATTTGAAAATCTAGACGATGCAGAAGAATATGCGGATTATTTGGCTGAAAATTTACCCTTACTCTTATTCAACAGTGAGACTAAACACTAATGCCTGATATTGATATTGATTTTATAGATAGAGAACAGATTCTCAAAGAAGTTAAGCATGTCAAAGCTAGACGAGGAGATACTCAACATAATACTGGAATTTATATACAGAACATACCTCACGATCCTGTGACCAATATTTCTTCCCTTGATTATAACGAAGCCGAAACTAAAGGCTATTTTAAAATTGATTTTTTAAATGTAGGAATATACAAGGGAGTTAAGAATGAAGCACATTTACAACAACTTATGGAGATTGAACCAATATGGGAACTATTACTACAAGACGAGTTTACGGATCTACTATTTCATTTAAAAGGGCATGGTACTATTCTGAAGAAGACCCAGCCGACTTCCGTGGAACAATTAGCTGCTGTCCTAGCTATGATCCGCCCGGCCAAAAGACACCTGATTGGAAAAACTTGGACAGAGATTATGATGGACATCTGGACGAAACCAGAGAATAACGAATTTTATTTTAAAAAGCCACATGCTATAGCCTATGCTATGGCTGTGGTAGTACAAATGAACTTGATTTGCGAGAGCATTAGTTATGATTATGGTTAGACTTTTCTAACCAATTCTACACTTTTACGTTTGGCTCTTTTAAGACTAAGATTTAAAATATTGAGTGTGGGACCCAGCAAAACTCTTACACCTTTTGTACTAAAAGTCTTAATACAATACTTAAATGGATCCATTTCTACTTTTAGGAATATGCTGATAGGTATTAGTCTATTACTTTCCCACCACCAAGTCTCACCTAATAATAAGAATTGATTTTTTTCTTCTGACGTTTTGATAGTATCTATATCATAAAAAGTTGTAACAAATTGATCTTGATTGATTATGATACCTACATACTCCTTATCACCGTAATTGATTACACTGATAAAAGGAAGTAGTTCTTTAGTAGTATCCTTTAATTTTTTAGTCATAAATAGTATTGAGAGCCAAGATGCAAAAAGTCCAAGTTTATTTATATCCAAATCGCATAACAGTACTTAGTCATTTGGATACCAATCTAGCTAATACGGAGTATAGAATTGTGTACCAACGAACTGTAAAATTATACAAAGGCATAGATAATATCATTGAACTAGAAATTAAAAACAATGATCAAAAACGTATTGAAATTGGTATAGGATCTTTAAAACTGACCCTAATGGATAAAAATTACAATACAATTAATATTTATACCGCTGATAGTTTAGAAGATAGTACCCAAGTAGGCCTAGCTAGAGTAACTATACCTAAAGAGGACTTGAATAACCTTGATCCACAATTTTTAAAATTTACAGTGACCAAGGTTAATGCTATATTTGAAGAATCTTTAACCTATACTAATTCTAATTTTGATGCCTACGGAACAATGGAACTTAAACAAGGTGCTCGCCCAGTTGATTATTCGGAAGTAATAAAATACGATAGGTGGACTACAGAAACTAACTATCAAGGTAGTCGATGGGAAGAAAGGAAAGTTTATCATATTAGTGAAGCCATTCCTCTTAGTCAAAATAGGGCTGTTTTGAAAGATATTGTTAGTATGGCTTTATATATTAAAGATTTTATTGGTGAAATTTATGTCGAAGGCACTGATAATGAAGTAATTGGCAATGAAGCATTTAAAGATCCAAAGATTCTACACAGTTATGTTTATATGGGTCCTGATCTGATGAATTCGGTTATAATGATTCCTTCAGTCAATATTACCGGTTGTACTTACATGCGAGTGAAATATCTTTGTAAAAGCTCAGGATCAGTTGACTATGTAGAAATAAATGTGTAGTATAAAGGATGTCCTTAATTTCTGATACTATACTAAGTTATTTGCCTGGAAAACGCAAACAGACACCAAGCGGTTGGATTAGCTTTAATGCTGTATGCTGCAGTGATCAACGACTTAGAGGTGGACTTATACAGAGTGGTACATCTATTAGCTATCATTGTTTTAACTGTGGGTTTAAGGCTAGTTGGCAACCTGGACGCACTATTAGTTTAAAACTAAAAAAATTATTTGAATATCTCAATGTACCCAGTGATTTAATATCTAAAATTACCATTGAAGCCCTAAGAAATAGAGATATTGAACACTATGAAATTATATCTAATATACCTAAATTTGAAACCAGACCTTTACCAGACAACGCTAGACCGATTGTAGACTTGATTGATAACCCACCAAATGAACTGATTGTTATACTTGAATATATTCTAAGTAGAGGATTGGATTTGGATGACTATAACTTTTATTGGACTGATTCTAGTGGGTTAGGAAATAGATTAATTATTCCCTATTATTATAAGGGTAATATTGTAGGATATACGGCAAGAAGTTGTAATCAAGCCAAACCTAAATACATAGCTAGCCAACAACCAGGATATGTTTTTAACTTGGACGCTCAAAATGACCATAGAAAATTTGTCATAGTCTGTGAAGGTCAAATAGATGCTATATCTATTGACGGGGTCAGTGTTAATGGATCAGAAATTAATCAGGCACAACACTTATTGATAAATCAATTACAACGTGAAGTAATTGTAGTACCTGATAGAGACCAAGCCAGTAAAAAACTTATAAGTTCGGCATTGTCCTATAATTATTCCTTAAGCTTCCCGTCTTGGGATGATGATGTCAAAGACATAAATGATGCTAGAAAAAAATATGGTAAACTACAAACTTTGACTATGATTTTGGATGCTGTTTGTACTAGTGAAGTTAAAATTAAATTAAAAGAAAAAGAATGGATAAAATAATAGATAGTATTAAGGATTTACTATGAATTCTATTGGTAACTTAACAACAACTAAGGATCTAGGATTGGATACTCATTCAATGAACGAACTGTTAGAAAGACTTAATGGTTATACTAGAATATACGAAAAATTAAATAAAAAAATAGTAGCAGAAGAACTACTACATGTGGACGTAATGTTCTATAGGAATATGTATCCAGATTTGATTCCTTATGATTATGAAGCAACTGTACAGCATTATATATACTACGGCTCTATAGAAGGTAGACACGGAAGCCCATATAGCACCAGAGATAATTTTGCTCAGTATGTTGCTAGTTATATAAATGCTGATATATTAGAGATTGGACCATTCACTAGGCCTTTACTTAAAGGTCCAAATATAAAATACGCAGATGTATATGACACAGAAACTCTTAGAAAAAGGGCAGCTAACTTTAATCTAGCCGTCGAAGATGTATGTGACGTTCATTATGTTATACCAGAAATGACGTTGACTACTATACCAGATAAATTTGATATAGTAGTAACTAGTCATAATATTGAACATCAACCCAACCTAATTAAACATTTAAATGAAGTATATGATCTACTTAAACCTAATGGAAAATTTTGTCTTATAGTTCCAGATCATAGATATTGCTTTGATGCTAACATGCCATTGACTAATATAGGTGATGTACTAGACGCATTTTACAGTGATAGAAAATTACATACACTTAAAAATTTAGTTCAACACTACTGCTTGGCTGTACACAATGATGGTAAAGAACATTGGCAATATCAGAATAGTGGGGAACGTAGTTTATATCAACCAACCGATGTAATTAAGGTAATGAAAACTTTGATTAATTATGCCAATGCCGATAAGGAGTTTTATTTGGACGCACATGCTTGGTACTTTACTCCTTGGAATTTTAGCGATATCATGAACTGTTTGATTAAATTGGATTTGATACAATTTAAAAATGTTATATGTAACGGTACAGTAGAGAATCATCAAGAATTTACTTGTATATTGGAGAAATAATGACGAGACAAAACTCAGACTATGGCTATGATATTCAAAAGATTTACTTGGAACTGATGTTGAGTGATGCCGAAACATTTATAAGATGCCAGAGCATATTTGATCATGAACTATTCGATCGTAAATTACAAAACACTGCAAAATTTATAAACGACTATGTAGTAGAACACAATGTTCTTCCCACATATGATATTGTGAACGCAGCAACTAATAGCAGTCTGTACAAACCCCAAGAAGAAATACGTGAGGAACATTACGATTGGCTACTACAAGACTTTGAAACTTTTATCAAACATAAAGGACTAGAACGTGCTATATTATCCAGTGCCGATCTGTTGGAAAAGGGAGAGTATGGCCCGGTTGAAGATCTAATTAAGAAGGCTGTTCAAATTGGTCTACAAAAAGATATGGGAACAGATTATTATGAAGATCCAAGAAGTAGATTAATGCGTATTAAAGATAAAAACGGACAGATCAGCACAGGTTGGGCCAGCTTGGATAATAAACTATTTGGTGGATTTAATCGAGGCGAACTTAATATATTTGCCGGTGGTAGTGGCGCAGGTAAAAGCTTGTTTTTAGCTAATTTAGGATTGAACTGGAGCTTGGCTGGATTGAACGTATTGTATGTTACACTGGAACTTAGTGAAGAATTGGTCAGTATGCGTATTGATAGCATGGTAACAGATGTGTCTACTAAAGATATTTTTAAACAGATTGACGATGTAGAAATGAAAGTCAGAGTGATTGGCAAAAAGAGTGGACGGTTTCAAATTAAATATATGCCCAGCGGTAAGACAGCTAACGATCTACGCAGTTTTATGAAGGAGTATGAGGTAAAGACTGGTAAAAAGATTGACATATTGTTGGTTGATTATTTAGACTTGTTGATGCCTATAAGTCGCAAAATTAGTGCGGAGAATTTGTTTATTAAAGACAAATTTGTTTCAGAAGAGCTAAGAAATCTAGCTGTGGAAAAGAATGTAGTCTTGGTCACTGCCGCACAGCTGAATCGTGGCGCTGTAGATGAAATTAGTTTTGATCATAGTCATATCAGTGGTGGCCTTAGTAAGATACAGACTGCCGATAATGTATTTGCTATCTTTACCAGTAGGAATATGCGTGAAAAGGGCAGATATCAAATTCAATTGATGAAAACTCGTAGCAGTAGCGGCGTAGGACAAAGTATTGATTTAGAATTTAATATTGATACACTACGAATCACTAACTTGGATGATATTGAATCCACACAAAGCTATAAACCAAATACTTCAGTATTGGAGAATATTAAACAAAGATCTTCGGCACAAAAAGATGATCCCACACAGGGAATCAGTGTTAAGAACTCACAGGTAAAAGTAGAAGGAACTAAACTACGTCAACTACTGAACAGTTTGAACACAGATGAGATCTAGCAACACTTAATAATTTTGATTTCGTCCTTAAATACATTATGGGTGAAATCAATCTTATTACACAACTATTAGAAATTGGTAGTCCTATTGCTGCTGCTATCATAGCCTTTTATTTTGTATATCTCACTATAAAGTTTATTCTAGCTGGTGTTACTAATAGTGTTAATGGTATGGCTAAAATTATTAGAGGCTTGGATAGTAGGATCTTTACTATGGCTAACCAATTAATCTTGATTGATATTAAGGTAAGCACTGCTCTAGGGCTTAATCCTGATTATGATCGTATTAGTAGATCAGAATTGAAAGATCGAAGAAAAGACTAATGAACCCTAATGACATCATAATTTTTATAAACAAATATGGATTCCCTGTAGTATTTTCAGGTTGCCTAGGCGCACTGATTTGGTATATTTGGAATTGGGTGACTAAGGAGATTAAACCAGTCATAGGTCAGGCTAATGATACATTATTAGAACTTATTGATCGAGTAAGACTATTGGATAACGACTTAATTAGATTAAATCAAAAAGTGGAGACTGTGATGGAATTGAGAGGTGAACGTATTGAAAAGGAAACTGATAAGTTTGAAGATCTAATTAATAATGAGCCACCAAATAAAACTGAAAACAGGGACAAACAAAAGAAGTAGTCCTACTATTTGTCTTTGTGTCATTTCTTCATCGAATATTTCAATTTCTCGTGAATTAAGAGTTTGTCTTACATCCTTGGGTATTGTACTAAATCCTGTAATAAACAATATTAATCCATAAACTAAAAATACAAAATATATGGCAGCTATAATTGTCATCTCATTCTATTTTCATCAATAAACTTAATTTCATCAACTAGAGCATCGGCGTCAGTCTTAAAATTATTAAACTCAGCTTTACTTATTGTTTTATTAAGATCTTCAAGTAATTTTTGTGCTGATGTGTCGTGCTCGGCTCTGGCTGCGTACAACCAACGAAATGCGTTTTTCTTGTCTGATATTTGGAGATAATATTTACCTAGACTAATCATTGCTGGTACTCTACGCTTCATGGCACTTTCTCTTAGATCACCTATAACATGCTCTATTTCGCTATCACTACTATTGGGATCACTGAATACCATTATGGCTAACCTATAACTGGCTTGTTCATTGACCTTGGCTGCTTGGCGTAGAAACTGTATGGCTAGGCTACGACTGTCGGACTCTACAAGGTCTGCTATTTTGATAGCTAGGTCGCTGTTAATTTTAGTACAGAACTCTCTGAATACAGCATGTACATAAGGTTTGAATTCAATAGGCACTAGGTTCTTTTGTAACATATTGATTAATTCATCAAGTGCTTGAATATCCTGTTTACTTACTCGCCACATGAGTACACGAGTAGCAGGACCATACTTATTGTCATGCTTAAAAGTCATGGCATCATTTAATGTGCGATTACGAGCTGCTTGATCATTTAGTACAGCAGCAATCATTTCGGCATGACTCTTAGTCGTAGTGGAAGTCTTCCTAACAGTTTTATTCAACCCTGGATTGGGACTGCTGCCCTCAATCTCCACACTCCATATTTCCATAGGTTCAACATTTTTGAATTCTTGTATGCCCCTACTGATAAATTTATGATCTTTGATCTTACTGTTTACTAGCCTATATACAGCATCGGTCATAGTGACTCCACCAAGGTCAGCTAGACTTTCGCAACGTGCGGCTAGGTTAACGGCATCACCCATTAGGTTAGTGCCGTAGATCCACACTTCACCCACATGCATGCCCACACGCCATCGCATGCCATTGTTTAATTTACTTAGCCTAGATTGCATCTCTATGCCAAAACGTACAGCATCAACAGCACTGGCGAACTCAATGAGCACACTGTCGCCCCCGGTGTTGAACAATCTACCTTTACTACTATCTATTAAAGGATCAATTATGGCACGGCAGGCATCTAACTTGGCCAAGGTCCCTGCTTCATCCCGCTGCATTAGGCTACTGTACCCAATGACATCACTACATATGATCGTTGCTAATTTAGTATCCATACTACTATTTATAGTACGAATTACTTAATTTGACTCCTCAACCTAGCTACTTCATTGTGTAGCTCTTTATGACGAGCATGTAACCTACGTAACTCTTGTTGTAGAACAGCTATTTGACGTTGTAATAATCGAACTACATCATAATCTTGTGGACTTTGCTTGACATTATTACCACCTAAAGTAAGAGGACTATTATTACTGGCTATGCTTGTTTCTATATTGTATTGATCTTGAATCATATTCTGCATTTTTGCCCCCCTTTTACTGTTTTTATTACTTATCAATTAAATACATATTATAGGATCTAGTTTGAAAGGACTTGAACAAGCCTTTGACCAACTCTTTGATGATACACTGAATAGACAAGGATGGTTGGTGCCAAAAAGCCTAAAAAGAGCTATGGTGTCTATTTTGGTGGAAAAATTAGACAAAAATCCATGGCAACCAGAACCCAGCTATGCCCAACTGTATCTTACAGCACGTAGACCAGAAACTTTAAAATGGTTAGGAGATACTTGTTGGTTTACAAGAGCCATATTCCCCCAATTAGGTACACGCAGAGGTATTAGCGCTAGTTACTATACAGACTTGGGTCAAGGCTGTTATAGTCGATTATTAAACTATATAGGCCCAGATAATAATCTTGAATTGATGATTCGTCATTTTGACTTTCTTGCTGAAGTGGCTTGGACTGTGGTACATAGCCAAGGACAATTTCGAAAAATGTGGAGCGAGGATTGATATCTATTAAATAGTATTTTAATTAAAATGCTATGTTAAAAGATCAAGCTCTAAAATTTTTTACAGAACTACAAACAGATATTATCAATGGACTATCCACTATTGAGGATGACCCTTTTATTTCTGACAGTTGGACTAGACTAGAAGGTGGCGGCGGTACTAGTAGACTGGTAGAACTTGGCACTGTATTCGAACGTGGCGGCTGTAACTATAGCCATGTATTTGGAAAAAAACTACCACCCAGCGCCAGCGAACATAGACCTGAACTGGCAGGACAAAGCTGGGAGGCAGCAGGCGTTAGTTTGGTCCTGCATCCTAATAACCCCTACGTGCCCACAGCACATTTGAATGTGCGTATGTTTATTACAGAGTCAGGACAGGGATGGTTCGGTGGTGGCATGGATCTTACCCCATATTACTACTTTGAAGAAGACGCTGTACATTGGCATCAAACTTGTAAAAACGCTCTAGATCTTATTAATACTGAACTATATCCCAAATATAAACAATGGTGCGATAACTACTTCGATCTTAAACATAGAAACGAATCAAGAGGCATTGGCGGCATATTCTTCGACGATCTCAGCCAACCCTCAATGGAACAGGCGTTTGACATAGTTAAGGCCACTGGTCAGGCATTCTTAAAGGCCTACACACCCATAGTAATCTTGCGTAGAGATATGCCCTACTCAGAACGAGAACGTGATTGGCAACTATATCGAAGAGGTAGATACGTAGAGTTTAATTTGGTCTACGACAGAGGCACTCTATTTGGTCTACAGAGCAATGGACGCACTGAAAGTATACTGATGAGTATGCCACCTCTAGTACGTTGGCAGTATGACTATCATCCTCCCCATGGTAGTAGGGAAGATGAACTACTTAAGAACTTGATCCCAAAATCATACGTTTGATGCCGAAGGCTCCCGCGAAGCGGTAGAAACGGTAGGCCAAATTTTAAAACCATTACAATAAGATTACAACTTATTAACCAATAATCTTACGAAATCTGCTAACAAAGCATGATGAGTATAATGGTGCCAATAACGCCGCATATAGCGATCCATATACCAAAAACTGTCACTCTCAGGATGAGGCCCTATTAGGCCAATCCTACCCTCAATTAGTGCCGCACAATCACCATTAGTATAACTGGCTATGCTACTAGAAGGCTTGGCCCCTAATAGACTACACCCATCATAGAAAAACATGGTTTCATTATGACCCATCCAAGTAACATCAACTACTGTGCTATAACTACGATGTACACTGGCCCCTGGTCGCCGAATATACTGAACTGGATTGATATCACTGGCTAGATCAAAATATAAAGGACCGGCCCAGTAGGCTCCCATACAGATGCCTAGATAATGACCCCCTTGCAGAACATACTGCTGTACTTGATCTAGATAGGGCTCACAGATACGATGCCACGTGTCCGAATCACCTAAGCCCCCTGGCACGGCCAGTAACTGATACTTGCTTAACTTCTTTAATACTAGATCCGTGTTCTTTATACAGTCTACATTGGATATACCATATAAAGATGACAATACCTTTACAACACCGTGAGCACTTTGTAGACTACACTCAGGATGGTTAAGTAATACCGCGGCTTTGAGCTTGGCCATAATACTATATTTACACTAGAATTATGGAGTTTTGATTACATAGACTTTACTTATCCCAACGGGCTAAATCTTAATCTTTGACCTCTTGCTTACTGCCCAAACTCCAACTGGCTAGAAATCCTAGAAATATGATAAATCCTATGACCTCAACCCATACATCTAAACCAATCTCACTATAATCTATCATAATACAGATCCTTTCAAGAATTATTTAGCAGAATCCGAACCGGGGTCTACAATAAAAAAAATCCTGATATGCCAATAACGTTAGTCATGAATAAAAGTTAATAAATAATTGATGCGAATTCATGAAATATTATCAGAAATAGGACAACCCACAAGTTTCAAAACCGCACCGGTTTTACAGTCGCCCATGCGGCCGATGTCAGCTCAAGACAGAGCAATGTGGGTCGCACGAGGACAAAAACTGACTCAGCGACTCAAGAACATATATGCGGTATTAATTAACTCGATGGCTCAGGAAGATCAAAAAATGATACAGGGCGTGCCTGTTAGTGCTCCAATGGATGTGGATGTATTGGCCTATGCTCATACTAATATTACCGATCTAGCAAAAAAAGGTATAGAATTTGATATAGGCACATTTTGGAATATGACCGATAGCTGTCTAGCTTATGTACTGGGTCACGAAATTGGACACGTTCTACAGGAACGCTCAGGTGGTGTTACAAGTTATAAGAATAGATCTAGACCAGGTATTACGGATAAACAAAAGAGAGAGCTGAACCGAAAAATGGAATTGGATGCAGATGCCTACGGTGCTGTATTGGCCTACAAATGCGGCTATAACGCTAATGAAGCTAGAGCTTTTCTTAGTCGTGCTGAATTACAAGAGCCTGAGGATCCTCAGGCAGATTATCCTAGTTGGAATACAAGACAAGCTGGTATAACTAAAGCAGTAAAGAACTACTCAGACCAAAGGCGTAGCGAAATAGAACCAGAAATGGACATGCATTTTCAACAAAGTTTACAGCGTCGTGGACCGTCACCAGAAGCTAAAGAAGATATACAACATGCTCTACACGGTATATCACAACTTAATGCTGTATTGGCAGCAATGCCAGAACTAGCTCAACCAGGTCCTATGCCTCCGGCTAGTAGTTTAAACTGGGCTTGATTTATGTACATGGTCAGCTTGGCGACTACGAATGTGCAACAACACAGATTCGGCCGGGATGGCGAACCGGGTCTACAGCTAAAAAAATTCTGCGCTAAGAAATTTTAATATGAAGTACTTAAACTTTTCAGGGGGTTTTTCTGCCACCATGGGTTCTGTAGCAGCAGCGCTATAAAATATATAATTTATTTTTATAAAGCCACCACCATAACATTTATAATATTATAAAATAATAACCCTCCATAGTAGTAAACTATTTGACAAGCTCAAAGACTTGTGCTACTATATGTTTTTTACTACACGACGGAGCCATGCTTATGTGCCATTGCTACACTGTTGACTACACTGAGTCGTTCAATGAACAACTCAAACACAACGAGGACTGGGAGCTTGAGGAGCAGTTCATAGAGCAGTTTGAGCGGGACTATGCTACTAGCCTAGAGGGTACCCGTAGCCGTAATGTAGGCGGGGTGGTGTTATACTATAAGGCACGTCGGGAAGTAGCCTTCTTTGACTATGAGAACATGGTGGGTAGTGTATACGCCCTAGGGGGTAAGCGAGCCAGTGCAGTATGCGACTGCTAGCCCTAGAGCTCGATCAACGAGGACGCACTGCGTCCTTTTTTTATGACTATTTTCCGGCCAAAAAAAAGTCCTGATGGCATACTCACATCAGGACCTAAAGGGAGACTAGTCTAGTCTGCTGCCTGCGTATACACGCTCAAGGCCTAACTGTTCCTTCAGTACATGAGCAAAGGCTTCAGCGCCATCTTCCAATATGCCCACGCTCTGTACGCCTAGTCGGCTGGGGTTCCAGTACTGTAGGCTACGCTGGTAGCCGTTGCGAGTAAAGCCTGAGGCCAACAGTGCTCGACCCAGTCGACTGTTAGCCCTAACGCCGTAGACGTCTACCCAAGCAAAGCCACAAGCGTCCCTATCACCACGTTGCTCTAAGCTCTTACGTGCCTGGCTGTTAGCGGCCTTCAATGCTTGCTCTACAGCCTGTTGTACCTGTTGTTCCATTTCGTTGCTCCTGTGTAATCTTTAAGTGTTCGTAGTATACGCGGGTTCTAAAAGCCTGTCAACCTATGTGGTTATTGAGTCAATGACTACAGTCTCTACTGGTACAGTGACTATATCGAAGTCAGCGTGGTCCAAGGTACCCCAGAGGCTGACATGTAGTTGTTCTGCGGCCCGTTGTGCTTCTAGTGCCTGTAGCCGGGAAGTGTAGAAGCCTAAGGTACCATCGTAGTCTGGGTCCAAGAGGCTGCTGGCCAGTGTGGGTTGGCCCAAGTTCTGTAGAATGTAGATCAGGATAGTGTCAAACAAGTGTGTTCCTTTCTGTGTCTGTATGTTCGTATTGTATGCTCGTTCTAAAGACCTGTCAACCTGTGTGGGTATTTTGGCCTGACTGGAGGGATTCGAACCCCCGACCGACGGATTAGAAATCCGTTGCTCTATCCTGCTGAGCTACAGTCAGTTGGTGCCCGTAGCCGGAGTCGAACCAGCACGCCGTTGCCAGCGAGGGATTTTAAGTCCCTTGTGTCTACCTATTTCACCATACGGGCCTGATCTTATTTAGCAGGTTCCAGGCTGGCTATGCCCAGTTCCTGCATGCCTTGTTCTGTGAATCTCACTGGAAAGCCTACAATCCTGCTGACATCTTGTTCAAAGCCCCTGTCAGTGTAGACTTCCCAGGGACCACTGTGTGAGACAAGGACTTCTGTTACAATCCTGTCTGCTAGGGCAAGATGCCTGATCGTTATAGCATCTACATTGAACTTCATACCCTTGCTCTCCATCCACAGGCTAGTGCCATCGCAGGTAGCAGTGTCTGAGACTGGAAAACAGTGCTCTACACTGCCCTCCGCAAAATGTGTCATAGTCATATAGTTTAGCATGTTATAATCCTTAGCCTAATAGTGCCTTCACACGCACATACTCTCCACCGCCAACTCGCAATTGCACGTCGCAGTCACAAGAGGTACGTTTCACCTTGTTCTTGTAGCCTGCTAAAAAAAGCATAGTCTCAAGTTCTTTAGCCAACTTGTCTGCTTCTGCTCGGCTATAAAGCCTAAACGCCACATGTCGCAAGCTGTGGTCCTGCTTGCACTTGTCTGTAAAAGAGCCAGCATAGCCAAAACTCTTCGTGTAAATGAAACGTGCGAACAGACGCACAATTTTAGTCGTTGCCAACATCTCAGTTCCTTTTGTTTACTATACAGGCATTATACAGGGGTTCTAAAGACCTGTCAACCTGTAGGGTTATTCTAAGTCCAGTGTATGCTCTTCTATAGCAGTCTCTAGTTCAGTGTCCATCTCCTCAGCCAAGTTAGCCAATGCAGCCTTAGCCAATTCTAATGTACTATAAACTCCAACGTTATAAAAAGCAAGTTCATCATCGCCAATGCCCTGGGCCGTTGCTACAAATAATTTCATCTATGTTCCGTTTTTTGTTTAAGTCTTTGTATTATACATGAGGTCTAAAGACCTGTCAAGCTGTGTGGGTATTTGTTGCGAACGTACAACAGTCTAGACACCGTTATACTACCTATGACAAGTTCTAGGCCTCCGTTATACTACCTATAACGTTATATTTCTACAACCTATACCCAGGAAGCCAGTATGGTTCTGCTTGACAGGGCCTGTTATTGGTATTATAAACACCATATTCTAGCACACTCTTCCATCTCTTTTTTAGGCACCAGACCGGAGCGACCGGGGCTTGAAATGCTTGGCGATATCCCGATTCGAATCAGGGATGGACAGAACGCCGCAGTGTTGAATGTGCTAGAATATGGTGCCCCCTCACGGAGTCGAACCGCGCACCAACGGATTATGAGTCCGCTGCTCTAACCAAGCATGAGCTAAGGGGGCCTTGTACCGCACTCAAAGACCAATTCACTATCCCCCGACTCTGTTTCACGGTTGACTTCAGCATGAACATGGCCTTCTCTTAGAGCCTGTTGCGCCATCTGTCTCGCTTCTTTGAGACTCTTTGTAGCATAATACAGGCTTTGATGACCACCTTCATCGGTGGCCATGACTTCATACAATTCCCAACTCATTAGAACGGAGCATCCTCCATGTCTTTAACTTCATCATACGTGCTCTTCGCCGTGCTCTTCGCACTCTTCTTCTCTGCTGGTGCCTTAGTGGCAGTAGGAGTTGACTCAGGCTTCACAGCCTTAGGTGCCCGTACTGTTGGTGCCTTAGCAGTATTTGCATCAATGAATTCAGCTAGAGTGGCCTGTGCTATGACATCAGCAAACTCTGCCATGTCTCGTAGTGCAAGAGCAGCTTCCATCTTGGTCATGGGACGATCCAACTCTGCTAGACGAACATCCTCATGTCCACCCTTCATAAGTACTTTGACACGCATGACGTCATTTGCGAATCGAATCTTATACTCTCCACCATGACTGGCGGGAAGCTTGCTGATACCTGCTACAGTGAATAATTGTTCAGTTGCCATCTTATTTGCCTTTCGTATTTAACTCTGTTAGTATTAATGCTAATCTTTTAGCATAGTCATATTGTACTATCGATCTCTAATCTTGTCAAGCCGTCGTTTATTGAATTTGGCTAATTGTTTTACCGTTAAACGTTGCCCATTCACAACAGCCGCACTCGTGGGCATGTATATGTGTTCGTACGTATGTGTACACACACGCACAGCTAGACCATTACTGATCTGAGCCGCAGTCCAAGCCAAGGCCTTACTCATCATCGAGATCCTCATCTTCGTCCTCGCGGTCAAGCCAGGTAATTAGGTCATTCTTGCGAGCAAAGTCTGCTACTTCACTCTCACTCAAATAGCCCAACAAGTCCCTGATTAAGGTGTCCTTGTCGATCATGTCGTCCTCTACAAGGCTTAAGAGTTCGCAAGTGTATCTACGGCTGCGGTATGAATCTTGTCTAGTCCACATAGTATCGCTCCTTAGTGTTTCAGTGTATTCACATTATAGCAAATATCAATAACCCAGTCAAGTGAAAGGGCTTAGGCCCTCCCACCTCAGTCCATACGACTGTTCATGTAGGCCTTAACGCCCAGGTGCTCTGTAAGGAACTTTGCCGCAGCCTCAGCCAAGGCCTTACTCATCATCGAGATCCTCATCATAGGCAAAACGTGGGCTCAGTTCGTTGGCATCTAACATGTCACGTACCTCATCCGTGTTCAGCCAGTTCAGTGCCGCATGAAGCATCTGCATGGGATCTACCAAGCCATCTTCTACAAGACTTAAGGCAAAGTCTCTGGGATCTCTCTTAAACAGTTCCTTGTCCATCATCAGCTCCTTTGTTTAACAGCATAACCATATTATACTACCAATCAATACCCTAGTCAACCGTAGGGTTATACATTAAAGTTCTTCTCCGTTATCCTGACGATGTATACTGTGGGATCGTTTACGAACCCCCAGTCCTTCTTTGCATGGAGACGAGCTTCTCGAAGAGTCCTAAAGGTGGCCTTCCACCTGGTTTGCTTGCTACGAACTTGGTATTTGACCACAGTCTGCTTCTCCTTGTTGTTCACTATAACCATATTATACTACCAATCAATACCCCTGTCAATCGCAGGGTCTTTTGACCTGTTCTACGAAGAATCCACTCTGCTCAGTGGCCCTACGCTCTATGAGAGCTTGCTCTTGCCGGCGAGTGGCTTCTACCATGTCTGCAATCAACTGCTTCTGCTTTCTTGCGGGAAGATGCTGCATATAGTATACTAGAACACTCTGTAGGTAGCCAGCCTCATAAGCATGACTGTGATGATATCTTTGGTGTGCGGCCTCACTGAACTTCTTTAGTACAATGTTCAGCGAGTCCTGATTTGGCGTAGTCCACATTCCCATTTCGTTGCTCCTTTGTGTTTCAGTTTCATAAGTATACGTTCATTCCAAAAACCTGTCAACTTGTCGGGTCATTCCCTTGTGTTGTACATATACCACAAGGTGTTGCTAGTCAACAACGGCCGCACTCGCCTCCCCTAGCCCTCAGACATAGGGTCCTTAGGCTCCTAAACGGTGTAGAAAAGTGTGAAAAAGTGTGAAAAAGTGTGACAAAATCAGCGTTATACTTCATAAGACTGTCGGTGCTCCATGCGGCTAGTGTAGTAGAAAAGTGTTAAGGGAGGTCTCGGGCCACTATGCTCAAATGGTTACTCTGTGTAGTCCAATCGTTCTCCCTAAGTTCTAAAACGTTCTAAAAGTCAGTACAGTATAGTCAAAAAAATCCCCCGGGAGCCTAGCGGGGGATTAAAAAACCTGGGAGCGAATCAGGTTTTTAGGGGACCATCACGTTCTTTTCATACAAGTCAATTGTGCTACTTTCTTCCAGTTGGGCATAGAGGCCTTCAGTGCCGCCACCTTAATGACCATTCGTAAGCTCAGTTCACGCATCATATGCTTGTTCGTGTCAATAAAGTCAATGACTTCTTCTTTCTCATAGTCTGCGAACTCGAAGCCATTAGTCTCAAAGAGGTTATGATCCTGTGTAACTTGACGGATTCGTAGCAGTTTCTCACGGTCAGTGTCAATGGTAAGATCCAAGTAGTGACAACGACTCTCCAGTGCTTCTAAGTGATCTCTAAGCTTCTTGCTCTTTACGTTCTCAAACTTAATGTTGGTGATGAAGATAGCGCCACCTTTGAATTCGAACTTATTGGGTACACCTTCGCTGTGCAGACTACGACTATCCGTGTTCCAGTGTATAGTACGTTTCGCAGAGCTGTCCAGTGCCGCTTTCAGTATGTTAAGGCTCAAGTCGTCTAAGAGTACACTATCGCAGTCGTCGAACACTAGTATGTTCTTCTTCGCAGAGAACTCGTAGAGTTTCTTGTACAGTCCAATGGCACTCATTGCGCCTTTGACCACTTCGTACTTCTTCAGTTTTTCGTTTTGTGCTACGTCTGCGAACACGTCGTGTCTGCTCAGTACCTTTTCAACTCCGTAGGATTTTCCCACACCCGGGGGACCACTCACAATCATAGCTCGTACGTCGCCCTTCTTCACCGCACGAGTCATGTCATCTAAGATCATAAAACGTTCACGCAGTCGTTCGATGATTTCTTCGTCAGTCTCGCGGGGTTTTGCTGGGGTTTTTTCAGTCATTTCAATAGTATTAGGGGTCAATTTCATCGCATCAATCATCTTAGGCATAGTTTCGCTCCTTTGCGTTAAGTCTTAATATTACACGGATTCGGCGGTGTTGTCAAGTAGTTCAACAAGGGTTTTCGCACCGTATTTACTATCTGCTTCAATCTCCGCATCCAGATAGTTGGTTGCGTCTAGTTCTGTGGGCATCCAGCCATCCTTAAGATAGTAGAATGTGTCCTTATATTTCACCACTTCCATTATGCCACTTCCCGGCAGTAGTCAGCGAACTCAGCGTGGGTACCTTTGAACACAAGGTCTCGCTTGTAGTTAAAGATAATAACGTCCTTCTCGTAGACATGATACTCAAAGTCTTGTCCATCGTCTCTGTTGAGTATGGGGGCATGGAGGTAAAAGTTGCCTACTTCAGTTTTGAAGTGAGCAACCATTTGAGCAGCCAAACAGCCCATGCCGTTAGCCAACTTTGCTCGCTTTTCACCAAAACCGTTGACGATCTCGTACCCGTCTAAGAACTCAGCAAGTTCTGCTCCGTGCCCAGTGGGATAGCCATCGTATTGACGATAAAGGCATACTACGGGGTGCTTGCCCTCATAGACATAAGTTAGTGATCTCGTTCCCATTTCATGCTCCTTGTGTTTCAGTCTCTATAGTATAGCATGGCTCAAGAGGCCTGTCAACCTCTAGGGTTATTGGAATCGTTGTAAAATAACACGGGCCTCGTCTACCGCCATGTATTCATCCAGGGCCGTAGCAGTCAGCAGTTCGTAGACAGTACGAGCGTCCCGTCCATAAAGTTCTAGCACGGCTTCTACGTCACGCTGGGTATCACACTGGTTCCACATGAATTCTGCTATAATCTTTTGGTTCTTTGTTAGTCCTTCAATCTTAACCATTAGATAACTCCTTGTTGTATGAGTATGGCCGTGGCCAGTCCAATGAGTATGATGCCAATGAATACAGTTCTGTCTGTCATTTCAGCCCCGCTATTTCAAACCATTCCGTGTAGCTGAGGTAGAAGTCTGTACGTGGGTCGTAGTATTTTCCTTCCCGTGGGTCGTAGTAGAGTACCCGCCCGTTGAAGTTGAAAGGTCCTTCCAAACCCCGGCGCGGCTCATAGCCCTTAAGAAGATCTTCTGTCTTACCCAATACCTTGTAGCCCATCCTGCACTCCTTGTTGTCATCATAGTCGTATTATATGTTCGTTCAAAAGACCTGTCAACCTATAGGGGTATTGTTGTTTTCTTGCTACAGCCAACTTCCAGGGAGAACGTAGGGTTTACGCTGACCCCGTACCCTAACATCAATCTGTCTCACTGCTCGTTTCAGTCTCCGAGCCAAGTAGCGAGCACGACCCAGGCTAGGGGTGGCTACGAAGTCACTCCATCCACCGTCGGAGAAGGTACGGGGCTTGTTCAATGCTACATAATATAGGGTTTTGGGTCTAATCATCTTCATTGGAACTCCAATAGGTCTGCTACTTCATTTGAGTATAGATAGCTCAGTGTCTTCCATACACTATCTATAATGTCGTTGAATTCTCTGAATTGGGTATAGAGGTTTTTGAAGTAGAACTCGTCACCTCTGGCCTCTGCATACAGTTCTG